TAGAATAGAGTAAGATAGAGTAAGATAGAGTAAGATAGAGTAAGATAGAGTAAGATAGAGTAAGATAGAGTAAGATAGAGTAATAAGACATACTTGTAATATTTTGTAAAATAATGTAAAGTAAGGATAGAGGATAAAATGAAAATAGAAAAAAAGTTGATTGATGAATTAAAAGAGATAGAGAGTGTAGGGTACGATGAGGTGAGTGTGTCTGTTGTAAGGGATATGTTGAAACGGATGGGGGTTCGAGTTAGGACAGATGCAATGGTACTAGGTGATGATTTAAGGGTTCTATTGGAGAGTATGAGTAAGAGAGTGATGGAGAGATATGAAAACTCATTAAAGGGTATAGATAGTCGGAGAGAGAATAAGAAGAGGTAAATCTGCTAGATACAATCTGCTAGATACAATCTGCTAGATAATGTTGGCTATTGTGGTGTGTTTTAGGGAGTGATTGAGATGAGTTTGCTTGATATATCAAATTCAATATACTCTGGGTGTTTAAAGAAATCCTATGACATGGGTATAGAGATATTTGAAGATGGCTATCGGAGTGAGATACATGTGTATGATAGAGGTGCATTAGTTACTGGTAGGGATACTGATTTTTTAAATGAAGAGTTAGAGTATGTTAGTGATAAGATAGCTAACATATTGTCAAGGTATAGGGAGATATATAGGTATTCAATCGTATCTACATCACGATTTGGTGGTTCATATGTCAAAAATATTGGTATTAATCGTTTACGTGATGTGGGTGTAACAGAAGTAGATGTGGTGTATATTGATTTAGATAGCTTATTAATACAACTCAGCAAAGATGTACCTAATAAGGTAATGGGTAGGTTGTTAGAGGCTTATGGGTTCAATCAGTCTTGTAGAGAAGAGTATGGTTTGTTGAGTATGTTATGTATTGATGGTGTTGAACATAGCGATTTGCTGGAATATTGGGAGAGTTTGTTATCTGACGTAGTAGATACATTGTCTGATGTACTCAAACGATTCTATGTTAATTATGTTGGGTTACTATCTAATAATGAATTTAGAGATTATATGTTGAAACGCTATAGTGATGGTTACGTGGTTGGTCGGTATCATCAATCTATGTCTGATTCTTTGTTACATGTAACGATTGATTTAGGACTATTCAGACTACGTGATATAGATGTAGAAGCGATATATGGGTTTACTGTTAAGGATGGTGTTGTAGATTTTAATTCTATTAATTCATTATATAATTTGAAATACATAACTGAGGATATAGCTGGTGATTTTTGTAATGTGTTAGAGATGATGGCATATGTGCATGATGCTGTGATAGGGTATTATGTATCTAATGGCATATCTTTGTATCGAGGCTATGTGTTGGTTAGTCAGGTATTAGATAATCTTCAGTTAGGTGCTGATAGTTATACTTGTATGGCTGATAGCTTTACAGATGTAATAGGTTCTATTGAATTGGGTGATTATTTTGAGTATCAAGGTTGTGTATTTAGTTATGATGATAATTTAGAATCTATTGATATGTACATACCAATACGAAAGTTTAACACTAAAGTAATGGCATCAAGGGTATTTGATGTTGGTAAGCTTATGCGTAGTTATGTAGATATGGTAGAGGAGTATTCTAGAGGGATATATAGTATTAGCTGATGGTGAGGTATTAAAAAATGAAAGTTACAAGGAATGATATAGATGGTGTATTGGTTTCATTAGATATACCTAATGAGTTGTATCGATGTGGTTTGATGTTTGAAGATACTAAGAAAGCTAAAGATGGTAGTTTAAGAGGGTTTGATTACTATTTCTTTAGAGAGACTGAGTATATAGGTGATGCTATTGTATCAGTAGCATCACGCTATCGTGAGTTGGCATTATATCATAATCGGTGTAGTGATTTACATAATGTGGTGAGCGTAGAGATTGATTTCACAGCTATAAAACGATATCGTAAATATCATAAAGAGGCATGGTTTCAAGAATTGATATCTACTATAGAGAGAATTAGTGTTAATGATAATAATTCTATTAGTATCGAATTTACAGAAGAATTTACAAAGAGATATATGGGGTATATCATTGATGCTAAGGCGATACATGATAGGTTAGAGGATGCTGTGTTAGATGAGAGTGGTGATATCGTACCATTTAGTATGTGTGATGGTTATGGTGATTGGTGTCAGTTGTTAGACAATGTAGTAGATGGTATCAAGAGATTATTGGGTAATGCATATCGTATTTATTTAGATTTCATGACAAATCCTGATGTAGCGGATGCATTGGGACGCAGATGTGATGGGATGGTTCAGTCTAGATATTATGATTATTTAGGGGATAGGTTATTTGTTAAGACAACTGTGTATGTAGCCAGTGGTAGTATTGATACGTTGTTTGTAGACCCTGTTATGGGTTATGATGTAGATGGTGACGATGTCAGTCATTGTACTATTGATGATAATCATATGAATATACGTGATATACATTCTGATAGTGATATTAACAGGTTTTTAGATATTCTAGAGATGATGGCATATAGTAATGATGCGTTAATTCAATATCTTAAAAGTAGTTATGAATCGTTGGGACGTGAAGTTAGTGGTTCACTGTATATGCCGTATCGTAAAGGTGTTTGTGATATTGTTGATAGGTTTAGTGGCCTTGTAGAGGGTATCTATCGTCCTAGTTATAATGGAGTTACGGATGGTGTATGCGTGTGTTCTATTGATGACTTTTTTAATGATAGTTGGCAGTTTAGGTTTTCATTACCAGTTAGATTGTTGTCAAGGAAAATGATGGCATCGAGGGTATCTTGTGGTGTTTTATGGTTCGATATGTATATAAACATGTTGCATTTGTATGCTAAAAAGGTATATGGTGTTGATATATATAGGTAGTCAAAACATACAAAACTTTACAATTCATTACAGTTATGGTATAATAAGTATGTAAGATATTGACTGTAATAAGGAGATATAAAAAATGAAAACATTCGTAGGGTTTGACTTCTATACTAGTCATACACGAGTTAGTGATGATTTATGTTTATCTAACATTATTGAAGGCATCAGTAATGCTATTGATAAGTTTAGAGATGCATATCGTTTGTATCGTGTTATGGGGTTAAGTAATAACGTGCAAGATATGAAAAGTTATGCATTAGATATCGGAATGGTTAAAGTGCATATTAATTGCAACGATGGGAATTATGTGGCATTTGACATAACTGATACTGTTGTAGTTGAGATGGTTCAGTCATATGATTTTAAATCTAGAGGATTATCTTATAATGGGAAGTTAGATAACATTGTTGCATATAATCAGATTGTTAAAAAGATAGTTGATTCTATTAACAGTGCTTTGATTCAGATATATGCACAGTTTGTTGATTACCTATTTACTAGTTGGGGAAAGACTAAATTCATAGGTATGTGTGAGGCTATTGTTAGTCGTGTTGGTGCTAACAACATTTTAAGTGGTAAGGTACATTTAGATTGCTCTAAGTGTGTGTCTTTTGATTTTACTTATTCTTTAGTTGCATCTGTTGATTTCATAGATTCTTTTGATGTTCGTCCTGCTAGGATTTGTTGTAGTGGTATTAAAACTATTGATAGTGTGTTGGATATCTTAGAGATGATTTCTTTTACGAGAGATATGATACGTTCAAATTCTATGTATGATTTTATCAATCAATATGGCAATACAGATGATTTAGATTACTTTAAAAGTAAGGAATGTGTTAGTAAAATTCTAAGGGTGGCTAATCATAAGAATGATTTAGGGTTAGAGTATTATAAGAAGATAGAATTAGATTCTAATATATCTGCTATGATGTCTTATGGTACACAGACGTTTAGAGGAAGTTACCTAGATTGTAAGCTAGACTTCCACGTTTCATCAGATGCGTTTTTACGCAAGGTTATGGGTAGTGCTTTCTTTGATACTAATCGATTAGAGGAGATACTATATACTGCATTGTATTTATTTGGTCGGTATGCTGGGTGTTGGGAGTGAGGTAGTATGTTAATCACATTTGATACAGTTAGTAATGGTTTCATACTATCTAGAGGCAAAGATAATTTATCTGGTACTGAGTTGAGTACTTCTTTGGGTAAGTTGATTGCTCAGTATAGAGATGTGCTATTGATTGCTCATAAAATACCATGGTGTATCATTGATGTTGGTATGGCATTTTCTTCTAAGGTTTGAAATGTTTCATTTGAGTGTGGTAAAAGTGGTGTAGATTCATTTTGTAAGATTTCATTTAATAATATTGCTTGTCTTGATACATTGTTTAGTAATAATAATGTAGATTATGAGTCAATTTCTGCTATAGTTAGTAAGATTTTAGAGGAATCATTTTTTAGTTATATGATTTCAGTTTTTTGGGGGAGTTTTGATTTTTCTGATATTGAGTTGTATAGTCGGTTTAATACTAGAGGTAGTGTACTTAAACCTGTGCTACATCAAGAGTCATTAAAGTTCATTTCTAACAAGATTTCGTATTCACGTATTGCTGGGAGATTAGAGTTAAGGGATTTTGATTTTTCTATCTGTAGTATCTATGATACGTTAAGAGGTTCATTTAGTGTTATTGATGTTTGTAAGCTTTTAGAGACGATTCAATACATTAGGGAAAGGTTTCTAATTAGTGGATTTTCTTTTGATGTTATTGTTAGAGGTGTTGGTAGTGTTTACCCTGTAGACTACTTTGAATGTGGTAGGGGTAAATTAGTATCATTACGTTATGATAGACGTGAATATAATAGGATGACTACTATATTGGCAGATGGAAGTACAGTTGGTGCTTATCGTATGTCTGTTAATGACGATTGTATTACGTTTGCGTTTTTAATTAGTGCTATGAGTTCTACGTATAAGTTGATGGGGACTTCATTCTTTGATGTTAATAAATTCTTTTCTATATTAGAGCGTTCTGTATTTGAATTTGGCGAGTTTGTTGGTTGTCATAGGTAAACTATCATTCAAACTTTAAAACGAGCATACAGGTACAATTTCGTGTGTTAAATAAGGAGAATAAAATGATTAATATGATTGTGTGTATGGATAAAGGTGATGGTATTGGTGTTAACGGAGGACTATTGTATCATCTTAAAGGTGATTTAAAACATTTTAGACAAAAGACATTGGGTACTACTATCATTATGGGACGTAAAACATTTGAAAGTTTACCTAATGTATTACCACATCGAGAGCATTGGGTTATTACACGAGATAAGGACTATAAAGCACCTAATGGTGTTAAGGTGTTTCATAGTCGTGAAGATGTGTTAGATGAACTTGGAGATAGAAGAGCATTTGTTATTGGTGGTTCTTCTATTTATGATATGTTTATTGATGATGTAACCTCTATTTACGCAACAAAAGTAGATAAAAAGAAAAAGGCTGATACATATTTCAAGTTCAGTCGTGATGATTTTAGTTGGAGTCAAATTGGTATGCAACAAAATGATATTGATGAGTTAAGTGGTGAGCGATTAAATTACACGTTTGAAGTTTATACACGTAAAAACTTGTTAAAAGTTGGTAAGGGTGAAGATAACACTTTACAAAACTTAACATAGTATGTTATAGTTTAGTTATTATAAGCTTTATTTGATAAAGGAGATTACATTATGCATTATACTACGTTTGCCAGTATTGGTGATAACATTGGTGTTGTTGTACACATCACAGATTTCATGGATAGAGATGACGTTATTGAGCAACTTAATCACTATCGTTGGAGTTATGATGCTGTCAAGATTGATGACGATGAGGTAGTGGCAATTATTTATTTACGTGTAGGTATTGGTCGCAACTTCCAATACATCTCTAAGAGATTGGGTTGTATGGTTCAAGTCAATCCTTATAGTGTTGTCTATGGATTAGGTGCTATTACCACTTATAAGAGTGGTAATTTAGTTAATTATTCTATTGATTTTGATGATAGATACGAGTGGTGGTTAGTGTGGGGTGATAAATCTACACTACTATCATTTGATTTCATTGACTTTGATGATGGTGATTCACCATATTGTGTAGAAGATAATGAATTAATTGGTTATGAGTTCTCAGATGATGAAATTGAAGAATTTACTGAGCGACTTAATACAGGGTATAATTGTGGTTTCTAATATTTTAGGTGGGTGTGTTTTCATACCTACCTTTTGTTTTAATGTGGGGTTTGATATGAAAAAGTTTGATTTTATAAAAGAGATTGTTAAGGCTTCAAAAGAGTTCGTGTGTGGACATCATTTTGATGCAATGTATAGGAGTCTTAAACTGACTTATATTGTTAATGGTGATTCTGCTAAACATGATATGTTACAATTTGTAGATGATTTTCATCAGGATGGGTATTTAGATTACTTTGAGTGGAAAGAGTTACGTAGGGTTGTGTTAGAAAGTGACTTTAATCATTAGTGGGGTATATTATCATGAGTGGTACTAATTTAATTGATGGTAATAGAGTTGTTATTATTAAGGATAGAGCGTTTACCTTAAAGGTAATTTCTGATATTTATATCTTTGATAATATATTATATGTTCATTGTTATAATGGTGATGTGTCTAAAATAGATGTAGGTAAGATTACTGATTTTAAAGCTTTTAAAGGTGTAATTGATGATGTGTCTGCATATCATCAGTCTTTGAATGGCTTAGTAGTCTGTGGAGGTTGATTATATAATGGATTACTTCTTTTTCTTTAAGGTTTTTGTGACATCTTTTGTTATGACTTTTCTTTTTGTGTTTAGTACAAGTAGTTGTGAGCCTTTTTCTAAGGTTTATCGCATTTATGATGCCTTAGCATCAATTTTTTCTGCAATTTCAGTTATTTCTTTAATTATTGCTTTGATATTGTGGGTGATTTCATAGTATGGAATTAGTTATTCGTGGTAAATATAACTCAATGTATAATATTTTGAGTACTTTTAAAGATTCATTTCTTTCTGGTGCTTGTTATACAGTTTCAGATGGCATTACATTGGTAGGGATTAAAGATGTATGTTCGGATGACACCTCTATTTACATTCGATGGGTTTTAGAGGTTGTTGATGATATTACATATGATATTCGAGTTGTTGAGATATCATCTAATCTTAAATCATTGTCAAATTCTGATGGTGAGATGTCTTTTACGCTTTATAACACTACTTGTGTTCCTTTCTTGGTTAACTTTCTCTTAGAAAAAATTTTACAATCTGATTTTTGACGGATGTACTAGCATACTACTTATTTTTAATATCTAATTACAAAACTTTACAACTTAATATGTATGGTGTTATAATAAGCATGTAGGAATATCTACATGCTTATTTCTTTGTGAGGTGATATTATGTTAGACTTGTATAGACATGATTTTTTGAGAATTCCTGTGTATTGTGGTGATGCTGTAAAATCTCATCTACCTAAAACAGGTACATTTAAGGTAGATGGTTTTTATTACACTCATACATATAAAGATTCCTTGTTTGAGGAATTAGTATTAGCTGATTCTGATTGTTCTGAGCAGATTACTGAATTTGAGTTTTATCAACAAATACCTAAAATTCTTGATATTCGCACTTTTGGTGGTGGGGATTCTATTGGCATTCAGTTGGATGGTTATCTAACAGGATTTAATGATTTTGTAGGTAAGACTGTTCATGTGTTTTGGGGCAATTATTCTGTATATTTCACTTTTGATACTTGTAAGGTTAATATTAAATATCGTAAATTAGATATTGATATTACTAGAGATACTACAGATACGATTCATATATCTTATATTGATGTAGTGTTAAAAGCAATTCGTCTTTTTAATATTGGTATTTATAAAGTGGTTGAGTGTTGATATTATGGCAATGAGATTTTTTGACGTTACAGATGTAGATTCTGATTATCTTAGGTTTATTTTTAAACATTATGGATTAGATGTTGATAAGTTGTTATATCATAATGAATACCATTCTATGGATGACATTAATGATATGAGTTGTGGTTGTGATGGTGTAAGTGTTAAAACTATTGAACTTGATAAAAAATACTTGATACTTGATGATACATTTACTTTCTTTGATTCTTTGTATGGTACATTTAAGCATTTCAAAGAAGTTTTTAGGGATGATGTAAAATTATTTCCAACAATGTTGTGTAAATTCAATAAACATTTTGGAGATTATTATACTGTATTTGATGTATATTCTTTGTTTAGTTCTAGATATGCTATCTTTGAGATGATTAATGATTTTAAAGATGATGTTAGGTTACATGATATAGTTAAATTTAATAAGTATGATAGAACATTTAGAGTTTATATTGTTTTAGATGGTGACGATTATCACTATTTAATGCATATAGACACATTTCCATTGAAGATTTTTCTATTGTAAGAAATAAACTTAATACATTCAATTCTGTTTTAAGTGGTTATTATCTTGAAACAAGAATTAAAGATATTGAAGAGTATCTTAATAAGTGTGTTATTAGTACTGTAATTATAGGGGATTAATATATGAAGTCTTTATTAATAATGAGAGGTTGTCCTGGAAGTGGTAAGACAACTCTTTTAGAAGATTTAGGGTTAGATACTTATTCTTTAAGTAGTGATAAGTTACGTTTGATGTATAGTTCACCTGTTTTAAATGAAGAGGGTAATTATACGATTAGTCAAGATTGCAATAGTGATGTATTTGATACATTGTATAAAATGTTAGAATATCGTATGTCTAATGGTGAGTTTGCTATTATTGATGCAACGCATTGCTCCTCGACTAAAACTGTACATAAACAGATTCAAGAGTATCGTAGATTAGCTAAACGATACAACTATAGAATCTATCAGTATGATATGACTATGGATTTATTGAAAATATCTGAGCAGAATGAGTATCGTAGGGGTACATATTCTTTTGTACCACATCATGTTGTTGATAAGATGTATAAGGTTATGAAAGATACACCTAAGCTACATAGAGATATTACTAAGATAGATTCTATTAAAGATTTTATTTCTTCATATAATACAGATTATCTATGTGATGCTAATGTGTATGATAGGGTTAGGGTGATTGGTGATGTTCATTCATGCAATACAGTTCTAACAGAGGCTTTATCTAATTTTGATATTAATACATTATATGTGTTTGTTGGGGATTACTTTGATAGGGGTGTTGAGCATTACGATACATTAAAGACTATTCAAGATTTATCTAAGCGTAAAAATATTATATTGTTAGAGGGTAACCATGAATCACATTGGATTCGTTATGCACATAGTGAGAATGGTGATGATTTAGGTTACAAGCGTTTCAGAGAAACAACTTTAAAAGATTGGTTACTACATTATGATAATGAATCAGATTTAAAGAAAGAGTTACGTATATTATATCGTAAACTACATTCTTGTTATTTCTTTAAGTGTGGTAATATTAGATATATGGTTACACATGCCGGTTTGACAAAGTTCCCTGAAAATGCATTATTGTTGTCATCTACTCAGTGCATTAAGGGTGTTGGTGGTTATGATTTTGAAGTGTCATTAGAATATACTAGACAACAGCGTAGTGGCACTGAGGTTCAAGTTTTTGGTCATAGGGGTGTATCTTCTTCTAAAGGTTTCAGTTATTCTTTAGAGGGTAAAGTTGAATTTGGTGGTCATCTTAAAGTTCTTAATATTGATAAAAGTGGTCAAGAGGTTGTTGAGTATAAAAACGATGTGTACAATAAGAATTATTTAGATGATGAATTTAAATTTCAACAAGAATTTGGTAAGGTTGTACTAAATACTGATTCTATTGAAGTTAATGTCATAGCTAATTCTAAGTTAGTTAAGGTTCGCAACTGTGGTGATATGGTAAGTCTTAACTTTACTGAAAAGGCTTTTAGGCATAATTTATGGGATGATATAACTATTAAAGCTAGAGGTCTTTTTGTTGATAAGATAACAGGTAATGTTAAAGCACGTTCTTATGATAAATTCTTTAATTTAGGTCAGAGAGAAGATGATAATGAAGAATTAGATAGATTAGTTTACCCAGTTAGGGTTGCTAAGAAAGAGAATGGTTCTTTAGGTATTATTTCTTGGGATAGGCAAAAAGGTGATTATATTTTTGCTAGTAAGAATTCTACAATGACTGAGCATGCTGGTTATGTTAAAGAAAACTTTGAAATGGTTGACTTCAATATTCAGTATGCATTACGTACAATTTTAATGAAGTATAATTGTTCTGCTGTATTTGAGATGATTCACCCTAAAGATGTTCATATCATTAATTACAATAAATCTCATAAGCTTTTCTTGTTAGATTTTGTACCTAATAAATTGCATTTGGATAATGGTATTCACATTGATTATGAGTTTTCTGAAATGTGTAGGAAAGAGTTTAGCAAGATTTATGAAGAAAACCCTATGCTTGCATTTGATGACGTGTTTAAAGTTGTGTGGTCAACAACTGTTTCTGATAGAGATGCTTTAGATGTATATCTTGAAAAAGCTAAAACTTGTGATTTTGAGGGTTATGTGTTTACAGACGCTAGAGGTTATATGACTAAGATTAAGTCCGATTCCTATTTAGAGTGGAAATATTGCAGAACATTGTTAGGTCATTATGTTAGCAATAGTGATATAAATACTAATTCCTTAAATGATTTTGAAAAGAGTTTTTATAGTTTCTTGTGTACTCACTTTGTTAGTGATTTGAGAGATAAGAATATTTTAGAAGTTAGAGATATGTACAATCAGTGGGTGGCTAATAAATGATGGGTAAGTATAATATTAATGATAAAGTCCCTTTAAATTCTAAAGGACAAAATGCTAATATAAAAGCGAATATCTTGTCTGATGAAGAAATGCGTGAATTGGGTTTTACTGATTATGCAAAAGATAGATGGTATTTTTGTAGAAGAGTTGGTGGAAAGGATAGTGATATTAGTTTTAATATCACTATTAATAAGAAAACTAAGGACATTCAGATAGACGTTTTAGATGAGATGTTTTTACAGCCATATGACTTTCAAATGTATATCGGTACAGTCGCTGTAGCTAATCGAGTATATGATGATGTGCAGAACTATATGAAATTCTTCATGGACAATGGTGTTATTTATGGATATACTTTGGGTGATTACATTTAAATGTGAGGTGAGTTTTCTTGTATACTAATTTTTATAAGGTTTGTGATATAATTAATTCTTTGTCAAGTCATATTGATTATGCTCAGGATTGCTTAGATTATATGTTTACATTGGGTGATTCTAGTATTATGTTTGACAGTCGTACAAAAAATGCTACTATTAATATTAATGGTGAGGTACATAGTATTACAGACGAGTTTTTATTGTGTTATCTAGAATATGATGATTATATTTATCGATATGACACTATGTTTGATGGCATATTAGATTTCTTCTATGCTTTTCTTCATAACTGCAATATTTCATTTTCAGAGATGAGTTCTAATGTTAGTAAGATTGTTGAGTTTAGGAAAGGTTTTGGGTTTGAAACAGATTCCGAGACTGTAGAGTTTTTACAGGAGTTCTTCTTGTATATTCATAATAAGTTATCTGAATTAGATAACTTGTAGGGAGTGATGCATTGTGAGTTTTGATGACATTAAGTTTAGTAGCGATTATTCTGCTGAGGATATTAATAGAATAACTAAAGATTTTGTAGATATGGTTAAGTATCTTAGGAATAATGAAACATATTATAGTTCTATCGTTAATGAGTGTGATAAAGCCTTAGGGGATTTATATCATTATTGTGAGTTATATTATCCTACAACAAGAAGTGGTAAAACTAAAGTTGTAAGTCTTATTCGTGATATATCGACTACTAGACGTAAGGCTAAGGATATTTTAGAGTTAGTTGACCCTATCTTGAAGTTGGATACGTCATATACTAATGAGTTAGGCAGGGTATCTAATTCTATTAATAAGTCATATAACAAATTATATATTAATGGGCGAAGGTATGTTCCACGTGTTTTAAATGGTTTGTTTGATGGGGTTGGTGATGATTAGGTGTCTGATGCATCTAAACTTAGGGATAGGATAGATGGTAGGATAGATAAGTATATCTATACCTATGCTGATGCTTATTTTAATGATATTGACAATAAAATATTACATGATGATTTGTATAAGGATTTAGTGTTGGATTTGAAAAGCATTATCGAGGAAGAATGTAATAGAATTGGTTTAGAGTAAAGTATTGTTTTTATTTATAATCTGTGGTACAATTTATTTAAAGGTTTGATAGTTTAATGAGTTTGAGTGATTATATAAATTCTCTCTCAATCACTCTCACATAAGAAATAATCTCCGTAATTTCAATGGAAGTTTTTCTTCTGTAATCACTCAAACTCATTAAGCTATCAAACATTCGTAGATGACGTTTGCCACGTTGTTGCATAAATTTCTCCTTAAAAGCGACTCATATATTTCATTGTGATTATATGAGTCGCTTTTTATTTAGTTTAGCGGAGGTATGGGTTGAGCGATTATAAATTAGAAGATAAGTACATCTCTTTCAATGGGATTACACTTGGTACTGACCAGATAGAGTGTGCTGAATATATGTTAGCTAGGAAAGGGTGTATATTGGGTGGTCAGTGTGGTCTTGGTAAGACTTTGATTACATCTGTGGCTAACAAAGTATTGTTGGATAAATATAATACAGTTGTTTCTATTATAGTTTGTCCTGTAAAGGCACTTAAAGCCTTTCGTAGAGAACTATTTGAGAAGCTACTTCTTAAAGAAGATGAGGTTGGGATTATATCTGCTGACTATACATTGTATAATTTAGATACGAATAGAGTTTTTGTGTGTACTGATACTCAGGTAGAGAAGTTGGATAGAATTACTGCTGAGTTAAAATCTAGAAACATTCCAATGATTCTAAATGTGGATGAGGCACATAAGTTACAAGATAAGAAAAGTAAATTCTCTATGATTATGTCTAGTATTAGGTCTAGGTGTTCTATTGTATGGCTTATGACAGCTACACCTATTCTTAATTCTTTAGATTCTTTGTATAATATTGTTAACTTTTCATCACCAGGTTTTCTTGGTAAGAAAGATGCTTTTGATAATAATTTTACTTTATGGAATTTACGTGACCAATACATTAAACGTGGTGGTAAGGCTACTAAGATTAAGGTTAAGGATGTATATGGTTATAAAAATCTAGATATTCTTAGAGAGAAGCTTAATGATATTATTATTGTTAGAGGTAAAGAGTATAATCTTAAATTCACTGCTTTAGAGTGTGATTTGTCTGATAAAGATTATGAGATATATAAACGAGTTTCTAGTGGTATCTTAAATTTTGAGGATGATGCTAGGAATTTTTCACGTAGGATGCATGATTTACAGCGATTTGTTGATAGGGTATATACTGATGAAACAATGGAGGATTTGGTATCTAATTATTGTGATACTGAGTATTCCCCTAAAGAGGAATTATTGCTTAATTCGTTAGAGGGTGCATTTAGCAATGGTTATAGTGTTATCATCTATGCGGAATACAAAGAAACAATTTCTAGGTTAGAGACTATACTAAAGAAGAATAAGAAAAAGTTAAATCTTGGTAAGATACATAAAGTAACAGGTTCTATTAATATTAAAGTTAGAGAAGCTGTTGAAGAGAATATTGGTTCTAGGGATGTGGTTTTGATTACATCAGCTGGTACTGAGTCTGTTAATTTACAGAAGTGTAATACAATTATTTTCTATGACATTTCTTTCTCAACTAAGAATATGATTCAAGCGGTAGGTAGGGTTTGTAGACGAGACTCTAAGTTTAATACTCAGTATGCTATTCTTTTGGTAACAAAACGTACTATCGATGAGTATAAATATCGCATGTTCAATAATAACTTAAATATGGTTAAGGGTGCTGTTGGTGCTGGTAAAGATATTCCATTATCTGAGGATATGTTATTATCAGATGCTAATGATTTACGTGTTCTTAAAGATGAGTTACTATGGGCATATAAAGGCTCTAAGAAGAGGACTAGAAAAGTTAAGACTACTGATTATAAAGTTGTTGAAAAGCAACTAGTTCCTTGTACATATGCTGATGCTAGTGGTGAGATTGCTAGTTATCGTTTTTTAGTTGAGCCTTGTATTTCTGATACTGTTGGATTTGATTTAGATTCATGTACTAAGTTGTATTCTTATATCTCAGATAAAGAAATTCCTTTTGCTGTCATTAAGACAAAGTATCATCAATACTTTACTACTGAAGAGGGTAAGAGGATGCTTTTATCTCTTAAAGATGGGGCATTAAATAGAGGTAGAATATTACTAATAGGTAATAATATAGAGATTTCTAAGATGATACAGAAAGAGGTACTAAAACTTTGTAAATAATCTTTGATTTTATGTTAAAGAGTAGTTATTAAATAGAATATGGTGTATGATAGGGGTATAGATTTCTATACCCTTATTTTATTTTGGAGATGATTATATGAATACTAGAAATAAGAATAAATTAAGAGCATTGATGTTGGTTTTATCTAGTCATAGATATGTTGTAGATGTCATAGATTTTGAACATGATACTATAGTTGTTAAGATTAAAAAGATTTAATATACTATATTTTTAAAAATTCTCTTTACAAAACTTTACACATGTGTTAGTATATGATTAATCAATAAAGTATGTTGTTTTTAGATAGTAAGGGTGATTGACTTGTATTTTCGTTTATATCATTTTAATAGTAGATGGTGTAATGTGCGTAATGCTATCAAGTTGCTAACAAAATATGGTAAGTGTTCTTATATGGGTGTTGAGTTTTATTCTGATGATAGTTTTACTGTTTGTGTTTGTTTCATGGAGGATGGTGTCAATGAGTAGTGTGTGAATATAATGATGACTTTATATTGAAAGCTTTAAGGTGGTATTATCCACAGACTAAGTTTTTTGTTTCTGAGAATGGTGTTTTAATGGGTAAAGACTTTATGTTTGATGGTATCTATAATGTCTTTACTGTATCAGATACTATGAAGGAGAAAGCAATAGTTTATTATGTGGATAGACATAAATGTAAAGATTAAGAGTTTTATTGAAAGGTAGATTTAAAAGGAGATTTTATTATGGATAAATTTTGTGATATAAGAGTAGTTTCTATGGTTAATTATTTTGCCTTGCCAACTTCTTCTTTAGATTGTCGTATTGTAGGTGATAACCTAAAAGTTGTAATACGTGATGAGGGGTTATATGCTGGCATGCCACGTCCTAGAGGTGGTTTTATTAACAACAATAATTCTTATCGTTATATTGAAGCTATGCTTGATACTAAAGGTGAGGTTGTTGAGTTTGAAGGTTATATTAATGTTGGGTATGGTTTTGAGTATTTTGAAAAAGATTCTATTTATGCATTGGGTGCCATCACTAAAGAGTCTAAGGTTAATACAACAACTATAAAGAATTTTATTAAAGAGTAATGGTATATTTTTAAAGGTAGATTAAAAGGAGATTTTATTATGTTAAAGAATTTATTTTATGATGCAGATGGTTCTATTAAGACTTGGGTTGCGTTTTTGTCTATTTTTGTTGTTGGTTTTATGATTATTGGTTGGTTGTATTGCATGTTAGCAGATAATCCACCTCCTGAAAAGATTTTATCTCATCAGTATACAACAGTTGTAGGGAAGAATTTAACATTAGATGAGAGTTTACACTATGCTAGTTATGGTTTCACTAAGGATGCAACTACTAAGGGTGTGTCTAAGTTTAGAGATGTAGATTTAGATTGGAAGAAAATTGATGCTAAAGATTTGCCTAGAGAAGTTAAATCTCAGTTATCTCAGTCTGATGTAGATTTGAAAGTATATGTTGCGGATGTAGATGAATCTTTAACTAAGGGTGTCACTGATGTTAAACATTATGTCATCATTAGACATTTTAATGAAAATAATTCTGATAGATTAAGTGGTGTATATACTGTTATTAAGATTAAAGGTAGTAATGGTAGTGAGACTAAGGTTCAGACTTTAGAGGATGCTGTTAATTTTACAACAGCATATTTAGTTACAAGAGGTAAATAGTATATAATGAGAAAATATATTAAAAAACCTGTGACTGTTGAGGCTTTTCAGTTTTTCTATAATGACGATGCATCTACTGAAATACTAAAGACAGAGGTTGGTATCGATAATTGTTTCTATGATTGTGATGGTAAACTCTTTCTACGTACTTTAGAGGGTGCTATGGTTGTTAGAGATGGCGACTATATCATTAAGGGTGTGAAAGGTGAATTCTATTCTTGTAGAAAGGATATTTTTTATAAAATATATTATGCTGATGATATCGTAACTAAGTATGTTGTACATTTAGAAAAGCATGATGTATTCTCTCCGATGTTCTTTGATACATTTGAAGATGCTGTTTCGTGGGGAAGAGCAATTTTTGAAAAATATAAGGACATTAATGATTGTGAAATTTTCCTATATCAAAGTTTTAATCATTTAGTAGATGATACAATGACAACTTTCTATGTTTCTAAATGTAAAGAATATATTCCTTATGTGTGGGATGAAGATATCTTAAATCATATGCAGGTTGACTTAGACGATAATAGAGAGTGTTGTTGTATTGATGATTATACAACAGCTGATGAAGAAAAAGATTTAGGATTAATTGTTAATGAAGCTATTAGAGGTTGGGTATTTAAACATAATCTTATTGATAGGGTGTGGGGTTATGATATTGAATATGATACAACAGTTTCTATTCCAATTAAAGCATAGGTATTCTTAGAGAGGTAGTATTAGTACTACCTCTTTTTATTTTACTTTACACTTCTTTACATATATGTTATTATTTAGTTGTAGATATTCTATTGAAATTATTGGAGGTAGATTATTATGAAATTGATAAGTTATAAGGTGTTAGATGATTACATTGTTATTAACGATACTTTTTGTTATGGATTAGCGTCTTTACGTGGTATTCGTTTAGATGATAATTACTTAAAATTAGATAAAGAGTCTTGGATTGGTGAGTGGTTTAATTTGGTTGATTTTGATGGTGATATCTCAGAATTAATTAGGTTTGTTGATAGTACTAATAAGCTTATTAAGGATGCTAAATCTAAAGAGTATTTAGTTGTTGAGTGGGGAATATTCTTCTTTATCATGTTGATGGTTGCTGTTGTTTCTTGTTTTGTTGGTATGGTTATTGGTGTTAGTTGTGGTATACATGTATGAGTGTTTTAACTGATATGTTTTACAGAGATTCATATAATTTGTACAGTGTTGATAGGGATATAAGCTATTCAGTGGATTACATAAATTCGTGTATTCATATGTACTTGTTACAGTTGTACTATGGTATGAGTGATGATGAGATATCTAAGTATATGTATTATTATGGTGATAGGGATGGATATTAAAAGTATTTTATTTACATTGGTGTTTGTATTGATGTTTCTTATTTTTTGTTTAATTGATTTGTATGTAATTTATTTGTATGGGTATTAGGGAGATGTATTATGTATAAACGTGATGATTTTTATGTAGATAGTGAGTATGGTTATTTTATTATTTTTGGTAATAAAGTTTTCAATGTAGAGGATGTCAAAGACATATGTCAAAGACATATATCTAAGAGATGAAGCTATGTATGTTGAAATGGAGGATGGTAGTAGGGAGTATTTTGATATTTTTGTTAATATGTGTAATATTCCTTTGTTACTAGATTTCATTAGAGAGTTTAAGATTGCTAAGAAAATTAATTCTTCTAAAGATGTTTGTGCATATGAGCGGTCTTTCCGTTCATTCGCTATTTATATGTTATTAGTTATGTCTATTATGCTTAATTTGGTTTTTATATTGGTTAAGTAGGTGTGTTTTTATGAATGTTGATAGATATAACTTTGGTTTTGAAGATGATTATTTTTATTATTACATTAGTTATATATGTGGTAGTTTTGTTTCACCAGAACCACGTTCTTTGAGAGGGGTATATCATGTGAGAGATATATCTTGTGTACAATTATGTACACAAGATTATGGGACTATGTTGTGTGTTAATGTGTATGGTAGATACAGATATGATATTAGAGTTAAGACTTTCTATCTAGATGACTTTAAAGAGAATAGAGCATATTATAATACATTAGTACATAATGTTAATAATCGTATTAAGAACTATAATAAAGTTAGAGAGGATGCATCTAGTTCTTTTGTAGGTAAATTTTTTGCTATTAGTTTGATTTTATTTATATTATTTATGGTTTATCTGTGTGGTATATCTTAAATAATATTACATAACAATATTAAACTTTACAATTCAATACATATATGGTATTATTTAAGTAAGATATAGTGAATGTATCTAAAACAATGTATGGTTGTATTATATTGTACGACTTTATAATGGGAATGGGTTTGTTATATTAAGCATAAGAGCGATACATTATACTTTTTACAAACTTTGTTTTTTATAACTTATTTTGATGGTGATTAACCATATTCTAGTGTAAGGTTGTGTAATGTTTTACATCATACTTATTTATGTCTTTTTATTTCATAGAAAGCTAACACTATTAGAATACATCAAATGATACATTCACTATATCGAATATTATTAATTTAGTTTTCAAATATTACTTTACACAGTATTACTAAACAATACAAAGTGATACAGGATAGAGTAGTTTTTATAGAGGGGTATAAACATATGGATTATTATATTAAAGAGTTTTTAAAGACTAATAAATTAGAGACTGGTGTACCATTTAAGGTTAAGGAACTTAGACGTTTAGTGGTAGTAGATGAGGATGGTTCTTTTAAGTATGTAGATAGTGACGAAGTATTGGTATTAGGGGATGTGTTTAGTCTTTTAAGTGGTGCGTATCATGTAGAGTTAGATAATGCTAAGTATCTAAGTGGTGATACATATTATTTTGTATCTGATGCATACAATGTTAAGAAAGCTACATGGGGAGATAATATTTATGATTATGCTTTATTGAGTATGGGTAATGTATTTACTACACGATTTGATGCTGATAATCATAAAGAAGAGATTCTTAATAGGTGTAGAGAGATTAATACTAAAGATATTCATACAGTAGTGGCTAATAAATCAGTAACTAATAAAGATATTTCTGAAGTATTAAATGATAATGTCAATATCTTATCTGATAAGGTTAAAGACATTGGGGATACTGCTACATTGTTAAATAAAAAACTTAAAGATAAAGTAAGTGGTATGGCGATGTCTATTGATAAAGATAGCATTGATAGTGGTAAGTATAAGGGTTATACATTACATAATGGGGTTAAGAAAGATTTTGATATTAATGCAACTAGCTTAGGTGAAGCAATTCGTGAAGCATTAAAGAAAAGCTTTAATTGATATAGGTGATATTGGTTAATATAGGTAGGTGAGTGTGGTATGTTAGAGAATACAATTAAGATGCTAGTCAATACATTAGATTATTACTATAAAGATAATCTAATTGATGGTGTAAGTACAGATACAAGTGGTAGTAATTATGTTATGTCCGTTGATTATTCATTAGAGAGTGCTAAGTGTACACTAACTGATGGGAATGTAACAATGGATGCTACTCTATACTATAATGATAGGGCATGCAACTTGTATATTAGGAATTATACAGATGGATATAATACTTCTACATTAGATACTATTATTCAAGGTATTTGTCATTATGGAGAAGTATTACAACGTGAGAGTGATATTGAGGTTAACGTAACACTTATTTAATATAGAGGTGTTACTGTACTAAAGATAATTATTGAGATAAGGTGATTTATTTATGGGTTTGATTCAATTCAAGTTGCGGAGTGGTGCTTTACAGAAAATCATACAAAAACGTATGATTTCTATTAGTGAGTTATCTAGATTAAGTGGTGTAAGTCGCCCAGCTTTGTATAGCTTGATTAATGAAAATGTAAATTATGTTCGTATTAGTACATGTAGGAAAGTAGCAGAAGCACTTAAAGTTGATGTAGATACATTATTTGAGGTAGCTAGTGATACAGCTACAGAAGTTGATAAATAGATGGAAAGATTTTATAGTTTAGATATCAAGACACAATATGTGTTACAAGATAGTGTTAGGAAGGATACATTTAAGAGTATAACAACTATTGAGGGTGTTCAGTGGTTGATGTGGACTTTTTATCATTGGGGTATTAAGTATTTAACATATGATGCTACTATGGGGTTACAACTATTTCATGGTAGACCTGTGTATGATGTAAATACTAAGAGATGGTATGGTACTAAAGTAGTTAAGACTGTAGAAAGTAATACTACAGATAGTACGAATGGTGAAGTGAATAATACAGGTGAGGGTGGTATTCATGGAGAAGATACTGTTAATTCTGGTATTCATAGGGGGGATAATGAAGCTAAAAGAAGAGACATCAACAGCGAAGTTCATACTGACATTCTTCCTATGGATAATCATAATGGCGAAGATTTAGAGAGAGGTAATACAAATGACAATGGACATGGTAGTAACAATCATTCTGATGGGGTTGGGGTTAACACTCATAGTAATGACAGAGAAGTGGTTAATGCGGATACTCATAGCATTTCTAGTGATGGTGGTATACAATCTACTGTTCTAGGTGCAACATCTACACGTGAGATAGTAGAGTATACAGATAAGGGGAATGAACCAAAAGGTTTGTCTTTTTATTTACATTCATTGATTTCTAGTGTGTTTGAGTTATCTGAAGGTACCGCTATAGAGTTAACTACACAAGCGATTGAGGATGATGTAGCTAATAAGACGTTAACAGATGGTACAATAGTAGAAGTATCTAATAATGGTATTACGTGGTTTAAGCGTTATTTTAAATCGATTGAGCCTAACCTATCTACTAAGTATTGTGTATATGGTGGTGGACGTACAAAGGATACTGTACGAGATATGGCTGATGTAGAGTATTATCAGTATATGCGTTATACAGATAATACACAAAGTAACACTAATACATGTAATAATGGTTGTGGTAACTGTAATAATACTACAGTTAAATATGAGAGTGTAAGGAATACAGTAGATGGGAGAGTTGTTTTTGCTGATAGGGGTAGTTTAAATAAATAGGATATCTATAATAGATATAATATAAAGGTTATGGGTAATAGTAATAGTTGTAATACAAATACTAAAGATGAGATTAGGTATCTTCCTGAAAATGTAGTTAAGGTATCGATTGATATGGATGAATATCTAAGACTTAAAGCAATAGAAAAAGAGTGTGTAGGTCTTAGAAAAGATATACTAGCATATAAAAGTAATTCTATTTTTGTAGAAGAGCATGAAGTGAGTTATGAGCGATTACATGAGAATTTATACAATGAGTTAGATGTTCTATATACTAGGTATCGTGGTTCGGCTATATGGAATTTAGATATTACGCTGTGTGGTGTGATATCTTTCTTTGTTAGAAAGTATTTAGAGGATAGTCCTGAGTCTTTTGATTACGATGAGAATACAAGGTTGAGATACAACACCTTAGTGCATGCAGTTACATCATTAGAATATTATTTTGATAAGGCTAATAATGGTGGAGACAATTTAAATCAAGAAGATAGGGAATTAGTATTAGAGGCTTTATCTGAAGTAAGAGAGTATTGGTTCTCTATGTGGACATAGATATACAATGTGAGGAGTGATTGAGGTATATGCTTAATACTTATTTTAGATTATAAGGGGTTTGTATAGTGTGTATTCATAGGGATGTAGAGCATAGGACACGTTCATATACAGAAAATAATGAAGTGATTAGTACTCATAAGGAAGTGCTAAAAGATTTAGAGTATATTTGGGGTTGTTACCCAGAGTTACGTTTAGGGCAATTACTGTGTTATATTGCATCAGAGGTTTTGGGTACATCTGACCCATTCTATTTAGAGGATAGTAAGTATCAAACATTTAGGGATACTGTAGCAGATAGGTATAGTGATATATGAAAGATAAAGATAGCAGTTGGTTAGATATATTTAAATACACGTATTTTGTACTACAGTTGAAGGTGGAAGTATTTCTATTAAATCGTTTGATTGGTAGTTCCACTGGTTTATATCAACAGTGTATTAATAAAGGTGTATTAAAGTTTCTAGATGCATATGAGCGAGCGAATGAGGGTAACTATGAAAAGTTTTTAAAGTCTGTGGAAAAGTCAGTTGAGGATTCAGATGATGAAAGTTTTAAAGATTATTCAGATGTGTACTTAAATGGGTTTAAAGCACATTATAATGTAGAAAGAAATATGCGTGTCATAGCTACTAATGAATTAAAGAAACAGACAGAGGAGTTAAAGTGTAATGAGTATATTGTTTAAACGTGGTGTAGTTGCGTTATCTGTGTTAACTTTATTGGGTACTACATATGTGGGTGCTATTAGTACCGCTAGACCTGTAGTCATTAGTAGACCACCTGTTGTAAAATCTACACCAGTAGCAAAACCAGTAACTAAATCTAGTACACCTAAGAGTTCTACATCTGAGACTAAATCTTCTACAGAAACTAAGACAACTAGTGTAACAAATAACTATTATACTACTAATAAGAGTGGTGGGTTCTTTGATAGTTTCACAGGTGCTTTTGCTGGTACGTGGTTCTATCATACACTTTTTGGTAATAATGATAACAGCAGTTCTAATGCTAATACTGATGCTACACAAGAAAATACTGAAAGCGAAGATACAGAAGAGGTCTTTAGCATTAGTTATTGGATTACTAATAATTTAGAATATCTTAAAAACTTGTTATTTGGTATTAAGTAGGTAATCACTATGTTACAAAATCTAAAGAATAGGGACTATATACAAAGGTTATTAAATGCTGATAGTTCTGATATGGTACATGATTTATGGTGGAATAAGCCTGATGGTTTATTTATTAAGTGTGTAGACACTATATTTGAAGATGCAGTAGGCGATTCTACTAATACTCATAAGAGATATATTTATCAAGGTGTAGATGGTAAGTATTATGAACTTTCCTATTGGCAAGATTATTTTGGTGAGACTGATTATTATAGATTTAGAGAGGTTGTAAGGCAACCTGTAACTACGTATGAGTGGGAGTAGATAATGGTTAATGTACAGAAAGATGCATTAGATATCACAAGGAAAGTATTACAGGATAGTTGTGGTTATACGAGTGATGTTGTTGCTGAGGATAAGATGTTTGTAGTGTGGTCATGCAAAACATTACAAAATTGGAAAGCTATTGTAAGTGGCACTGAAATTAAAGAATTGATTGAGGTAACTTATAATGGTGATAAAAATGAAGCATATGTAGATGTATATGATAAGAAGTTAAACGTAGCGATTACATTGTAGGGGGATTAAAACTATGGAAGAGTGGAAACAAAATTTACTAGAAGAGTTTAATACATTAGAAGAACGTATTCATAAACTCATTGCGTTTTTAGATGAAAATAAAGAACATGAGGATTATTATGTGTTGTGTAAACAGTTGACTACTATGGTCGAATATCGTGAGTGTTTACATACACGTATTGTAAAATATAATATTGCTTAGGTGTATAAAAGTTTTTTATGGGGATAATACAAATAACTAAAAAAGTTTGTATTATCTCTTTTTTCATATATTAGGTATACTATAGATGTAATAGTATTTCTTATAAAAGGAGATAGAAAATGATTCCTAGTTACGATTTAATGTATGAAGTAAATAAAGAATGTATACTCTATTTACAGAGTGTGTGGGGTAATGATGAATGTGAATCTTGCACGTATGAAGAAATATATTCTAACTTAATGGAAGAGTTATGTGATGGTGCATTAGATATTCCTTTGTATACTAAAGAGTCAAAAGAGTATTATAAGACAAATAGGGATGTAAATTTTAATAAGTACATGTTAGATATCTTGTTAAAGATGTATGAAAAGAATAAAACTAAGTATACGTATCAAGTAGATAACGTAACATATTATTCAGATGAGTTCTATGTGTTAGAAAAAGAATTAGAAAAGTTGGTAAAGGGGAATTAAGATGAAAAACAATAAGACGTATAAGAGATTTGATTCTGATACTTATCGTAGAGTTATGAGTATATTAGTCTATCTTGAAAGTATTGAGGTTAAGGATATTGTAAGACATGTAGATAGCCATGTGTATTATCGTGTTAGAGTTGATGGTTATTTTACATCACTAGACAAAGTTAGTAATATCATGAAGAATTTACCTAAGAGGTATGTAACAGCATTTGATATCTTTATGGGTAAAGTGTATAAACGTGTGATTCAGAGAGTATCCTATTTTGAAAGAGATGAATATTATTCTATTAATTTTTTAATGGATTATTTACAGTCTAATAGTTATATCGTACCTATTGGTTTAGATGATATTGATTGTGTTCGTATGTATGCTGAGAATACGTATGATAAAGATGATGCTTTGAAGTTGGTTGACACTATGTTACATAAGAAGTCAGAGGTTGAGGATATTTTAGGGTATACTATGGTTAATAATAAAAACTCTACAATTACAGATAAAGAAGATTTAGATAAGAACTTCTCTTATTTAAAAGAAACATTATTGCGGTTGTATATTAAGGGTTATAATACACTTGAAGTTGGTGATAATATTATTGCTGTAGTACAAGACTATACACAAGCAGATTTAGATAGTCATGCAATTAAACGTAAGACATACTTAAATATTACTTCTACATTTGATTTATTAGATTTATATAGACCATTGCGTAGTGGAGTATATTCTATTAGAAGTATACTTAATTTACCTAGTGTAGGTGATATCGTCTATATGGGCGATAAACCTTATTATTTACATAGTATTTCTCATAATAGTGTAGGTACAATGTATTTCTTATACCCTAATCATTTAAATAAAGAGATGTATGATTTATTAGGGGATAGAAATTTAGAGATGACATATAAAGTGCGTATGGCTAAGAAGAATACTACATGTAATATGTTTACATGTGGCTATCAAGAAGAATGGGATAGATTTATAGGGGGTTAATAATGGTAACACAATATTTTACAACTGATGTTATCACAGCAGAAGAGTATGTTGGTTATGTACGTACTATTTTCCAATTACAATCTGCTATTAATATAGTGGGTTTAGATGGTGGTATTCAAGTTGTTAATAATAAATTACGTTTCTATAATGCAGAGGATGAAGATATTACACCTGAGCATAAAGACTTGAATAAGTTGGGTGTAGATATTAATCTTCTTGTTAAATTTAGTAGAACTATTTCTGAATGTATTGTGCGTTTAGATACAACTGTACAGGAGTTGTATAATACAGTATGTCATGCTGTTGTTAATGATTATGGTAATATAGCTAGATACTATCGTTCCAATGAGGATAAAAACTTAGTACCTAGTTTTGTGTATTTACGTGAGTTTGATAATCAAGATGAATCCGATAAAGTTAAACTCTTATATGAGTATCAATATTTGTATGATTATATTAATAATCTTTGTAATATGAATACTAACAGAGGTATGGATGATACTATTATGATACAGTATGATGTTGATATGGGTTGTGTTAATTTTGTCATAGAACATACTAGTGTAGATGAAGTTACTCCTTGTACTATTGTTAGAGATAATATAGCTATTCGATTGTTACCTACAGTTGTATTTGGTGGTTCTAGAGTAGTAAAAATCGTAGATGTGTTGAATAATATTGATACAGTTATTCGATATTTAATTAGATTATATGCTGATTCATTTAGAGTTGCGTATCATGGTTTGAAAAGCAAACTTTCTACTAGTGATTTAAATAGAATGGTATTAAAGCAGATTAATTACATCACTGAGGATGAGGGGTTAGTAGTATTTGGCGACAACGTATATTCTTTGTATGTTGGTAGTTCTAGGGTTAAACATTTAGTCAATCAATTAGATTATGTGAATAAGGTTGAGTGTTTTATCAAGGCTATTGAAGGTCATCAGTACCTATTAAATACACCTATCATTGATAACTATGTGACAGTTGCTAGTGCTATACAGTCTTATTTACAATATCAATATGAGAGTGTTGTGGGTTATAGTGGATATACTAAGTACATGCCGTATGTGTGCCTGTTGCTATCTGCGACTAGTGTGAGTTCTGTAGGGTACGAACATATTCATCAGAGTGTTAATATGCATTTAATTCATTATCATAGTTTTATGGTTGATACAGGTACTAGTGATAGATTGGATATGTTGTTGTCTTATATTGATTTTTGTAATGATAACTATCATTCTGATTTCACATGGTTTAATGAGAATCATACTATTACAGTTCATCATAAGCATAAAGAGGATGAAGTTCTTTCATTGCATAAGTACATTGATGACAACTCTATTGGTATACGTTTAGATGTAGATGATGTATTAGATTTACTAAAACTATCTAGGGGTTTAGTAAAGAGTTTCTATAATACATTAAATGCAGATAAAGATGTTGTATTTATTGATGCGTTGAATGGGTTTAGAATGATTTCAGATATTGCTAAATCTAAAGACGATACATACATTACATTAGATTATGAGATTGATAAATATCTTAATTGTAATACTAATTATATGGGGACTATTAATAGTGACTCTTTATTAACATGTTCTGATATGGTGTTTCCTTTAAATAGTAAACACTATTATGTTAGTAAGTTAGATAACTATAAGCCTTTAGCGTCTATAGTTGAGAAACGATATAAAGGTATGGAAGTGGTATTACGACTTGTCACTGATATGTTATTTGTTATCTTTGATGATATTAATGCTAAGGATATTAAAATAGTATCTATTGGTGTAGAGGATTTCAAAGATTATAGTAAGTTATCGTTCATTGTTAAGACATATGATGGTAGGGTTGAGACATATCCTTTACTTATTAATGATACATTTAGTTATGCTGTGTATAGTTTGTTTCATGAGGATAGTGGGTATCAGATTTATGATGCTACATTAAAGGAAGTATATGATATCCTATCTGAAGTCAGGGATATGATGGTTTCTAGTTTTAACTTCATTGATTTTGATGAAGATATTTTTATTGTAGTTGATAATTTACGGAAGTTATCTGTAATAGTTAATTCTTGTGATAAGAAAGAGGGAGAAAAAATGAAAGTAGTACATACTAAAGAAACAAAGCTAGTACGTTCTAGTGAATCTAGAAATCTTATGTTAGCTAAAGACTTAGCAATTGAATTTATTGATAGTGGGTATGATGTGATTATGCGTGATGGGGAAGATTTAGTAGTGTATTCTAATACTGATACATCAATGCAAGAATATGTACCAAAGTCTTTACATAAGGTATTTTATGATGTAGATAAATTAGATTTATTACCATTGTCTTATTACGTGTATATGTGTAAATAATTGAAAGGGGATTAGATTATGATATACAATACAGAAGAGATACGTTTAACACCAGAGGATTATGTAAGATGTATAGAGTTATTCTATGCTTTAAAAGAACAGGGGAACACTAGAGGGTATGATTCAAGGATTACATCTGTTGAAGAAGATGGTGTAGACTTTGATGGTGATTTCCTTAATTTTGATTTAAGTAGTGCTATAGTCGAACAGTTTGAAATGTTGTCTAATATGACAATTAAGACTGTGTTAGATAAGTTACGTTTTATATTGACTCATGCTATCTATGATTTGTACGAGGTACAGGAGTTATTGAAAGAGAATAAAACAGCATATCGATTATGTCCTAACTTTACTCTTAATGCATACTTAGAGGGGAATGTATTTAAAAATGTTCTTAATTACCTATTAGAGTGTCATAGATTGTATAATTACTTTGTAGATGGTGATTATTTTAACTGTTGTATTCGATATGTACATGAGGATGTTAAAAATCCGTTTCATATGTACAATAATATGGGTGAGGATGTTGCAATGACGTCTCCTGTTATTCAACATGTAGTATTTACGACTAGAAAAGAAATTGCTGTACATGAGGTTATGGAGAATCTACATGCTGTTATGTTTATGTTAGCTAAACTACATCTTGATAAACTTAAAACACTACGCAAGACATATCAAGATGAATTAGAGAGTGTTAGCAGTGGGTATCAGGCTCATGTACGTTACAATGATACTAGAGATGTAGGATTGATTAATACATTGTATATCAATTTACCTAAAGAGATTAAGAGTACAGATGTAGAACATATCGATACTGTTAGATTGGTTAGAGATGTAGTAGATGCAATTACTGTTGGTGTAAGTTGCAATTATTCTTGTGAAAAAGATAAGATAACTGTGTTTGATATTGTAAGTGCTATGGTATGTCATTCAGATACATTGTTGCGTGATACATATGGTGATGGGTATACAAATTACGATGCAACTACTAAAGTATTCTTAGATAAGATGGGTTGTAATAAATTAAATAAGCATATATCACAGGCTATGATGTTGTATATTATTTATTACTATAGATACAAAATCAAGAATGATACATATCTTCGATTAGAGCGATTGAAACATTCATTAGAGTTTGAAAATGGTACAGTAGATACAGATGTAGAATGTAAAAATGGGCATATATTAATTTTTAATCGTAGATATCATGAGAGGAAAGAATTAATAGGGAGTATTATTAATTTTGATACATTACCTGTTAAAGAGTCTGACTATGCTACTATTATTCCTAGGGTATTAATTATGATGTTAGATGTCTTAAAGGTTATTGGTTCTACGTGGTATTATCATGCAAGATTTACGACTCCTATGCATATGGTTCAACTTATGTATGAGTTAAAGTACGAGAATTATGATAATCTGTTTTGTGAGTATTATACAAGTAGCGATATGTTTAAATTAAAGCCAGATACATATTGTACTAATAGTGATGACGATATACATATTAATTGGTATCATTGTGGGAATACAGTATTACCTACATATGGGATATATGATAGAAATACTATCTTAAAAGATACTGTATTTATTAATAGTGGGTATCTCAATGAAGCTAGAATGGGTTTAATCACATTGTTGAAAGTTGTTGATGATACACTAAAAGGAGATACTAAAGAGGTTGATAGTTTAGAGTTACGATATAATATGTCTGACTATAATTACAATATGGAGTTCCATATTACATTTACAGATGGTGAAACAGTAGTTAGACATACGGAGTTTAACTTAGCAGATTTCTATTATCTATATGGGTTATTGTTATATTGTGAGAGTGTTGGTTGGCAATCTTCTTTATTTAACTATAAGATGGATATATACTCTTTTAAGACAACAATTAAAGATATGGCTTATCGAATTAATGCTGTTGCTAAAGAGTTCTATACATTTAATGGTGATTTAATAAACAGTGATGAGTATGATATCTTGGAATCAGTTATGAGTCATGCTAAGGGATATAAAAAATCACTAGGTTCTAGTCAAGTTATAGAAGAAAAAGAGGTTGAAGATGTGGGTACAGAAGTAGACCCTGTTGTTGAGGTATTAACTAAATATAGTAATGAAGTTGATGTTAAATATATAGCAAGGGTATTATCTAATGAGTTCATGCTTAATGGCTATGATTATCTTGTTGTAAAAGACGATAAGATGAAAGTATACTCTACAGATGGGAGTAAGTGTCAGGTCATTGCTAAACCATTACATCGTTTCTTCTATAAAGCTGATACGATTGATAAGTTACCTTTGTTGTATTATTTAATTGATTAGGTGAGATATGGATGGTGTTAATGCTATATTAAATTATGCATATGGTGTATATTCTATATTAGGGATTTCATTATATGTATTCGTTGTATTGTTGATAAGTGTTGTGAGTGGTATTAGTAAGTCATATCAGTTAGATGAGTTCTGTAGAGTGTATGCTAGGGTGTCTATATTGTTATCATTAGCATTTGTTGTGGTTGTTTCTATTATTAATACCATATCATTTATATTAGAGTAGTTTTAGGGGGAGTGTATGAATAGTATTTCTACAAGTGTATTAGATGTATTACAGCGTTTAGGTATTGAGTATATTAGACGTGATGAACGTAATAATTACTATATGGTTACAGATAGTGGTGAAAAGATTTCTTGTGATGAATTCTTTAGAGTTGTTTGTATGCATGTGTTACAGGATAGCGATGAGATGTATGTAGATAAGAAATAGTTTAAAGGAGGTAGTTAAAATCTACCTCTTTTTTATTTAATACTTTACAATACTTTACACCTATGTTATACTATATATGTACCAGTTAGGTATTAATATTGTTAATCAAAAGGAGAAATTAAAATGTTAGAAATGTTAAGTGGTTTACCTTGTATTTTGTTTTTGGTGTGGGGTTTAGCATATGTATGGTTTGTTTCTAAAGGTTATAGACCTACAAAATATTATAGATTAATTGGTATCATTTTAGCAGTTCTTATGTTATTAGATGTATTTGTTATCAATGCAGATTTATATCCTAAGTATTAATACTTAGGATATATTAAAAGGAGATATAAAATGATTATAGTAGCGTTTATTGTGGTTGTAGTTATGGTTTACATAACTATGATTGGAAGTAAAATTCATGAAGAGTGTGATAGATATGATTCTATTAAGACATATAACACTCTTAAAAATGATAAAGAGTTTCTTAAAAAGATTGGGGGTTAGGTTATGTTTTTACCAGTTCTTGGTGTATGTGTGTTATTGTTAATTATTTACGTAGCAGTAACATTGTTTAAGATTAGGAAGAATTATCACTTTAAGGATGCTAGTACTTTTGAGGTGGTAACTGTAGAAAGGGATACTAATTTAATTCCTTTCATTGTAGATTTTATTGGTAAGATGGTATTACCGATGGCTATTCTAACAGTAGAAAGCTATACTTGGTGTGCTATTCTATTATTTGTATTTGTTATCTTTGGTTTCTATTCTATTCGTGTAGATATGAATTTCTTGTATGCGTTAATCTTCAATGTGTATAAGGTTAAGACAGAAGATGGCATTGTATATACTGTATTTTCTTTTGAGGACATTACCACTATTACTAGTGGTAAATTTTTAGAGGTAGGCAATGGGGTTCTCTTATACCGATGAAATAAACACTAGGCATCATGTTGTTAATAATGCCTTAACAAGACCGTATCTTGTTAAGGCATTAGATATAGATGATGCTACAAAAGAATATATGGGTTTCTATTATGGATATGTTATTAAGCATAGTCATTTTACAGATGAGCGTAAGGATTATCTGTTACTCATTGACATTACAAAAAGATGCAAGTGTGTCTAGGGTAGAGATTGATTATAATACGATTAGGCAGTCTACTGGTGTATTAGATAGTAATGGTAGGTTACTGTTTGTAGGTGATATCATTTCTTTTGTTAATAGAAATAATACCATTGTTAAGGGTTGTAATGGTTTTTGCTATATGGATATAGATAATAAAGATACAACTAAGTTTCCTTTAATGTTTAATAAATATAAAGATAATGTTAATACAGATATTGTATATGTGGAGGGTTAAATATGTCAGTTGAGTTAATTACATCACAAATTGGTACTTTGGAGGAGAGAATTAAGGTTTCTAAGCAGTTATTGTCTAAGATTGATAATCTAAGTGATACAGATACAAATACAATGAAGAAACAAATTAATGACTGTATTGTAAGTTTTGAGGTGTTAAATTTCTTGTTAATGGAACGTCAAGTGATAGAAACAAAAGAGGAAGAACTTAATTCTGTATTAAATAGTGTAGAGGAAGTAGAAGTTCCTACACAGACTGTTGGGTTAGATGGTGAGATAGTTGAGTAGTTTAGCGTTAAGTATTATAGGTGGTTTTGTTTTAATCGTACCTACAGTGTTGTTTCTATACGTTATGATTCAATTATTGTTTAGAGTATTAAGAAATGATATAATATTTTCTAGTGGATTTATACATTTATTAATTGTATATGCTATCGTATTTAGTATTTGTTTTGTTGGTGCATATGTTGTGTACATATGTAATTGATGGGTGTTGTAATGGCAAGTAAAGATTATATTTTTAAAATGATGTCAGCTAGTTCTCATAGTAAAGATGCTAGGGAAGAGTATGACTTCTATTCTACAGAGCCTAGAGCAGTAGAAGATTTGTTGAGATATGTAGATTTACAGCATAAAGTTACTGAGCCTAGTTGTGGTAATGGTAATATTGCTAATGTATTACTAATGTATTACTTTCTAATGGTCATGAGGTAGATGCTTATGATTTAATTGATAGGGGTTTTGGTTATACAAAAGACTTCTTATCTGATAATACTCAAATTGAGGGTGATATCGTAATGAACCCGCCATACAAGTACGCTATGGAACATGTGTCACATGGTATGAGTATTTTAAAAGATGGTGGGAAGCTATGTGCTTTTCTTAAAGTACAGTTTCTTGAAAGTCAAAAACGTAAACCTTTATTTGATGCATATCCTTTAAAGTATATGTATGTGTTCAGAAAACGTACAAATTCATATCGTAATGATGATAGGTCTTTAGGTGGTAGTGCTGTGTGCTATTGTTGGTACGTATGGGAAAAAGGTTACACAGGCGAACCAACAATTCGATGGATTGATTAGATAATTAAGTATTTGTATATGTGTAACATTCAATTTTGTGTTATACTATATACAAATACTTTTTATTTTAAGAGGAGATTAATAATGGATAAGTATGGTAGAGTTATCTATGATAAGAATTTTCATACTAAGAATTTTATTCTGCATTACAAAAATCTAATAGATGTGAATAAGTTTAAAGCAGATAGGGTAGCGTATGGTAAACGTATAGATACATTATCTAAACAGTTATCAGAGATTGATATGGGTAAGAATATTTTATTTATCGGTAGTCATGATATTCATCGTGAGTTATTTTTAGCTATGTTAAGTCGTTTTGAAACATTACAATCGTATTATTACTGTAGTATGATGCAACTACATGATATCTTTTGGGGTAATAGGGGTAGTGAAAATACTCATTTAATGGATGAGGATAAGATGTATTCACTACAGGATATTACAGAACGTGTATTGTGTGTATATATCAATCGTGAGATGATTCCTACACGTAATGCTAGTGTAGTTGGTACAGTGATTACCAATCGTTGTATGTTACCTAATAAAGTAAATTGGTTATATTTTCATGGTTTCACATCTGATATGTTAGATAGGGATGGTTATAAATCTATCTATGATTTATTTAAGTCAGGTGATAATTTCACTATTATAGATTTAAATAAAGATATGTCGAATTTATTTAGTAGTGAAACAAAGACTGTTAAGTCGACAACTAAAAAGCGTAAAAGTGTTAAGACAGAAGAGGTTGTAGAGACTTCTAACAATGTTTCTGATTTATATTGATAAGGGAGTGATTCAGTGAGGAACGTAATATATTCATGTCTATCTAAGTCAGACCCTTATTATGTGGATTATCTTAGAATCTTTGAAGAGGAAGCTGATAACTATAAGAAACAGTTCAAGATTGATGGTGTTCTTAGTGATGTAGAACGTAAATTCATGGACTTTATTATTAAGTCTTATGAAGTAAGCGGTGAGACTCCTAGCTTAGATTTGTTTGTTAAGATGTTTAGTGAATATCCAGTAGAAGATGATTTACGGATAGCAGAAGAGATTGGTATCAATGACTTTAGGGTATATATTTTTAATCTGATTGATAAGAGGGTTAATAAATATATTGCTAATCGGTTAGATGAATTAAATGCTAAAGTAAAGAGTGATGGTATTACAGATGATATTGCACAAGAGTTTACTAAGCTAACATCATTATCTAATCGAAATAAAGCTAAGGATATCAATATTGAGATAGATTCTAAGCAAGAGTATGATAATAAGAAGTTACGACCTGTTGGTTTAGTTACAGGTATACCTGAGATTGATGATAAGATTGGTGGTATGAGTCCTGGTACTGTTACTACGATTGCAGGCTTCACGTCCCAATACAAGACAACCATGTCATTAAACATAGCACATCTTAACGCTTATGAGTTAGGGTATAATATCTGTTACCTATCACTAGAGACTCCTAAAGAGGATATTAATTGGAACTTGTTATCATGTCATAGCTATAGCACTAAATTCCAACGATATAATTTTGTATCACATGCTAAGATGCGTTGGGGTACTATGACAGCTGATGAGGAAGATTTTATCTTTAATGAAGTAGAGCCTGATTTAAAGAATGATTATATCGATGATGAGGGAAATACACGTAAGCGTGGTAAGGTTATTATCTTAGATGAGTCTGATTTCAAGACTTTCTCTTTTGGTGAGATTTCTAGTGTCATAGAGAAAGTAGACGATAAATTAGGTGGTAAGCTTGATTGTGTTATCGTAGATTATATTCAGTTGTGTAAGTTTAGCGGTCAGGGTGTTACATATGATGCTAACTCTCAGATTAATAGTTATGTAACATTCTTTAGACGTTTAGCACAAAATTTCAAGAAAGAGATTAAGGAAGATGGTACTGAGGAAGTACGTCAGTTAACAATGATATTGTTAGCACAGATTAATCGTAGTTCTTGGCAAAAAGCAAGTCGTAATGATGGTAGGTATGATATTACTTGTTTAGCAGATGCGAATGAGTTGGAACGTGGTAGTGCAAGGGTATTTACTACGTATACATCAGAGGATTTGAAAGCTAGAAAATCTGCACAAGTACAAATACTTAAAAATCGTGCTGGTCAGACAATGTATGACCCAGTAACTGTGTATGCAGATGGTGAAGCATACGTGTTCATGTCAGAAGATGGTATGAATAGTAGTTTTGGTGGTGATGGTCTAGCTAGTGTTGAAAGTGCGTTCGCTAGTATGGATGATTCATTTGATTTCTTATAGAGAGGTAGAGATATGAGTTCTTTTACGTATAATGGTAAGACATATAATTTTGCACAGGATGTAGAAGTCCATTCTAATGGTAAGTGTGTAGCTACGTTGACGGATGAGAATAATATAACTTGTGAGTTAACTTTTGTAGATGGTAAATTAGTATCTATTACAGAAATTAATTAGTTATATTGTTTTATATTATAATTGTGCTATAATCTATGTATATAGCTAATTATCTATATATAGTAGTAGTGTTATTAGATAAAGCTAGTAACACTACTATTTTTATAATAATTAAAAGGATATACAATTAATGGGACAATTAGATAAATTAACTAAAAGCTACGAGCAACATATTATTAAGTGTAGAGTAGAGGGTGATAGGGCGATTCTTGCCGTATTATCAGATGTACATCAAGGTTTAAATGATAGAAAGTATCTACAGGATACTGTTAAATTCTTATTATCATTGGGTGATAGGTGTAAGGTTATTCTTGGTGGTGATTGTACTAATACTACAACAAAAAACTCAAAAGGTAATGTACTTGAAGAGTGGTGCAGTGGTAGTGAGCAGATTTATACATTAGTAGAAGATATTAGACCTTTATATGAGAGTGGTCAGTTGATTGGTATCGTAGAGGGTAATCACCCTAAACGTGCTTATAATGATGCGTATATTACTATTGAAGAGATGATTGCTAGTTTATTAGGTGATAAATCACTATATAAAGGTTGTATGGGTATTGTTTACTTTAATGTAAATGATAATTTATACGTACATCAAATTTTACATAAGCATAGGTCTACTGAGGGTGCTTATGATTTCTTTAATGCTGATGTAAATTGGTTTGAGCATAAGCATAAACCTATGACTAGAGCAAGGGTTAAGATTGAGCATAATAAGTTTGTTAAAAAACCTGTAGCACGTCAAGTATGGGATATTTATCAATCTAGTTTTCAAGTATTCCCAGATTATGCTAAGAGTGCTGGATATAAACCTAGTGTGAGTGGTTATTACTTATGTGAGATGAGTGGTAATAAGCATAATCGAATTGCTACACCTTATTTTGATAGTGATTTTAGAAATTTAATTAAAAATGGGTATGAATTCTAGGTGATGATATATGGTAGATGAGTTCTTGAAGTGTTATCAGTCTAATACTTCATTGAGAGAGTACAATATAGTAGCTAGTCTTAGTATTGGTAGAGAGGGTGAATATGGTGAATATCCGTCTGAACCTTATTTAGATTATTTAGGGTTAGATTCAGTTGGATTTGATAAACAGTTTGAGGATTCGTATATTTATAACAATATTTCTCTTAGAGACTTGGCATATATGGTTATGTATGCATGCTTAGATGATAATTATACGTATATATTGCCTTGTAGTGGTTTTGATGTCAGGGTTAAGTCGTTAAGTTCATATGAGGGGTATGAGATTCATATCACAATACCTTTGAAGGCTTTTATGACAAAGTGTATGGCTAGTTTTGTTTATAGAGATGTGTCAGTTGTTATAGATTCTATTTTTAGTATGTATAGAGATGTAGATATAAAGGAGAAGATAAAGGGTGTTCAAAGAGAAGTCTAAGTTAGATGGTTGGGTGGATACGATTGATAGTTTTATTGAGTTAGAAGATGGACATGCAGTAGCATCTAATGTAATTACTAATGCTAAAGAGTTTATTAAATCTGTGTACGATTTAGATAAGACAAATCCGTGGTATCGTAGATGTGGTGTTAGGATTGTATCTTCAACTATTGGGAGTATTCTCATTTCTATTGAAGCTGTAAATGGTACACATCTTGATATTGAGTTTTTACCTACAGATATTATTAGTATGTATCATTATGATACATTAAGTGATGAGCATAATGTGGTAGATTTGATGTATATTGATTCTATGTCAGTTGAGGATGCTATTAAAGAGTTTACTGAAGTATTAGATAATAGTGGTATTTAGATACTATTTTAAGGGGAGATTATATTATGGTAGTACATTCTGAGGAAGATATTATTGAGTTAGTTAAGTTTTTTAAGAAAGAGTACAATACACTAGATTTAAATAATCAATGTAAAAATGTAGTAGATTTTGTCAAGGGTACAAAGTTAGAAAGACCTATGTCATGTACTGATGTTGATGTGTCTGTACATGAAGATAGCACAATTACAATTAGCTATATAGTTAGAGAGTGGGCAATTAATTTTATATTCTTCTCCGATAATCAAGTTCATGTTCAAGAGTGTGTTAATCATATTACTAAGTTTGAAAATGTAAAACGTGCAATTATGTACGCTAATAGGTTTTTGTGTATATAGGTGGTCTATGGGATTAGTTTCTTTTGTATTAGTATTGACATTGACTGTGTTAGTATTAGCAGTTGTACAAGATTATTTTGTTGATAAAAATATATGGTATTATCTTCTTTCTGTATTTACAATTCTATTATTTATGATTTTATCTATGGTTGGTATACAGATATTATTTAGGGGTTAGATTATGATTTTTATCTTTGTTTTTATGTTTCTTATTGTGTCATTTTTGTATACATTTTTTACATTTTGTGATACTGAAAAATTTAATAGTAATAGGGAATGTATAGTTTATATTTTAGTATCTTTTACTGTTATAACGCTTTTATCTTGTTTAGCTTGGTATGTAACAAAATAATAATTGAGTGTATGATTTGTTCATACACTCTTTTTACTTTACAACACTTTACACATGTGTTATGATTACTTTGTAGATATAATACTTATAATATTTAAAAGGAGATTAAGTTATGAGTAAGGTTCTTAATAAGATTAAAAGACGTGGTAATACACATTTAATTACTAGATTTATTTATGAGTTACATGAGTATGATATGCGTACAAAAGATGTATTATTTATCATGACTAGTTGTGGTTATATGTCATGGGAAGATTTTTGTAAAGTAGCAAGACATGATTATTATAATAGTGGTTATGGTTCTATGGAAGTAGCTGTGGATTTAAAGATATTCACTACTAAAGGGTATTTCTATCGTCATGAGATTTGTGATGGTATGGAAGAGTGGAGATTTCATTATAATGGACATGAAATGTCTAATCATAGATTAGATACAAAAGATGTAAAGTCATTTGTAGGTGGTCATTGGTCTACATTGTCTGAGATTATTAAGAGGGGTAATGAGGATATGTATAGCTATAAGGATATTAATGCTTGTAGATTTAATGTATTACATAAAGAGAGTAATGAACTATTAGCCAGAATTGCATCGTCTATTATGTTATATGAGATTGATAGATGTGATAATATTTTAGACTATGTAAGTGGTAATGGTAACTTTCAATATAGCAGAGAGTTTACCTATGTAGGTGGTACTGGTGAGATTAATATTGGTACACATCTTTTACCTATTAGACAGAGTGATGAATTTTTATTTAATAGTGGCACATTAGATATTTCTTTAGGGGGACATAGATTTGTTAAGATTCGAGTTCATAAAGGTCTTAATGGGTGTACTACAAGTGTGTCAAAATGTCATATTAGATACGTAACTGAGGAAAGAAATATCATTAAGGGCATATTATCTCAATACATGGATTCTAGTGGTATATCTAGAGATTCTGATTTATATAAAGCTTTTCTAGAATATACTTCTATAATAGAAGAGATGAGTGTTATTTTGGGGTTTTGATATAAAGTATTTTATATATAGAACTTGTACATTCTTTCTAGAAAGTTGTATAATATGAGTGTATTATTCTTATAAGGAAGTATGAGAATAACGACTGTACAAGTAGAAGTAGTGAAGCGTATGTTTATTATCTTAGTTGTAGGGAGCATGTTTTAGCCGATTACAATGATGATGGATAACAAAAGCATAACGAAACGAAAGGAGGCCGTTTAATCTATGTCTAATAAGATTAAGGCTGTATTATCAATTCTAACATTGTGTGGTGTTCTTTTTGGTTTTGTAGGTAGTGCTGATGCACGTATGGTAATGACTACTGCATACACTCCACATGAGCAAGCTGGCTATATGGCTAATGGCTTGTGGATTCAAGAGGGATATGTTGCACTTGATTTTTTACCTTTGGGTACACAAGTGTGGTTAGATGGTGTTCCATACATCGTAGGTGACAGGATTGGTAGTGGTGACTATAATCATGTTGATATCGTAATGAATAGTTATGAAGATGCTATTCAACATGGTAGACGTTACATGGACTTGCAATATTAGTATTGTAATGACAACTGAATAAGAGTATATACTTTAGATAGTTTAGAGGTATGGTGCGTTGACATCATACCTCTTATTTTTTTGAAAAAAATAACTTAACAAAACTTTACAACTTAGTATAGATATGGTATACTATAAGTGTGGTAAGGGTGATAATTCAATAGGAGATAAAAAATGAAAAACTTTAAAATTTATGCAGTATCGAACGAAGATAATTCTAAATACGAAATTTCATTAAATGAGTTAGTTACTAAAGGTAACTATTCTGATGAAGAGGTTTGTAAGTTGTTAGATTATATTGAAGAAACTAAGTACAAAACTTTCAGATGGAAGTTAGTACACAAGAATTCCATTCATGCTATGGATGGTGATGGTATTCAACATTATTTAGTAGATTTAAAATAGTTTTACAAGGAGATTTTAAAATGAAAAATAGTATGTATCAATATAATAATTTTATTGGTTTAAATATGGCTGAAGTAGAAGACTTTATTCATATTTATGATTGTGGGTATTGGGATTGCGAAGCTATAAAGGTTGATGCAGATGTCTATGGCTTAATCAGTGGTAGACATGCAATGCCAGTAGAAGAGTATGTCTTTAGTGAAATTGAAGATATGTTTAGATTTGGTGAGTTAGAAAGAGTGGCAATGAATAACATTGTTAAGACATCTGACACTTTTGTATTATATGTTACAGGTCTAACAGTGGCTACAGTTTCTGTGATTAATGTAGCTAAGAATTTAGGCTACAAACAAATTGCATTAAAACATTACAATAGAGACAATGGTCTTTATGAGTGTCAGTGGGTATACTAGGAGGTACTAAATATGGAAGCAGTTAAGACTGTATATGGAATATATCAAAATGGTCAATCTGTTGGATTTCTTTCTCACGATAGTTTTGCTGAGTTCTTCAAGGATGTATGTATGGATTTAGTATGTCCTGTTGAAGATAGGGAATATATCACAGATAAAGTAGCTACAGATGTATTATACTTTGAATTTGGTAAGTTTTTCTCAGATGAAGATGGAACTACATTATATAGAATTGTAGGTAAATTTCCTAAAAAAGATATGGAAGCCTTAGGAAAAGAATTTTATTTTAAAGAGTAAAAGTATTAATCTAAAGAGATACTAGTAGTTAGTATCTCTTTTTTCTGTGTGTTAGTTAATTATATATAATGTATGAACTATTTGAGATTTTGTGCATTTTTAGTGGTGGTAATATATGGTAATTTTAACAAAGAAAACAAAATATGATTCAATTTTGGAGGGGGTTAGAGAACGATTAAATGAGTCTGTTATGGGTGACTTGCGTAAAGTTGGTAACAGTAAGGTTTTCACTCCTTTAAAGGGGGTACTTGGTGGTAAATTTAATGAAGTAGAGGTTGGTTTTAGAATTCATAAGATTAAAGCTGATACTTTTACATTGGATGTAGAATATTTTGTTGATAAGCATGATTTAGATGCTAGGATTAATGTTGTTGTTAGGTGTGAGTGTTCATATACATCTGATGATGCAACAAATGGTATGGTAACTATTACAGCTAAACAGATTATTGTGCAAGAGTTAGATGCTCCTGTTACAACATTAAATACTTTTAAGCCTTTCAAGATTAAATGCGATATTGATTGTGTTAAAGATTATACATTTGTGTCTACAGAATTTGATAAGGTTGCTACAGATGTTTCAACTGTATTATTTGATAATCTGTTAAAAGCTAAGGATTTAGATAAAGGCATTGCTAAGAAAACAGGTAATGCAGTTGGTTTTAGTTCATTTAAAGACTTCATGACATTGGCTTCTAGGTAAGGTGTGTTTGTTATGGCTGATGAATATGGTAAAGAGTGGAGATATCAGTTAGAGAGACAGCATAGTGTAAATAACCCTATTATTGTCAATGAAGATATTGAGTTACAGAGAAGAATGTTTTGGGAATCTGCATTACATACAGGGATTACAGTTGATTTTTATAATTGTGTGTATGAGAAACAAGATTTTAATCAAGATTTAAATCTGATGTGGGATGATGCTGTGAGGTTACCTGTTATTTTTGATGATGCACCTAAAGTTAAGGTACTTAAAAATCTTGGGTGGTATACAGAAGATGATGAACGTCCTGAGTTGGTATATTTACCGATGTATAAGGATTGGATGACTAAAGAACTTTTAGATGTCAAAGAGAATTCTATTATACGATTGTATTATTTTGGTGGTATAACTACAGCTGACTTTAGGGTTACTGATAAAAAACTTGATAGTGTGTATGGTGTGTATTGGGTTTGTAAGTTAGCACCTGAGCGTATGAATGATTTTACTATGATAGAATTGAATGGTGAGCATTTCTTGAAACGTAGTGAGGTTAGACCTAGACATACTGAGTATATGAGTAAACAATTAGAGGATGGGTATAGTTCTGATTATGAAAATACATCTGACTATAGGACATATGAGCATGATTCTTATGTTAATCAGATTGTAGATAATGATGATAATAGTGGTTCTGCTGATAGCTTAAATTACTCAGATACAGAAAGTAATAATGTTGGTTATGAAGAATCAGAAGATAATATGTCTACAACTTTTGAGAGTGTAGATGGTAAAAAGTATATAGATAACTTTGATGTTATTGATGATTATAAAATACCTAAGAAAGATAGTAAGAATAAAGACGTTCGTGGTGGTAGATTTAATATAAATTGAGGTTTATAGAGTAAGATGAGATATAGTAGTGATTTGATTGTAGAGTCTTTACGTAGTCAGTTTGATGGTACTGATATTAATGAGGCTAAGGTAGTTACATTTGATGGTAAGGTAAACCCTAACTTTGGTCATGCAGTTATTATGGCTGGCGGAGCAGGAAGTGGGAAAGGTTTTGCTTTAAAAAACATAATTATGTTACAAGGCAAGACTTTTGACGTTGATGAATTGAAACAGTTGTATGTTAAAGGTGCTAAGAGTGGTGTCTTTGATGACGAACGTAATGGTGATTACAACTTTAAAAACCCTGATGATGTTTCTCTATTACATCAAAAAGTAAAAGATTTAAAACTTAAAGATAAACGTGAGGAAGCTTTCTTTAAATCCATTATGGATGACAAGTTACCTAATATTATTTTTGATATTACAGGTGATGAAGAGTCTAAGATTACTAATATTGCTAAGATGTGTAAGACTATTGGCTACAAAGTGTCGTTAGTGTGGGTAGTAGCTAACAGGGAAGAGGCTTTCATTAGGAATATGAAACGTGACAGGACTGTTCCTGACGAAGTATTCCATTCAACACATAATAATGTTAAAGCATCTGTATTTGGTTTCTTAGAAGGTCAAGGTGCTAAATTCTGTGATTCTGCCTGGATTGTATTTAGCTCTGGTGCAGATGCTAAAGAACTATCTACTGAAGAAAAGAAAGCATTAGAACAGAATAGGGTTATCGCATTAGAGAAAAAAGGTTCTACATTTGTTGTACCAGATAAAGTATATCGAAAAATTATGGTTGTTACTGGTAGGAATGAGGTAGACCCTAAAGCACCTAAGAACTATTTAAGTCAGGGTGATTTTAGGAAAGATTTTGATAAAAAAGTAGATGCTGTTCGTGGTGGTTCTATGACAGTAAGGAAACGTAAATTCTAATAGGAGTATCATATGAAGATACTACGTAGTGTTGTTGAGATGGAACATATAGATGGGATTTATATCACTGTTTCACAGCATATGTTTAAGTTAGGTTCTAAGCGTATACAAAAGGAGTTAGGAAGTCTTTATTACAAAGACTTCCTAATCTTTATGGCTGTAACACTAGCTAAAGAGTTTGAACGTGCTATTGATACACAGAGGTATAAAGGGACTAAGTGGGCACCGTTGTCTGTGTCATATTTGACATATAAAAAGCGTATGGGTTTTTCTTTAAATACATGGGTAACAAAACTGTTACAATAGAGTTAAAATTTATTTGAACAGAATACCCTCTGTATCTCGTAAGGGGTGCAGACTCAACGTTAATTGCTTTTAATTCCTAAAGCTCTACGACCTAAACAGTAACTCGAAAGGGTAAGCTGAGATTGATTAATCTAAGGTGCGAAAGCAGAAAAAAATAGTAGAGATGGCATATGACGAAACAAAAGCATATCAGTGTCTGAGTGATAAAATAGTGAACCTCAGAAGACGTATGTTCTAAGTGCTGTAATAATGGATGTTTAGCAGGGAAAGTCCTAAGTCTTGATAATAAGATATGGAAAACCTCCAACGACTATCTCCTTGAGGGAGAGTAAAACCGCAAGCTAATGGCGGAGGAAAAATGTTGCTCCTGTTTTAAGATAGACAGGATGAAGATATAGTCTACGCTTATGTGAAAGCATAAGAGGTCTGCTGGTGACAGTAAGACTGCGTTAGAGGTTGCGTTCTAACGTGAATAAGATAAATATGTCTAAATTAAAATATTACATGTAGAGTTGACATTCTCTATGTTTTCTATATAATTTAAGTTGTATAGGAAGGAGGTGTCAACTTGGAAGAAAAATTAAATAGTAACGATAATAAAATATATAGGTCAGTTAAGATTAGGTTATTACCGACAAAAGAGCAAGAGGTTCTGTTTTGGAAGAGTGTTGGTGTAGCACGATGGTCATATAATTACTTTTTATCTGAGAGTTATAGGGTATATCAAGAGTGGTTAGAAGATAATAGTAAACCTAAACATATATCTGAGCAAGAAGTTAGGAAGTACATAAATAATCATCTTAAAAAGACAACACATACATGGCTTAAAGATGTAGGTAGTAATGTTATGAAGCAAGGTGTCAAGGACGCCAACATAGCATTACAAGGTTTCTTTAGACATGGTAAGGGTTATCCTAAATTTAAATCTAAGAAAAGGTCTAAGCCTAGTTTCTATGTTAATTATGAAAGTTTAAGTAGAACATCAAATGGATTTCGTGGTGAGAAGATTGGTGTTGTAAAGACTAAGGAGTCATTACCTAAAATAGGTAAAAATCAAAAATATCGTAGCCCTAGAATTAGTTTTGATGGTAAGTTCTGGTATCTATCTGTTAGTTTTGAGACTAAGAGAATAGATGTTATGTTAACAGATGATAAATTAGGTATAGACTTGGGTATTAAGGAATTAGCTGTTGTTTCTAATCAAGATGGTACTGTAGTTAAGAAGTATCGTAATATCAATAAAACTTATGAAGTAAAGAGATTAGAGAGAAAGTTAAAACGTGAGCAACGAAAGTTTTCACGCAAGATTCTTATAAATACAAGTCATTGTGATGATAAGAATAGACCTAAATATAAAAAAGAACTAGATTTATGTAAAAACATTCAAAAACAAAAACATATAATTCAGAGATTGTATAGACGGTTATCAAATATCAGAACTAACTATTTACATCAAACAACTACTGAGGTAGTGAAAAACAAACCATCTCGAGTAGTTTTAGAAGATTTAAATGTTAGTGGCATGATGAAAAATCGTCATTTATCAAAGGCTCTTATGTGTCAGAAGTTGTATGAATTTAGGTATCAAATAGAATATAAAGCTGAGTTATATGGAATTGAAGTGGTGATAGCTGATAGATGGTATTCTAGTTCTAAGACATGTCATAGATGTGGTCATATTAAGAAAGACTTAAAATTATCTGACAGAGTATATAGATGTGATTGTTGTGGGAATGTTATTGATAGAGATGTCAATGCATCTATTAATTTAGCTAATTATAATATAGAAAGTATCAAATAAATGATATTCTATATATGTACCTATCGTTACTAGGGAATTTAAGCCTTTGGAGTGTTATATAAGCCAGAGTAGCTTTTGCAAAATGGGACACTATGAAAAAGGAAGATATATTGTGAGGTATATCAAAGTGTAAGTGTGTAATATTTAAAATATGTACGTATTTATCGTAACGGAGGCAACTGGGTATTTAAAAAATAATATTACAATATTTAAGAAGTTTAATAACTTTATAGCGGTTGGGTTTCAACAAAAACAGGTATACCCTAATAGTGGTGTACAGGTTAATATTATTGCCAGATATGTTGAGTATGGTACAAATAGAAATACTGTAAATGGAAAGAAGACAATGCCACCTCGTCCTTTATTTAGACCTATAGCAAGTTACATTTCAAAACATATATCTAGGTATTATAAGATGTATTTAAAAGAGTTAGACAAGATTAAGAATAGTAGAGTTCCTTATTTGTATCTTAGAAATAAGTCTGTTATTAAATCTTCTAAGAGTAAGAAAAGGAAGTGATTGTATGGTAGATAATAAAGATATGATTATTGAGGGTTTACGTAATTTTGGTGATTACTTCAATAGTGAGGATGATTTCATTTCAGCATTAGAGAGTTCAGGATACTTTTATGCTAAGGATAAAGACATCACTGATGATAGGGTATACAAAGTTATAACAAAAGATATGTCTAAGTTTATTGATAATAAGTATATTAAATTACTTATTAAGAATGACATATTAGAGGGTTGTGATACTATTTACGGAACAGATGAGGATGGTAGTGAGTTTGATGTTGTAGGTATTGAGGATATGTTCCTACGCATTGAATTCAACACTAAATCTTTAGATGATACTGAGTATGAGGAGTTAAAAAGTCAAGTTCTTTCATATTTTAGTGGTAGTAAACTGTTCTCTTATTTGTACAAAAAGAATAAAGCTAAGATTGATAAGTTAGTTAAGAATGATATATTCTTTGAGCCTAATAACGATAAAGACTTCTTAGGGTTGTCTGATGATGCATTTTATTGTTTATTATGCTTTGATGAGGACTATTTAGGTGATATGGTTGATTACTTATTTTGGTAGTAAGGGGTAGTATATGCATAGTCCTTTATATCAATACGATTTGGCTATGTATGATAGGGTACATAGCTTATATGATGAGGTATTTTTTGCTGATGTAGACGAGCAATTTATTACAAATGCTAGGGAACATCAAGGTAAGGTAGTTATGCCATTTATTGGTATAAGTCGATTACCAGATTTCTCTATTAATTATGAATTTTATAACGATAGTCAGGTTCGTCGGGGTTGGACTAATCAGAAAGCTAGGAATGAAGATGGTGTAGAGTTTAGGGATAAGCGAGTTATGGTACATTCATTACCAGTAATGTTGCAGTATCAAATAGACGTGTACGCTACTAAGCGTGATGTATGTGATGGCATCATTTCTGAGTTATTAATGGAGTTTTCTGAAAGACCATATCTTAGAGTTCAGTTTATGGATATTGGTGACCATGTACAAGAGTTTCAATTAGCACTAGAAGATGGTGTTAGTGATAATACTGATGTGAGTGGTTTTGCTGAGACAAATCGATTTTATAGAAAGTCTATAACAATTAATATTGACCATGCATATATCTATCGTGTAGATAAAGCATTAGAGGTTGATAAAATTATCATAGATATTCATGATTTACCACTAGATGATAGTGATTTAAATAAAATTAAAACTAAGAATGGTAATAATTCTGATGGGTTTGATTTCAATACAGATGGCATTAGTCCTGGTGTTAGAACTAGAGATGAGTTAAATCTAGCTAATGATGAGACATCTGAGGGTAGTCTAAAACTTAAATAAATAGCATGAGAACGTATTCATTAATTTGGATACGTTCTTTTATATATAGGTTTTGAAAACATTAAAAACAATAAATATCTGTGTATACTAAAGAAAAGAGTTATATGTACAAAAGATGGGTAAAGTGAATAACTTATAATATATTATAAATTATCCAATTTTGAGGGGGATATAATGGCTACACTAACAATGTTAAGTCCTGGTGTATACATGAACGAGGTTGACAAAAGTCAATATACTACAGACTCCTCTACTTGTATTATTGGTATGGTAGGTGGTGCTAGGTTCGGTCCAGTTGGTGTTCCTACACTTATCTCTTCACAACAAGAGTTGATTAAAACTTTTGGTGAGCCTGTTGAAGGTGAGTATGGTTTGTATAGTGCCCTAATGGCATTAACACATGCAAGTCAAGTTATCTATACACGTGTTGTACGTGGTGGTACTAAAGCTACTTCAGGTAAAATCGGTACTGATAAAGTTCTTTATCGTTCTGCTGTAATTGGCGAGGCTAGTAATGGTCTTAAAATCATTCAGTCTGCTTTGACTGGTGGTAAATTCAGTGTGACTATTAAAGATGCACAGGATGTAGAGAAAGAAAAGTTTGAAGATTTAACTTTGACTTCCTCAGAAGAAAACTTTGTAGAAGCTGTAATTAATGCTAAATCAAAATTGATTCGTGTTGAGTTACAATCTACAGGTGATGTGACTGCAAAAGAGTTTGTGTTGGGTGATGCTGTAAAAGGTGGCAACACAGGTTCTAATGCACATGCAGGTAAAAAGGGTACAAATAAAGTACTCTTAGAGTCAAAATACTTTGATTCTAAATTAAATGGGTGTTCTGCTATTTTCAGTGCTATTGATGAGTTTACTCAAACATTTAATGTAAGCATTGTTGATGAAAATGGTAATGTTGTTGAGCAATTCAGTACATTATCTATAGACCCTAAATCTCCACGTTTTGTTGAGACTATTATTAATAATGGTTCTATTCGTGTTAATGCTAAAGTAGATACAGATACATCTGTTAACTATGCTGAAGATACGTTAATCTTTAGTGGTGGTGATGATGGTATCTTGGGAATTACTGCTAATGACATCATTGGTGATGTTTCTGGTGGTGGTTTACAAAGTTTCTCTAACCCTGAAACAGTTACTATTGATGTATTAACTGCTAGTGGTTGGAGTGATGCTAGTGTTATTAAGGCTGGTTTACATATTGTTGAGAACCGTGCCGATTCTATCTTTATCGTAGACCCACCATTCGGTATGGGTGTACAAGAGATGGTTAATTGGTCAAATGGTAAGGGTTCATACACTAATCAAAATGGTCTTGATACATCTTATGGTGCATTGTATTGGCCGTGGTTACAAATTAGTGATAGTTTCACTAATAAAAACATTTGGCTACCACCTAGTGGTTTCGTAGCTGGTCAGTATGCATATAATGATAAGGTAGGTTTCCCTTGGTTAGCACCTGCTGGTTTGAATCGTGGTAGGATTACTAAAGCTATTAATACAGAGTATTCACCTACACAGGGTGAACGTGATGCTTTGTATGGTCATAGGAATGTTGTAAACTGTATCACAAACTTTATCGGTCAAGGTATTGTTATCTGGGGTAACAAAACACTTCAACGTCAACCAACTGCATTGGATAGGGTTAATGTTCGTAGGTTAATGAGTTTCTTAGAACGTAGCATTGCTATGAAATCTAGGTACTTTGTATTCGAGCAAAACTATGATGCTACTTGGGAGCGTTGGAAAACTCTTATCGAGCCAGTTTTGATTAATGCTAAAAATAATGGTGGGTTGTATGATTATAAAATTGTGTTAGAAGCTACTGCACAAGATTATGAAAACAATCGTATGCCTATCAGTATTTACGTTAAACCAATTAAAGCCGCTGAGTTCATTAGTTTGACTTTCAACATAATGAATTATAGTGCTAGTTTCAACTAATAAGGGGGATATGATATGAGTCAGTTAAATGCCGCCTTTATGTCTATGGACTCAACGTATGAGGTTCAACGTACCAATAACTTTAGGTTTATTGTAGATTTAAGTGAGTTCTCAAATAATACATCTTCTTCTAGTGGTGATATTATTGAGTTGGCTTGTGATAGTACAGGTCTACCTACTGTATCTAATGACCCTATTGAGTTGGATTATGGTAACTCTCAAATCAAGGTAGCTGGTAAAGCAACTACTGATGATATTACAGTTGCTGTAAAAGACTTTATCGAACCTGACGTAGAGAATATTCTATGGCAATGGAGGATGAAAGTTTATAATCCTAAGACTGGTAAAGTTGGTTGGGCGAATAACTATAAACGTACATGTATGATTGTTCAATATGGTCCGAATGGTGAAGTATTGAGGAAATGGCAATGTGATGGTTGTTGGCCGACTAGTTTAGACTTAGGTGAATTAGACTACTCTAGTGGTGATAAGAAACAAATTAGTATGAACTTGTCTGTAGATACTGCGTATCTTGTACGTGATGGTCAAAATACTCATATTTATGGTACAGACTAATTTAGTTAGTTTTATAGGACGTAGTGTATGCTACGTCCTATTTTTGTGTTATAATGTTTGTGTGTAGTTTCATACTTATCTTCATGTGTTCTCATATTAAGGGGTTTATGGGGTTAAGGTGGGTTCATTGGTTATTGACATAATTAATTACATGTACTATAATTAATTATGTTGATTAACAGCCATGGTCAATTAAAAAAAAGCTGACATCAGGGTATGGTGTTAGCTTTTTTTAATTTATATACAATTTGGGGTTGGTTTTTTGTTTGGGGGTTTACTTATTGTTTTTCGTGTGGTATATTGTATGTAGTGGATGAGAGTGGTTACTCATCTACTGTATGTGGATGATTGCGTTACATCTACATATACCTCCCTTTTTACTGTTACGTTTGTTTATTTCCTTTCGTAGCGTAACAGTAAATTTACATATTGTCGTTCTTATTGGATAAAGATTAGATTAGGTTTTTCATGATAAGTATGCTTTGTTGCATATATTTTTCTCCGTTAGAGTGTTACATTGATTACTTCGGCTCTTATCAATGTAACACTCTTTTTCTTTTTGTATAGCAGTTTAATAAAAATTTAATTGTTTATATTAAGTTGTAGTGTTTTTGATGATAGAGTTTTATATATAAGTTTCATGTGGTTGTGGTATTATTCTTGTTGTTTATATCTTAACTTCATCTTATATACATAATCAGAGGGGTTTAGAGTAGATATAATAGCATCACAATCTACTTTTACATTAGATGGTTATATGTAAATTTCACAGTACTTTTCGATAGAAATACTAAAGCTAGTTGCAGATAATCATGTTTTCATGTAGTAGAGGTGGTGTTTTATGAATTTAATTGAGATGTTATCTGTGTTGGGTATGAACATAAGTATAGGTGATGTTTCAATAGCAACATTACTTTTACTGACAATCATACAAATATCTCCTATTGAGTTCAATCCTTTATCTATTATATTGTCTATTATAGGTAGAGAGTTGAATAGAGAAGTAATTGATAGGGTTGAGAAATTGGAAAAGTTAGGGGAGTCTAACAGTAGGGGAATAGACAAGCTATCTTATGAGGTTTCTGAGACTAGGGCAATTAACGCAAGGTCTAGGTTATTGGAATTTAATGATGATTTACTACATAACGTAGCTAAGTCTAAGGAAAGTTTTGACCATATAATGGCAGACATTACGTATTATGAGCATTTCTGTAGAAAGCATGCAGATTTTCATAATCATGTTTCAGATATGGCTATTAAAAATATAGAGGACATATATCGTAAGCGATTGTCAAGGAATGATTTCTTAAAATAGATTAATGGTTATATTGAATATAGTAGAGATAGTAATACTTTTTACTATCTCTATTTTCATGTTAATTGTCAAATGGTCTTATAGTATATATAAGGTTAGGTAGTTTCAATACTTTTTAGATATTATATTAATAGTACAAAAGAAGAGGTTTTAAAGTGGAAGATAATAAATTTAATTTAGGTGCAGATGTTTTTGGTGATACTACATCTGACGTTACATCTACTGTTGTAGAAAAAGATATTACTTCATATTCTGTTGAAAGTATTCCTACAAAAGAAGAGGTCAAAGTGGAAGATACAAAGAAAGAAGATTTGATTGCTAAAGAATTAGATAGGGAAAATACAGAGGCTGGCTCTAAGAAAACTAAGTTAGCTTATGAATCTACTGTATTGTTGCCATCTAAAGGCATTTTATATAAAGAGGATAATATCCCTGCTAATATTACATTACGTGGTATGACTACTAAAGATGAGAAAATCATGTATGCTAGTCAAGGTGCCGATGTATTTAAGAAGATTTTGAGGAATTGCATTGTTTCTCCTGAGAACATTGATATTAATCGTTTGATTAGTGCTGATGAGATGTTCCTAATCTTGCAATTACGAATGGTTACATTTGGTGATAAATATAAAGTTCGTTCTACATGTCCTCATTGTGGTAGTGTTGATGAGCATGAGATTAGTTTGTCTGATTTCGATATTATGTATTTAGACGATAATTTCACAGAACCGATTAATGTTGAGTTGCCTGCTAGTGGTGATACTTTGTCATTACGTTTACTTAGAAATTCAGATACAGAATATGTAGAGAAATATGCACGTAGGTTCGCAAAACAGTTTAATCAAAACTATAAAGAGGTGATGTATATTTGTAGGATGGCAAAATACATTACAGCTATTAATGGCAAACCTGTTGATTTTGTAGATGCACGTAGTTATGTAGAGAATATGGTATCTTTGGATAGTGCTAAAATGCAGACAGTTATTAATAGTATTATTGTTGGTGTAGATACAATCGTAGACCATGAGTGTACTTCTTGTGGTGAGTTGTATGATTTTGCTATGCCAATTACTAGCGAGTTCTTTCGTCCCACAATTAAGTGAGTTTAATTCAGACGAATATAATAAAAAGGCTAGAGATATAAGATTTACAGCTTTTCGCTCTTTAATGAAAGAGGAGTTTCAACTAGCGTATTTTGGTAAGATATCATACGAATCTGTTGAAAATATGAGTTCTTTAGAGAGAAGGACGATGTATCAAATACTAGTTGAGCAGAAAAAAGAAGAGAAGAAAGCACAAGATGAGGCTATCAAATCCGCCAAAGAGAAAAAAGCTTCTAGGGGTAGGAGAAGGTAGCCTCTTCTCTTTATATTTTAGTATAAGGTTGTATATATGGGTGAGTTACAAGATAAAAAACAACTGAATAAGCGTATACAACAGATAGAAGAAAAAGAAGCTAAACGTGTTGAGAAGAACATAGCTAAACGTGAAAAGCGTTTTGCTAAGATGTTAGATTCTCAGATGACGATGTTAGAGTCATTCTATAGTACTTCAAGTAAAACAGCCAAAGGTATGCTTAAAGACAGCATGGATGGTCAACAAGCTATTTTAGAGGATAGTTTGGCAGACATGAAGCGTGAGTTTAATCTTTATGCTAAGTATATGGATAATACAACACGTAAGTATTATAAGGGTATGATTTCAGTTGCAGATGAAAGTCTGACAACTATGAAAGAGACTGTTGCTAAGCGTTTTGGTGAGATATCAGATGAATTTGATGAAGAGATGGTTGGTATGACAGCATCTTTCACAGATAGGATTAAGCGTTTCTCTAAAGGTATTAGGGACGCCGCTGTGGCATTGGAATTAACTGATATGGCTGATAGTGTTAAAAGCAGTTTAACTGATATTACTGATTCATTTATTGATAATTTCCGTGAGAGAAGTGCTAAGTTAAATGGTAATATCACTAAAGGTGATTATCAAAAGATGATTGGTAGTGTAGTAGATTCTTCATATTCTATGGGTAGGAATGAGGCATCTGAGTTAGTTAATGGTGTCATGGATGAGTTAGGAATGAAAACTGCTAAACAGTTAGACCCTTATCTTAAAGAAGTTGCTAGTTTACATACTGCAATAGACGCCAACATTAGTGATTTATCAAGCATTATTAAGATGGATATTAATAGTGGTGGTAAAGGTGAGATTCTTAAAGAGATGTCAAATATTGCTACTGGGTTAGGTTCTGATAAGGATTTAACTGTGGATAGTAATGCTATGTTATCCTCAATGAATGAGCATATTGAGGACTTATATGGTCTTTCTAAGAAAGATTCTGTTAAGTTTAAGGGTATGACTAAATCTCTTGCAATAATGGAAGGTATTCAACAACAGCAATATAACAAGGGTGTTGAAGAGGCCGGTGGTAAGATTGTAGAGTGGTCTAAGATGTCTGTACCTGAACTTCTTAAAGACGATGACTTCATGAGTTTCATGGCTAGGTCTGGTATGAGTGCTGAGGAATTCAGAGGTGCTATTGATAGTGGTCAGTCAGATGTTGTAATGAAACAAATGCAAGATTTGTTTATAGCTAATAAGGACGACCAATATGCTTTAAATCAGTTAAGGGAGTCTATGGGTTTCAGTTCTGATGCTGTAGCACAGATGTTCGCTGATGCTGATTCATTAACAGGTGATTTGAAAAAGGTTACAGATAATATCAATAAGAATTCTGATAAAAGTGGTTCTAATGCTGAGAGTATGGCTGGGTATGCTAGTGGGCCGATAGAAAAATTGAGTAATTGGTTATCTGATTCTTTCCCTGTTAGGATGGTTTCTGATTTCTTTGGTGAGTTAGACATTAAAGCCGCCAATATGGCTAACTACGCCATCATTGCCTATACTATTTCTGATAGATGGGGTGATGTAAAGGATATGCTTAAAATGGTAGCTACACCGTTTAAGAGTTTCGGTAAGTTCTTGTCTGGTGGTGGTTTCAAGACATTATTCAGTTCTAAGGGTGCTTTAAGTCAGGGAATTGAAAATGGTTTGAGAACATTATTTACAGGTAAGGGTTCTTTTGTAACGACTCTAGTAGATAAGTTCAAGAGTGTATTCTCATGGATTGGTAAGGTATTCTATGCTAATGCTCCTGATAAGATGATAAAAGCGTTTTCTAAGGTAGGTTCTAAGTTAGGTGGAGTATTCTCTAGTTTCTTTGGAAAGATATTTGATAAGATTGGTAGCACAGGGATTGGAAAGTTAGCATCTAAGTTATTCAGTGGTGGCATTTTCAAGGTACTAGGTAAAGTCATACCTATTGTTGGTGGTTTCTTTGATGTGATACTAGATTTCTTTAGTGGTCTAGGTAAAGCAGATGAGTGGTTTGGTAAAGACCATAACTTATTACAAACTATCATGAGTGGTCTTATTGGTGCTATATTCGGTACTGGTAGTGGTATAAAGTGTGAAAACTTTATGGACGATTTATTTACTGTAATGGGTGGTGCATTAAAAGGTGGTGCCGCTGGTTTTGTAGTTAGTGGGCCGTTAGGTGCTTTAGTTGGTGCTATTTTAGGTGCTATAGCTAATGCTATTGGTGGTGATAGGATAGCTAGTGCATTTAACTCTTTAACAGAATATATTTCTACTATACCTGATAAGATTGTTGGTGTATTCACATCGGCATTTGACGCCGTACATGATTTGATTGCAGATTCATGGATAGGAAGTTTGTTAGGTATGACTAAAAATAATCCTGATGCAAGTATAGGTGATAACACTAACACATTGATGAAGACTATGGCTTTAGCCACTCCTTTTGGAATGGTTTCTAGTCTTATAGGTTCTTTTGGTTCTCATGCTGATGGTTTATCAGAAGTTCCATATGATAATTATCCTGCTTTCTTGCATAAAGGTGAGGCAGTCTTGACTTCTCAACAGGCTGGTGCTGTTAGGTCTGATGGTGGTATACCTATTACAGGTGGTAATAGTTTAATTGAAGCTTTAGGTATTGATGGTGAGGTTGGACAAGGTAGGTCTGTTCTAGAAAGAGTATTTAGAGGTGTGTTCGGTATTACAGGTCAAGATACTTATGGTGAGGGTGGCTTATTTGGTAATATATTTAAGCATCTGCTCAACTTAGGTAGTGGTGGCATCTTAGGTAACTTGATGGGCGATAGTGGTTCTATCTTTGATAAGCTAAAAGAATTCTTAAAAGGTGGGGGTTCTTCATCTAGTGGTGGTTCTTCTGGTGGAAAGCCAGCTAACATGTCTACAGGCAATGGTGATGGCAAAAAGATTTGGGATTTCTTAGCTAAGGCTGGTTATTCTGCTGAGGGTATTGCTGGTATTCTAGGTAACTTGCATGAAGAGAGTGGCTTTAGAAGTGGTGCTATTGAAAATGATGGTGGTACTACTAATGAAGACTTAGTAAAACAGATTACAGCTAGTAAGGATGCTTTTCTTGCCGATTCACGTGGTTTTGGTTTAGCACAGTGGACTGATAGTGGACGTAAGAGTGCTTTATGGGATTATGCACAGTCTAAGGGTACTAGTGTTGCTGACTTCCAGACTCAGTTAGAATTCTTGTTAAAAGAGTTACAAGAAAGTTATTCTGATACATCAAATGCATTAAAGGGAAATATTACTGTTGACCAAGCATCTGATATATTTGGTACAAACTATGAGGGTTTTGGTGCTAATTCTGCCGCTAGTCGATTAGAAAAATCTAAAAAATTCTATGAAGAAAACACTAAAGGGACACCTCAGTATGCACAAGGTACACCGTGGGTGCCAGATACACAAGTAGCGTTAATTCATGAGGGTGAGATGGTAGTACCAGCTGATAAGAATCCTTTAAGTTCAGATAGCACTTCTAATGCTGTAGGTTTACCTACAGATAATGGTGGTTCTGATGATATTGTTGATGCTATTAAATGGCAAGTATCTAGGTTAGAAAGCAAGTTAGATGCATTAATTAATGTAGTAGCTAGTAGCAATTCTAATTATAGAGGTAATGGTTTTGGTTCTGATTCCTCAGTTAATAATTTATTGAAAGTATAGGTGGTGATTGTAGTATATGGCTAATGATTTCAGTTCTGATAATTATTCAATGTCAGTAGGTAAGAGTGGTGTAACAACTATGCAATGGAATCCTACTACAATTATTCCTTGCTATATCGTTAATTTAGTTACAGGCACTAAGATTAATTTTGCTACATTACCTACTGATGTGTCTGAGGATTATGGTGCTAGTTTTGGTCAACAACAGCCTATGGGTAGGTCATCTCCTTATTTTAACTATGAGGGTAGTGAAGCAAGAACTGTTTCTTATAGCGTTACACTTCACAAGGATATTGTACCTGATATGGAGAATGTTGTATTAGAGTGTAAAAAACTAGTATATCCTAAGTATACAGGTAGCTTAGTTACACCACCTTATTGTTACGTTAGGTTTGGTGCTATGATTAATATTACAGCTATTGTAAACTCAGTGAGTATTGAATGGGGTGGTGCGGCTGGTACTATTCTAGGTGATACACTTGATAGTGAATCATTGGGTGGTAATAGTTCTCCTACATATTCTGATGTTCAAATAAGTTTTAGTTTTACAGAGATTAGGGCAAGGTCATTAATGCAAGCTGATAATGTATTTGATGAGGGGCCTGTTAGGTAGGTGTGCTAATGAATAAGCCGTCATTGATAAAAACTGAGATAACACAATCTTTTACAAGTAGACAAGATAAGATATCTAGGTATTCTAACCTAAAGAGGTTAGTAAATCTAGATGGAAATACATACATTGAGACTCCTAATAAGATAGAAATTAAGGAGAGTAATAGGGACATATATTATTCAGTAGAAAAGGGTTACGAGAATAGGTTAGATTTGATATCTAATAAATTCTATGGTACACCTTTAATGTATTGGGCAATCGCAGTTATGAATCGGATTGATAACCCATTAGACATACCAGCTGGTGTTGTTCTTAGAATACCAGCTATTGAATCAATATATGACACAGGTGCTATTCAGATATGAGTGAGTTTAAAGAGAGTCAAATAACAAGGGATTTGAGTGGTCATCAACCTCTTTATGCTTTCATTGACTTGACTATAGATGGGCATAATATTTCATACTTTGGTAATAAAGACTATAATGAATCTGTAATGAGTTTAAATGTAGAACGTAAAGGTAAGTCTAATCAAGACTTATCTGGTTCTACTTTTGATATTGAGTTGTATGATGATACAGCTTTACGTATCGAGGAGTTGTTAGCTAATGCTGTTCCTGTAGGTAAGAATTGGAAAACAGCTAAACAACTAAAAGATACAGGTAATGATGTTACTAAAGGTAATATAGCGTGGAAACAGTCTGAGGAAAAGAAAAAAGATGAAGAGGCTGATAAGTCAAATACATATACAAAAGAAGATGAGAAAAAAGATAAAGACCATAAAGAGGGTACTAAGAAGAATGTAAAGGCTAAGCAAGAGGGAAATGTTAGATGTAGATATGGTTGGTGTAATAGAAAAGGTCAGGTAATTGAAGATATTTCTTTAATTGGTAAGGCTTTGAAGTATACGCTAAACTTTGAAGGGCCAGCATTAACTTTAACATTGAACTGTGTGGCTGAAGCTGATGTTACTTCTACACAAAAGTTAAATATGACATTTGATGTTGCTACTTATGGTGGTAAGCCATCTGAGATTGTACGTGCTATGTGTCAAAAAGCTGGCATTGAGATTGGACGTATTGTAGAAACAAAACCTATTTTGGGTGAGGATGGTAAGCCTAAAGAGTTTAAGACTGAAACTAAGAATATGAGGGAGTTTATCTCAGATGAGTTGTTAGAGAAGTCTGAGCCTTTAGATTCAGATAAGCCTGGATATAGGTATTTTACACAAGTTGTTGATGGTGTAGAGAAAGCATACTTTGTTCCTAATGAGATGTATGGTGATATGACTGTTGTTACATACAAGAAAATGGAAGAAAATACAACTTCAACATCTACAACTACGGCTAATGCACAGGGAAATACAAGTGGTGATGCATATTTAAAAGTTATGGGTGTATCTACTCCTGTTTTAGGTTCTAATACTTCAAGTAGTGTTAGTGTTACAGGTAGTGGTAAAGTTATTTTTGTTGGTGATGCTAGGGTTAAGGATTTAAGTGAATCAGTACCTAATAATAAAGATATAGTCTATGTGTATGATGATAAAGCTAACTATAGGTGGTTAAAAGACAACATAGATAAGATTAAATCATTGGCTACATTGGGTAGTAGGGTTTACATGATGTTAGGTCTTAATGATTTAGATAATATTATCAACTATGTGGAGTACTATAATCAGTTAGCAAAAGAGTTTGAGAGTATAGGTGTTCAGTTCTTTGTAGTATCTATATTGCCGGTATTCATGGCTAAATCAACAATTAAGAATAGTAATATTTCTTCATTTAATCGTGCTGTAAAGCAAAATAAGTGTAGGGAGCTACATTACGTTGATATCTACAATCCAATTCTACTAGCACTCAAAAGTAATAATACTAAGTCTGATGGCATTTCTTATAACAAACGATTAATGCAAGACGTATACAGTAGGATTGTGTACTATAAGGACATACAAGTTGAGACAGTTTCTAGTAGAGATATTGCTAGTAAAGGTAAGATTATTAATGGTGTAGAGTTTACTACGCATAGTGTACCTGATATGTTAAGTCATTCTGCATATCAAGGTAGTGTTTCTGATGACGAGATATTTGGTGATGATGCTTTCTTAGAAGATACAATTACAAAGTACCTAGCAGTTGCAATTTCAGAGGCTGATAATAGTGATATTGCTGAATTAGTTTCTGGGTTAAAACAGTATGAGACATATCTTTTATCTGTTAAGGATAGCACAGTACATCATGATGTTTTAGGTTTAGACTTAAATAAAACTGTTTCTACAGCATTAGCTTTAAAAGAAAAACCTGATATTAATAATATTACTAAGGCTTTTCTTAAAGTAATTGGTAAAGATAAGATATCAGATGATGTTACTAAGTATGTAGATTTGGTTAATAATTTCACTGGTAGTGTTAAAGGTGATAAAAAATCAATAGATACATATGTTGGTGCTGTTAGTAGTTTATTTGGTAATAATAAAGATGTTGCTAAGATATCTTCTACTGTAACGGATGCTATTAAATTAATATCAGAAAATAGAGATAAGATATTAAATAACAAGAATACTAATAAAGTGGAGTTGTATAGTGGTATTGCTGATAGTATTGTAGGTAAATTATTGCCGAGTCAAAGTGCTAATATAGGTAAAATTAAAGATAAAATAACGTCTGTAATGTCTTTAGATAAAGATAAGATTAAGAGTGGTGACTACACAGAGATAGAATCTTTATTATCTAAAGAGTTGGGTATAGATAATACAAAGTTAGATAAGTATGTTTCTACTGCTAAGGCTTTAGTTGAAATTTATAAAAATAAAGAGTATTTTGATATCAAAGATACTAAGTTTATGGCTAAAGATTTATTATCAAGTGTTGTTGGTAAAGAAAAAGTAGAAAAAGTGCAGAAGTATGTAGATACAGCACAGAGTATTTATAATGCTTTAAATGGTAATAAAGATGTTACTAGCATAAGTGGTGCTATTCGTAACTTGTCTGATGTATTAGGTAAGAAGTCTAAAATATCTAAATATATTGACAGTGCTAGTTCTATGTTAGATATTGTCAACAAAGGTCAAATAGGTACTAAGATTTTTGATACTAATAATGGTATAGGTGGTATCATTAAAGAACGATTACCTCAACTAACTAAAGAGGGTTCTTTGGGTGGTATTATTGCATCAACTACAGGTATATCTAATACTTCTACTAGTGAGGTTCTTAAAGCGAATTTACCTAAAGATGTGGCTAGTGGTGTTACAGGCTTAAATGGTGCTTTAAATAATGCTACAAATGGTGCTAAGGTCGATATTGGTAAAGATGGTATCACCGATGAGGAAATGAAAAAAGGTGTACGCTCTATTACTTTTGGTGGTAAAAAGCAAAAGATGGAGATTTGTGGTGAATTTGAGATTTATACCGGTAGGAGAGATAGTCAGGTTATTAGTTTCTCTCCTGAGTTTGAGTCTGATAAGATTGCTACAGATAAAGTACCTACAAATGCTTTGAGCATTGATTCAGTTAGGAATGAGATGCTAGAATGTACTATTGAGGGTATTGGTGGTAGTTTAGCCAGTGATGCTTATAAAGATAGGGCAGATAGTTCTACTGGTGTTGGTGTTGTCTTAGGTATGAGTGGTTCTTCATTTAAGAATTTAGAGTCATCTGCCGCTAGTATGTGGTCTAGGTATTTTAGTTCTGTATATGGTGCTAGTCTAGAAATAATGGGCAACACTAAAGTTAAATTTAATGGTCATATAAAAATTGCTGTATATACTAAATTTGGGTTTTTACATCATACAAGTGGTATCTATCATATTCAAGGTATTACAGATACGATTTCAGATGGTATGTTTACTACTAGTTTAGATTTACAGAAAAATAGTGACCAAGCTAAGAAGAAATTGAAAGGTGAAGGTGCTAAGAAATTGGACGAAAATAAGATTAGTGATACAGATGGTAAATATTGGGTTAAACAGGGTTCTTGGGTTACATTAGATGGGTGTATAGCTGGCGTGCCAAACGCTTTAGAAGATTTAGGTAAGTGGTTCTTTGATAGGACTGGTAAGAAACTAGTATGTACAGCAGGTACTAATGGTGACCACGCAGCTGGTGAGCATAGTCATGCTACTGGGTGGAAAATGGACGTTAACGATTGGGGTGGTCCCGAGGGGTTGACAGGTGGTTGGATTGTTACTCCTGATGAAAGTTCTTGGGGTTCTTTGTGTGTTGAATTTATTGAGTATGGTAGGTCTTTAGGTTTAGGGATGAACTATGAGACAAACCATATCGATATCTGTATGGATGGCAAAGAGTGGAATGAAAACAATCCTGGTGGTGCTAAAGATAATGGTGGTTATAGAGGTTAAACTTTATGGCTATAAATAGTAATGACTTTTATGGGAGTCTACAAGCACCTACAGAGTTGGGTGGCATATTCCGTGCTAGGGTAGAAAATAATGTAGACCCTTTGGGTATTGGTAGGGTACAGGTACGTGTACCTATGATACATCGAACTGTTGCTAGTGGTGGTACTGCTACAGAATCACTTCCGTGGGCATCTTATTGCTCCTCTATTGGTGGTGGTTACAACTATGGTTCTTTCATCGTACCTGAGATAGGAGAGTATGTATGGGTGATGTTCGAGGATATGGACTCAAATAAACCTGTATATTTGGGTTCTGTATTTGGTACTGATTCTACGTTAGAAAAGAGATATGGCAGTGATAAGACTACTGGTGTTTGGAGTGGTGTAGTTGGTGCTAATGAAGTTCCTTTGGAATCTCAACGTGAATCACCTACACATAAGATGATTTATAAATCAAGACATGGCTCTATGATGTACTTCGATACAGATGAAAAAACAAATTCAGTTGGTATTGAGGATGCTAATGACCAGAAGTTTAAGATTTCTTCTACTGAGGGTAAAGAATTTATTCTCATGGAGGGTGAAAATAATGTATTAGTTAAGATACATAATGGTAAGATTGATATAGGCTATGAGGGTGGTAGAGGTATTCAAGTTATACCTGATAGTGGTGATATTGTTTTAAAAGCAAGTGGAGCCACTATTACATTATCGGATTCTATCACTATGAAAGCTGATAGCGTTAATGTTAAATCTAGTTCATTTAAAGTTAATTCTAATAGTATTCGGATGCAAGCAGGTAGTATCAAGATTATAGAGTAGGTATTTACATACATATATTTTTATGTTATAATTTGTTTGTAGTTAAGTTTTTCTTTTCATTTTTCTTAACTATGAGGAGTTCTCCGAACGAACTCCTCGCTCCTTTCGATTATATAACATAATACAATCCTTAAAATAGCGTACACGTTTTTATATATGTGTACGCTATTTTTTGTGTTAATTTCACTATATGAATTAATTATATATTAATGGGAGGGGTATAGGTGATAATATGGCTTTTTATTATAACGAGGAATTTAAAGATACAATAGCTGGTAGTGGATTATCCCTATCAAAAACATTTAAACAGAATTTACGAGATGGTAAAGGTATAACGAATGTAATTAGTGGTGAAGATAAGATTAATGAAAGTATCTATACTATACTATCTACAAGGGTTGGAGAGAGGTTCTTTCTACCTGAATTTGGTAGTCGATTACATTTAGTTGTATTTGAGCAAAATAGATTTGTAGCACATGACCTAGTTTCTATTTATGTTAAGGAAGCTTTAGGGAATTGGGAAAAGAGGATTGTTGTAGAAGACGTTAGTATTGGTAATAATTGGGAAGATTCAAATATTGTTCCAGTACATATAACATATAGGTTAGCTAATAGTAATATCATAGGTTCATATGTATATCCATTCAATAGGACGATTGATGGTGTAGATATGTATGAATTTGGTGGTGCTGTTAGTACTACATCATACTAGAAGGGGGGTTAGTTTTTGGCTAATAGTAATAACACATTGTCTTATACAAATAGGGATATTGTTAGTATTCGTAAAGAATTGATTAACGCTATACCTAAGTTGACAGATAAGTGGACAGATTTTAATGAATCTGACTTAGGTATTACACTTATTGAGTTAATGGCTGGTGTACAAGATATGCAAAACTTTTATCTTGATGCACAGGCTTTTGAGACATATTTAGATACAGCTGTTCAAGATAAAAATGTACGAGCATTATTACGTTCTATGAATTATAGAATACCATTAGCAAAATCATCTGAGTGTAAGGTAAGGATTGTATTTGTTAATAATGATGATAGAGAGATTACTATACCTAAATATACTTCTTTTACGAGTAGTATTAATTCTAGTATTGTAAACTTTGTAGCTAAAGATACAATTACACGTAGTGGTCAGTTTGATTACATCGATATTCCTGTTATGGAAGGTGTAGCAAGGTCTATTACATGGTCTAAAGATGATTTCACTAGTAATAGAAATGTTGATGGTGATATTTCAAGACGTATCTATTTGGGATATAAGAATGTTTCAGATGGTTCTGTTGAAATAGTGCAACATGGTAACGTATGGAAAGAGTGTAATGATGCATTACTAAAATACGAGGGTGGCAGATGGTATTCTGTACATGTTGATAGCGATGGACAGGTATATGTGTTAATGTCTGTAAACTTCTTACAGTTAATTGAAGATGGTGAGAGTTTAGATATTAATTTTGTAACAACAAATGGTATTAATGGTATTATCGATATGGATGTGATAGATACTATTAATATGAATATACAAGATGTACAAAGGATATATAATACAACAAAATCATATGATGCATCAAACTCACCTAGTAGTGCTGATTTACAAAATATGAAAGTTCTTGCTAGACGTAATGCTATCACAATGGATAGGTATATTACTTTAGAGGATTTTGAGACGGCAGTATATGAACAGCCTTATGTGTTTCAAGCTGTAGTTAAAGATTGGAAGTATTCAGATTATGTTACAGAGCCTTATATTGTTAAGGTGTGGGCAGTTAATACTTTGGGTGAGTCTTTAGGTGAGTTAACACGAGAAAAGTTAAAGAAAGAATTAATGTCTAAGGCTATTGCTGATGTGACTGTTCATGTATTAGAGGTTGAGAGTGTTGACTTTAATATTGATGTTGACGTTGTACTATCTCTAGATAATGAGACAGCTAGAGAAAGGCTTAGGTCTGAGATAGCATCATACTTGTATATGACATATCGTGCTGAGAATATGTCTTTTGGTAGAGACATATCTTATTCACTTATGACATCTAGGGTTAAGGCTTATTCTCCTTATATTAAAGATGTATTGGTAAGAACACCTAATAAAGATGTTGAGGTTGGTAATATACAATTCCCTAAATTGGGTAAGGTAACAGTTAGGGTTGTAGAAGAATTGTAGGGGTTATGTATGAAGCTAATTGATAGAATAAAAAATAGTAAATACATGACTTTAATACCTGAGAAGTATAGAGAGAATGAAAATTTCTTAGTTTTCTTCTACTTGTTAACACAACAGTTTGATATTAATGAAGAGAACATACGGAATTTCACCTCATTAATTAATAATGATAAAGTACCTATGAAGTTTCTACAGTCTTTGGGTGCTTTTAATAATTATACTTATCAGCATTTAGCTAAGAATGATTTCAATAGAGAACTTTCAATGCGTATGTTTAACATTTGGGAGCAGAGGGGTTCTAAAAAATCAATTATAGACGCCGCAACGTGGGGTGATAATGTTGGTTGGGTTGGTGGTGACTTGTGGATTCCTGGTTATTATCAGCCATCACAGTCTGCTATATTTGAGTTGCCACGTGATAAAATCTTTAGGCATAGCATATCTAAGTTTTCAAGTACACATGTATTTGAGGATGGCAAAACATATATGCCTGGCATTATATTATTGTCTGTTCCTAATTTAACTAAAGAAGTAAAACGTAGGATTTATGAGGTAACTCCTGCTGGTAGGAAGTATATATTTCAGATTGAGTCATCATTCTTTCCTAATGATGGGATAGATAATTTAGAGATAGGTTCTTTTAATGAATTATCTTTCTACAAGAAAATGAGGATATATCCTAAGAATGTGTTTGAAGAAAATCCACCATATGACAGGGATACTGACATAGATTTCACTTATGAGATAGATATGTTAGTTGATATGGAGGAACTTTGGGACATTCTTATTCATAGTGAGACTAGAGGTCGTAGATATCATAGTGGTCATTTGACTAATATTACAAATAACGAATATATTATGAATATGGCATGTTCTACGTTACCTATTTCTGTATTAACACATAAGTTTTCTGTTGATGGGAATGATAGTTTAACAGATAGTAGTTATAAAAAGGCTTATACTGGTGAGTATTTAGATACGTATAATAATAAGGGTATTGACTCTATTACACGTGATATTAATAGTGTTTATAGTAACAGTTTAGATTTAGACGTACATAAAGAGGTACGTCTAACTGCAATACGTAGTGAGAATTCATCTATAAGGTCTAAGCATGGTAAGATGAGTGGTATAACTACTAGTGTTGTTGATGCTTTTGTTGAAGCAGAGCCTATTTTACCTAGTGACTCTTTATATTCAGTTGATGATGTAGCTGATTTACATGAGTGGGATTATAGGGATGAATTTTATTCTCATGGTGTTGAGTTAAATACAGACAGAGATTTACCTGTTAGGTTGGAGTTTACACATACTTCATTTAGTAGTATTTCTTAGGTGTTCAAGTAATATATAATAGTATAATTTATTTTAGTATATAGAAAATATATTTAATGGGGGAACATAGTTTTGGCTATTTGTACGTTAAAGGCACATGTTTCTAGGGCATTAGATTTTTACAATAAAGATGACATTTACTTCGCTATTGGTAAATCTACTCCGTGGAGTGCTAGTGATATTGATAATTTTGATACAGCGAGGGATTATGAAAATAATCCACCTGTACCTAAAAATACAGATGACATGAAAGAGATTGTTGGTTTTAAAAAAGCTGAGTTTAAGGCTATGGTAGTTCAGGATGATAATGGTTCTTTGGAATATCGTGGTGTGAATTGGCGAATCGTTTCACCTACAGATGCTGTAACTGAGGGTGCTAGGTGGGTATATATCTCAACTGAGTTATCTTATGATGAGTTACCAACAGATAAACCATATCGTCAGGTTGGTATTTACACAGGTTTAAAGAAAGCTGGTTCTGTTCAAGGTAATGTGTACAATCTTTTACCTAATCAAGTATCAGATAAGGGTTTGTTAGAGGTAATTGATTTTAGGAAGCCTGTATATCGTGATAGCGATGTTAGGGAGAAATTGAAAATCATCTTAGAGTTTTAATTATAATGTTAGGAGAATTCGATGAGCGTTGTTTCACAAAGTCCTTATTATGATAGGTATGATGACGTAAATTCAGAGCATCGTAAAGCTGGGTATACTAGGGTTTTAGCTATCCCTGGTAGGGCAGAACAGGCATCTGAGTTTAATGAAATTCAATCTATTCAAGAGGATTACTTATCACGTATTGGTGATTCATTGTATAAAGATGGGTTTGTAATTAGTGGTTGCGAAGTAAATATAGCTAATAATTTTATTACTATTGGTGCTGGTAGGATTTATTTAGGTGGCTTAATTCGTAATACAGAAGAGGTTAAATTAGCTATCACAGGGGTTGGTAAAGAGAGAGTTGTAGCTACATTAGTTACTAGTGTTGTTACTGCTACACAAGATAGTTCTTTACGTGACCCTGCCCAAAATGCTGAGAACTACAATCAAGTTGGTGCTAATCGGTTAAAACAAGTTGTAGCTTTCTCAGTTATTAGCGATTCTAGTGCTTTGGGTGATTATTCTGCTGTAGTATACAACTTAAATGATGGAGTTGTAGTAAAAGAGGCTAAAACAGATAACTATTCCATTTTAAATGATGTACTTGCTAAACGTACATATGATGAAAATGGTAACTATAAAGTAGATGGGTTAGACCTACAGTCTGTTACTGAAGATGAAGGTGACAAGATTCGGTTGTATGTGAGTGCTGGTAAGGCTTATATTCGTGGTTATGACGTAACTAAGCCAGCTATGAGTAGTATTTTATTGAATAAATCAAAATCTACTAGGGTAGTTACAAGTGAATCTCACTATTTTAAATCTTCAATTCGTAAATATAAGCTTTCTAATTCACCAGTAGCATCAATTCAAAACTTTACTGCTAGTGTTCTTGTAACAGGCGAACGTAAGTTTAGGGGTAATGTTAAAGGTGGTCAAGAGGCTTTAAATAATACACCTGTACAAAGTATTGTTAGTGTTTATACTAAAAATGCACAAAACAATAAAGAAACTGTATACGTTGCTGGTAGGGATTACTCATTATACTCAGACCAAGTGGATTGGTCTTTGACAGGTGATGGTGCTACTGAACCTGTACAAGGTACTACATATTATGTTGACTATATTTTCAATTATTCTATGCGTGAGGGTACAGATTTTAGGGTTGAAAATACAGTTGATGGCTCATATATTGTATTGTTAGATAATGGTAGTAAACCTACAGAAAACTCTTTGATGTACTTTACATATAACTTTACACTAGCTAGACGTGATTTAATTTTGTTAGATAGCGATGGTTATTTGAGTGTTATTGAGGGTACATCTGATAGGGTTGAGGATTTAATCATTCCTTATAATGGTTCATCAGCATATTTAGAATTAGGTTATGTAGATGTATATCCTACTGATGCTTTGGGTACAAATACAAGTGGTACAAAATTGTCTAGTGTAACAAATTATGATGGGGTTAGGTTAACACAGGATAACTTGTTATTAATGATGCGTAGGATTAATAAGTTAGAAGATAGCATTGCATCCTTAGATATGGAACGTAGTATTGAGGCTGGTGAGGATTTATCAAGTCTATCTGGTTACTTTACTGATAGCTTTGAAAATATCAATAAATCTGACTTAACATATACAGATACAGCTAGTAGATTATCCTATACAGCTTGTATTGACTTTGATAGAGGTGAGTTGACAACATCTGCCACTATTGGTAGTGTTGATATGACGATTGATGATAGGTCAAGTGATAGTTATGCTACATTTGGTAATATTATTTCTGCACCATATCAAAATGTATTGGCAGTTAGTCAAACATATGCTACAGGTACTATGAATGTTAACCCTTATGCTAGTTATGGGCCGCTTTGTAAGATTGAGTTAGACCCTGCTATCGATAATTGGGTTAACACGAATAAAATTAATGTATTTAATACTGTTGAGGATGTTAAATACGATACAACAACTAAAGTATATAGTCATGGTTATTGGTCTAGAAATGCTACTAAAAATCTTAGGGGTTATATGCGTACTGAACGTAAGGAAACAACAACTAAGGGTGAGGTTACAACTTCTAATAGTGTTTCTGAGTCAGTAGCTAAGTCAGTATATGAGTATATGCGTGTTAAGGATGTAAAAGTTAAAGGTTTTGCTTTTGGGCCGAACGCTAGAAATATTAGAGGTTTATTCAATGGTAGACCTGTTAGTTTAACTTCTACAGGCACAAGCACAACAGGTACATCTTATGTTGTTGAGGGTAAAACATATACAACAGTTAATGCAGATGGTAATGGTACTGTAACTTGTAAGTTTACTGTACCGGATAAAACTCCTTGTGGTACAGTAGCTTTCCAAATGCAAGCTACAAATTCTAGTGGTGAGGTTCATACAGGTACCGCTAACTATACTGCTAATGGTACTATTTTAACAACAACTGTAACTAACACAACAGCTGTTACACAACATTATAAAGTGTTGGTTGAGGTTGATAACTTATATGCTAATGACCCATTGGCACAGTCATTCATTATGGATAATGTGTATGATAGGAACTTAGTTAAGTTAGATTTATACTTCGCTAAAAAATCTTCTACAAGACCTGCTGTGTTACAAATTCGTAATATGGTTAATGGCTATCCTGGTGAAAAAGTTTATGCTGAGGTAGTTATTGACCCTAAAGATGTTAAAATTCCTACAGATAAGAATGTTCCTGTAGCTACTGAGGTAGTATTGAATCAGCCTGTATATTGTTATGCTAAGCAGTATTATTGTTTTGTAGTACTTTCCGATAGTAACGACTATGAAATGTACGTAGCTAATATGGGGGATAAATTCTTAGGTAAGAATGAGCAATTAGTTGTTAACCCATATGCTACTGGTGTATTATTCAGTTCTTCTAATGCTAGTACATGGACAGCACATCAAGGTACTGATTTGATGTTTAAATTATATCGTACTCAATATACAGGTAATGGTGAGATTGTATTTAATAACGTGCCTTTAACTGATATTACTGGTGTTATGTTGGATGCTTCTTATGAAGTTGATAGCGATAGTGATAGTAAAGATGTATCTTCTAGTAGAACAGGTTTGAAATGGTTCTATCGTTTCACTAAAACAGGTGCTGGTGAGGTTCCATCTGATTGGTTAAGTATCGATACTTTGGTATTTAGGGATTTACAGTCATATGCTAGGAATATTGACTTAAAGGCTGAAATTACAACTGATTTTAGTACTTCACCATTTATTGCTAGAGATAGGGTTGCTTTACGTACATTCTTAGATAGTAAACAATCTACATATATTTCTAAATCTATTGATGAGACAAACTTCGCTAACCCTTATCAAGCATTGAAGATTAGTTATCAAGCCGCTTTACCACAAAATACATCTATGGAAGTATTTTATATGGATAAAGAAGATGGTGATTGGGTAAAATTAGCAACTGATAATACTACTGTTAATATTAGTGGTAATACTGTTAAAACTGTATCTTTGGATTCTATTACAAATGTAGATGAGGAGTTTAAACAGTATACATGGAATATTAATAAGATTAATAGTATGGTTACTAATAATGCATCTAGGGGTTCTAAGTTCTTCAAGATTAGAATTGACTTAAATACTACACAGGCATTTAATCGTCCTAGAGTTAAAAAGCTTGCTTGTATCTTTAAAGAAAAAGAATATAGGACTTAATCTATAATTTTAGTTTAAGATTTCAAGTATATATAGTATTGATAGTATAGAGATGTGGTTATTGCTACATCTCTATATTTTTATTACATAGGATAGAGTGGAGGTTTAATATGCCTGAAAGAGTACAAAGAATGTTCTGTACGATGTTTAAGAAGACAGAGGAAGAGCAAAAGAATTATGATGCTAGGTTAGAGTTGGCTAAGGCTAAAGAGGATTTAGCAGTAACAACTGATACTTTAAATAAAGCAATGCAGATGATAGAGAGTTTATCTAGTGAGTTATCATCTATACGAGAAGAGTTAAAAGATACAAAAGAGGACAACAAATAATGGGTGTTTTAAGACGATACAATTCTGACAACATTGATTGGAATATTGGTGCGTTATATTCACATGATGATTATATACAAAAGTTATTTATTGTGATGAAAGGGTTGGGTTTAGATAACCCTATAAAGTATGTATTTGGTACTATACCAACTGTTTTAGTTGGTGGTAGGGTTACACCTAAAGATGCATCAATGGAAGATGCTTTTAAGATTATTGATAGATATAATCAGTTAGGTGTTGGTTGTAGGTTGACATTTTCTTCTATGTACGTAACTAAGGATGAATTAAAAGATAGCGTTTCTAATCAACTTATGCAACATTTAGAGGATAACAATCAAAAATATGGTGTTAGAATGAATGGTATTATTTTGACATCTGAGTTGTTAGGTGAATACATCTACAATAATTACAACTCTTTAGAATTAATTTCATCACAAGTTAAGCCGTCTGTTGAAGTTGGGTTAGGTAAGGATAATGTAGATTATTATAATAGGTTGTTTGATTTATTTGATATTGTGGTAGTGAACCCTAATAAATGGAATGATGCTAATTTAATTCATGGGTTAAAGCATATTGATAGGGTTGAGTTCATAACTAATCATAGGTGTTTCCCTGATTGTCCTATGGCTGGTGAGCATTATAAGGCTCAGGTTGATTTAAGCAAAAAATTACTCAGTGGTGGTGATTGCTCTTTAGAGGAAGCTAAGTTAGATACAATTAATACTTGGTGTTTAGACGTTAGAGAGCGTTTTCCTTTGTTGGGTGTGTCAATGTCTGAGTCTGAAATTAATTTATTAATAGATAATGGTGTTAAGCATTTTAAGTTAGAGGGAAGAGACAATGATACTTTCTGTTTTTTGAGAGATGTTGGCGATTATATTTTCAATAATCAATATTTCTCTAGGATAGCACATAGTATCATGGGTGAGGCTATATAGGGTATGTCAACAAGAATAGAATCAGAAAATGGTGAGGAACTTTGGGGGCCCGATACATTTGGTAAATACTCAATCGATAAGATAAAAGTGATTTCAGAGATTTTAAAGGGAATCTTCAAAGACAATCCTATTACATTTATCAATCAGTCTAAGGCTGATGATGACGTGTATACAAAAACAGAAAGTAATACTCTTTTTATTTTAAAGAGTGATTTTAATAATATTGCTGGTGATTTAGTAAAATCATTAGCATCTAGCTACCTTAAAGAGTTAGCTAATACTCAGGGTGTTGCTAGTGTTACAGATGTTAGGACATTAGAGAAAGTTTCTAATTACTTAACTAGGGCATGTTTTGGTCAGACCTATACAGAGATTAAAGACTTAGCTAGTATGAGTATCGCTCCATTACCTGATAGGGTACAACAGGTTGAGACTCAGATGGTTTCTGTTGATACAAGAATAAATCATACTATGAATGTTGTGTTTGAGACAAATAGAGATGGTTCTTTTTCTAGTGTTTCAAAGATAGCAACTAAAGAAGAGTTAAAGTCTGTTAATGATAAAATGGGTAGTGGTAATATAACAGTTAGGAATTCAAAGAATGTCGTTGATGCTGTTAATCGGTTAGATAAGAGTATTGTGGCTTTGGAGTCAATTTCTGACTTTGTAAATACATTATCTACTACTGTAAATACATTATCTAGTACAGTTGATAGATTATCACGTACAGTTGATAGGATAGATACATTAGTTGGTAATGATGCATTGAGGACAACTAGTAAGACAATTACTGGTGCTATTAATGAATTAAAGGTATAAGAGGGGTAGTAGTTAGTGGAAATTAAACCTTTTAAGACAATAAATGGGAATGGGTACTCATTTAGGGAGATATGGAAGATTTATGATGAACAGTTCAATATTCTTCGAGATATCATACTATCTCTAGGTGATAAGTATCAGGTTGAAAATTTTAGTGGTAGTGATAATAAGGTCATTACATTAAATACACCTTATAATAGTAATCAAGTATTTGTATATTGTAATGGTGTGTTGCAGTGGAAAGATAGGGATTATCGAGAAAACTCACCTACAGAGATTGAGTTGTTGTTTGATAGGAAAGCTACTGATGATGTAAGGATTGTAACGATTAAATCTAATGTTATTAAGAATGATTTACATCAATATTTACAAGATATTAGTTCTGTTGTAGCTAATGCTAAAGAGCAGTATGATTCTGCTAGAAATTTAGAATCTAGGTTAGTAGAGTTATATTCTTCATTACAACAGACTCATTCTTTGTATACAAACAACTCAACTGCAAGTCTTGTTACTGATTTGACAAGATTAAAAAGTGAGTATGAAAAAGTAAATACAAGTGTTACTGCTTTAGATAAAAAGTTAAAAGACTTAATTGGTAGCAGTGAGTACATCTTAACAACTTTAAATATTGATAGCTTAAAAGATTTAGTTAATAATATTAAATCTAAATTAGATGAATTGTCTAGTGAGAAGTCATTAGATATCATTTATCCTATGTTTGGCTCTAAGCAGGATGGTGTTGATGCTAGTGTTTATGATGTTGGTGAGTGTACATTTGTTGGTATTGATAAAAAGTACTGGTTCATGATTGATACATTCTCTAAGTCAATAGGTGATGGTGGTTACAGTTCGATTAAACGTGCTATGCAAGAAAATGGAATTACTAAATTTGAGTTCTTGCTAATCACTCATTGGCACAAAGACCATTATGGCAACGCTATTCGTTTAATGAACGAGGGTTTAGTTGGTAAGATTTATGTGCAAGACGTAACAAAATACCCTAGTGGCATTAGCGGTGCATATGGTATGCCTTATAATGCATTAAAGACTACTTATGATGAACATAAAAATGTAGCAACAGCTAGAAATATTCCATTTAGTTCTGCACCTACTGGTGAGATTGATTTTCATGGTGCTAAGTTATTATTCCATAATAATGATTCAACAGCTATAGCAAAACATAATTCTACATGGGTTAATAGTAATTATAATAATACCTCTATTTGTTTATTGGTGTCATATATTGGCAGAAATTTCTTAGCACAGGGTGATGGTGATAAAGAGGTAATGAAAGAATACTTAGAAATTCTTCCATCTAATATTGATTTATTAAAGTCTAATCATCATTCAATAGCAACAATGCCGCTATCTTTTAGGAAGTTAAGGCCCAAAGATGCTATTATTACTGCCAATAAGTGGCAGTTGGCACATGATACTGTTGTGTTTAATTATCAGTCATTCTTGTTTGATATGGGTTCAAATGTTTATTTCTTAGCTAATCAGAAAGAAGATATACACATTTCATATAGTTCATTATATGGTGTTGCATACAATAAAAAATTAGAGGTTGGATATCCAGATAACTGTGCATATACAACACCTGACCCTTATGGTCATATCTTTGTAGATTGTAATTATAATGGTAACAATAGTACAGGTGATAAGGATAAGCCTTTCAAATATTTATCAGATGCTGTTAGATATGCACATATAAACTATATGAAAGAGATTTGTGTGAATATATCTCCTGGTGATTATACAGGTGATATTAAACATTATAATTTTGTAAATTATAATGCAAATACAGTAACACTTATTAATTTTATTGGTTTACGTGGTAAAGTTAGATTTATTAATAGTGGAACTGCATCTGCTTATTTACCACCTATTTATGTAGCAATGTGTGATAATGTTACATTTGAGAATATTACATTTAAAGTTGGTAGTATGTATACATCTAATGCTGTTAATAATCTAACTAGCTTTATTAATGCTAGTGTAACAAACGCAACTGCTATGTTTAGTAGGTGTACATTTACTGTTGATAATACAGATATCACAAATAGAGAGACATCTAATTCTTCATTTAATACAATTCATGTAGATGCTTTTGGTTCAAATGTTAAGATTGATACATGTACTTTGAGTGGTAAAGTTAGGTATGGTATTAGGTCTGCTGAGGGTTCTGTTGTAACTGTTGTAGGTTCAAATAATATTAATAGTAATGTTGCTACAGTGTATTATGCTACTGAGGGTGATATTAATGTTAATGGTACAGCAACTAAAAATACATCTAATGAAAGTACAGCAGGTGGTAAGGTCAGTTTCTTAGATGTAGATACTACACCGACATATCCTAACACTACACGTGGTCAAGTTATTGGTACACGATTATCACAAAAGTATGGTGGAAAGTTAGGTTATATTTCTGATGGCAATGGTGGGTATTCTTCTATAGACCATTTTAATAGGAGTGGTAATTTAGATAACAAACCTGATTTTGAAGGTCAATTCGCTTATGATAAGACAAATAAACGAGTAGGTTTTTCTTTGGGTTCAACAAATAAATCTGACTGGTTAGAGTTATCTGCTAATAGGGGTGTTGATGTTGTTAAAGAGTGGAAACAGGGTGAATCTTATAACTATGGTGATTTTATAAAGACATCTAATGGTAAGGTCTTTTTATGTCTTAATTTCACGTCTTTTGGATATAACGATGGGTATGTCTTAGATAATTTCAATGGAAATCATTTAGATACTGTACAGGTTCGTGGAAATAAGGTTATGTATATTGATACGAAGAACCATGGTTCTTTGATGTTTTCCCTATTACATAATAGGGCAGATAATGCTCCATTACCAGACACTAATATCGAAATGAATAAGTTGGGTGTTTTCACTTCATATTATACAGAGAAGACATTTAAAAATCAGCCAACACGGTATGGTCAGTTAATAAACTTGCCTTGCTCAATGGATGATAGTAGAGAGTCAATGCAGTTGTGGATTGAGCAGTTCTCTGGTCAGATGTATACAAGAGGTGGTAATTGGGAAAATCCTGTTGCTGATAGAAAGTTTCAAGCAGTCTACCCAGATAATTTTAATGATGTTGATGTATTATTGTTTGATTGGGTTTCTTTCAATCAAATATCTGGAAAGAGGTTAAAAGCACCTTTTGGTGATTATAAAATCATCACTTTTTACATGGTTGCCGCTAATGCTAATGGGTATGTTGTTCCTTGCTCTTTCAATGTTTCAGAGTTTAAATTTGCTAGGGAATTAGGGAAAAGGGCAAATCCACAGATTGGTGGGTATGTTGTTAGTGGTAGAGACCTTTGGTGGGAGTTAAGATTTAAGGATACATCTTTGACAGATAGAGATTTAAGCACTATGTTTTGGGGTTCTAATTGTAGGTTGGCTTGCATTACTGGGTGGCCTAGAGTTCATGATTTTGATTTATAGGTAGGTATAGATGTATAAAATTCCGTATAAAATGGTTGAGATAGTTACAGAAAGTGGTGAGACTTTAACATTAGAAGATGTGTTAAAGTCATTACCTACTGTACCTATGACTTTATACACAGGAAATGATGATTTTACCAAAGAGAAGATTGAAGATGTTATAAACTATCTTAAAGCTAATGGTGGTGGTCAGTTTACTATACCTGAGAATCCACCTATACATAAGTTAACGATTGATGTTCATAGAAATAAGTTTCAAGACTATGTAGTACATTTTATCTACAATGACTATCGATATCCTATTGGTACAGAGAAACGTCCTTATACAGGTGATGCTTGGCAAGCTGGGGATATTATCTATAACTTAGATATTTTAAACTCAGATGATAAATGTACTATGTGGTTCTGTAAAGAGAGTGGTACTGCTACTTCTAGTGGTAAATGGTCGCAACAGTCTATATGGCAATTATCTTCTAGTGAGATTGATGACTTGGTAGTATCCCATGTAGGCTCTTCTATAGGGCCGCTTGTACAGAAAGAGGTAGGTTTACAGGGGCCTGCTATGATGTCTAGTGAGGTTACTAAACAACTTGACGCTAAAGTTCCTAGTAAGGTTGAGTCAGAGGTTACTAAACAGCTTGCTAGTTCAGTTCCAACACAGGTTTCTAGTATTGTAGATGACAGTCTTTCTAGAGAGGTATCTAAGAGGGTTGATACAGTAGTTACACCTATCATTAATAGTAGGTTAAGTAGTACATTATCTGATACAGCTGTTACTAGGATGATTAATGAGAAGGTAGACCCTAAAGTATTATCTATTACTGAGGAAGCTAAGAGAGTTGTAAATACAAAGGTTACAGAAGCAACTTCAACTTTATCTAATACAGTTAATAACTATATAGATGAGGCTAAGAGGAAGTTAGGTGCTATTACTACTGTTACTGCAAAAGATGTTGATGATAAGATTAAAGAATCGTCTAAGGCAATTAATTCTAAGATTGATAACATTGTTGATACTAGGTTAGCTAATCTTAGGACTGGTCATAGTGATATTGTGGCTACAGAAGAGTATAAGATGGGTGCTGATGGTGTTGTTGATGATACAGCTAAGTTTGAGCAGTGCGTTAATGATGCTAGGGGTAAAATCTTAATTATTAGTCCTGGTGTATATAAGTTGTCTAAGAACATCTTTATTGGTGAGTGTAAGGATGTTATTGTATTAGGTTCTTTTAATAATAAAGTTCCTTTCATTAAGAATGATGATATGTTTATTACTTCACCTACTAATATTGAATATGTAAGGTCTGTGGAGTTAGATACAAATAAGGTTAATCAGTGTCAGGGTTTTGCTTATAATTCTAATAGAAATGAGTTTGTACTTGCTACTATTAATTCAGACAATACAAATCAAGTATTGTATATTTTAGATGGTGATGATTTAAACACTCAAAAACGTAGAGTAGATTTTAGTGATGTAGAAAAGTTAGGTCATTGTAACACGATGACATATAATAAAGATACTAATACTTTATATGTTTGTAATGGTGATACTAATTCTAATCCATTTAGGATGGCTAAGTTAGATAATAACTATTCTATTACAGGTGTACATACTGATTCTGCACAGGTTAAGAAATATAATTTTGCATATGACCCTATCACTAAGTGTTATTGTTCTATTATGCCTGGCGATAGAACTACAGGAGTTAGACATGTATATATTCTAGATAGCAATTTTGCTGTTATAAAAGAGTTTGATGTTGATTTCTTAACAAAAGACTATAATAATAATGGTGCTATGTTCTATAATGGTACAATTATGTGTGCTAGTTTACATGAAATATTCCAATTTGACGTGTTTGGTAATGTTAAGACTGTAGTTGATATAGATAAGGCTTATGAGATTGAGGACTTTGATATTAAGAATGGTGTAGTATATTTTGCTGTGTTAGAAGGACATAATGTTCATATCTTTAGTGGTATGCACAATAAATTCAACTCTATACACATCAATAATATGAAAGTAAATAGGTTGTTGCTTGCTAACAATTCACCATTGCTTGGTTTAACTGCTGATGGTAAAGAGATAAGCTTGGCTAAGGTTGGCAAATCTGGTTCGTCTGAAATTGGTGATAAATCGACTAATACTATTTTAATTGGTAAAGATGTTAAAACGTGGGATGGTGGTGATGCATCATATTCATTACTATCTACCAAACATTATGGGAGTGCGATTTATTCTAAGAAACAAACAGATGATGCATTTGTTAAGAAGGCTGAGTTAGTTAAGTTGTCTATAGAAGTTAAACCTGACTTTGTTGGTCAGTTAGCTGTGAGTGGTGGTAAGTCTTATATAGCACTTAATAATACAGGCACTGATGGTTGGAAGCCTTTAGGTGGTGGCTCTAGTCCATTAGAAGCTGTTGACAGGATTAAATTTACAAATGGTGCTGAGTTGTGGATTGATTAGATTTTAATTTTAAATTCATAATCATTGTTTGTTATTAAATTATATATAGGTAGTGTTACAAAGGTAGGGGGTAGTTCCATGAAAAGCAATACTTTTTTTAGAGGTACTACCCCTACTCTTGAAATTAGCATGGGTAGGGGTATTAGTGTTGAGAATATAGATAGTTTAATTGTGTATTTCTCACAAGGTATCACCGTACTGAAGAAAAAACTTGAAGATGTAAAAATTAATAAGACGACTAATTTAGTGTATGTACCTCTAAGTGAGTTAGAGACATATATGTTCAGTCCTAGTGTTGTTAATGTACAACTTCGGTATAAGTTACTAAATGATACAAATATTTATAGCACACGGATTTATCCTTTCAGAGTATTAAAACAGATATGTGATGAGGTATTTACAGAATGAATGAGGGTATAATTAAATCTAGTGGTACGTTCAATAAAGTTAGTATCAACTCAAATTATGTTAATATCACTTCACATAATGGGATAAATACTAATAATGGTACATTAGAGACTTCTAATAGAGTTAAGGTTACTAAAGATGAAGTTAAAGATATGCTAAAGGAAAAACAAGATAAGTTAATTGCTGGAAATGGTATCTTATTAAATGAAGAGACAAATGTGATATCAGTTTCAACAGAAAAGATTGTTGTTAATGAGGGTGAGAATATTTCTGATTTAACAGCGTTGTATTTACTGGCTAAGGGTGAAAATTAATGGCAGATTTAAAGGATAATTTACAGAATCTTGCGACTCAGTTGGGTACGGATGTAAAAAATATTAAAGCATCTGTAAAAACTACAGATGATAAAATTGGTACGTTAGGCTCTTTGTCTACGACTAATCAATCTTCAATCGTTGAAGCTATCAACGAGGTTAAAGCTAATATCGTTACTGCTCAGGGTGGTGCTGTAACAGAGCAAGCTGTTGATACAAAGTTACAAGCTAAACAGGATAAGTTAACTGCTGAGGGTAAAATTTCAATTAATAAGGATACTGGCACAGGTTTAACTAAGATTACTGTAGACTTGTCAGATTATGTTGAAAACAGTGCTTTGACAACTAAGTTAGGTGACTACACAACTACAGCAGGTTTAAATACTAAACTAGATACTAAACAAAACAAATTAACAGCTGGCAGTGGTATTACATTAGATGCAGATGGCACTATTAAAGCTAGTGTTGATTTAAGTACTATGGCAACTAAACAAGAGTTAACAGATAAAATTCAAGAGGCTGTTACTAATCTTGTTAATGGTGCTGATGCGACTATGGATACATTTAAGGAAGTTCAAGAAGCTTTAAATAGTGATAAGACTGTTACAACAGCGTTGACTACATCTGTTGCTAACAAATTAGATTATAGTCAAGCACAGTCTTTATCTACGGCTCAAAAACAACAAGCATGTTCTAATTTAGGTATTGGCGATCCTACAGTGGATTTGGTGAGTGTATATACGACAGCACGTGATAGTTAGTAGGTGATTGCTTATGGCTGAGACTACTAAATTAGTTCAGAATATACAGGAGTTAGCACAAACTGTTGGTAGGGATATTAAGGCCATTAAAACACAAGCCGCTACAAAGGAAGAGTTAAGTGTTGTTGCAAGTAAAATACCTAAAGGTAGTGGTATTCCTACATTTGATTTTTCTGTTGAGAGCAATGGTGACGTTTATGTTGACATAACATATCCTGAGTCTAATGCTACAAATACTCCATCTAGTACATCTACAGCTGATACAATACCTTATGGTACTACTAAGGTTTATGATGTTGTATGGGGTATTGCTGTTGCAGGTGCAGCTGGTAAAGGTAGGGGTTATTTAGAGTATAGTCCTATTAGTGGTTTTGGCAAACTACACTTAGATATTAAGATGACACAAGCTAGTGGTAATGGTAGTGTTATCGCTACACTACCAGCAAACGCTCCTGTACCTACAAGGTTATTGGAAACAGCTGTTGATGTTAACAACAATAGTATTTATGTGGAACCCAACTCTAGGGATATTAAGGGTTGGGGTGTTACAGGCAATAATAGGAGATATATTTTTGATATTGTAGGCTTTTGGAGGGAGATTAAGTAGATGGCAAGAGTAAAAATAGGTAGAATAACTTTACCAAACCTATCTCCTTTCATAGTTAGGGATGTTAGGAATATTAAGAAAGTTGCTACACTCAAACTAAATGCACCTATTACTCAGTGTCAGGGTTTTACTTATAATAGTAAAACTAGGGAGTTTGTGTTAGCATGTATTAGTTCTGACAATAACACACAAGTATTATACAACTTAAATTCTACAGACTTTTCTAGGACGAAGACTGTTCAGTATACAGATAAGAATAGGTTAGGTCATTGCAATACATTAACTTATAATAGTAAGATAGATAAGATTATTGTAACTAATGGTGCAGTAAATGTGAATCAGATTACCTACTTAAATCCTGATTTAAGTATTGATACAACTAAGACTATATCAGGTAAGGCTTTTAATTTAGCTTATGATGATGAAACTGATACGTATGTATCTATTGTTCCTGGTGTTGATAATTCTTCACGTAACTTAGAGTATTATGATGCTAGTTTCACTAAAACTAAGTCTGAGGCAGTGACTGTAAATTCTAAGAATAATGATTCCAATGGTGCTTTATTTTACAAAGGACAGGTAGTTTTTGCTACTGAGTATTTGGTGAATAAATCATCTGTTGGAATTCAGTTCCTAGAAACATTAAGTGGTTTAGAGGTAGAGGATTTTGCTGTAAAAGATGAGAACATCTATATGGCAGTTAATACAAACTCTGGTGTAGATATATATTGCCATTACTCTAACATGTACTTCATAGATAATATAGCTACAAAAGATAACTTATCTTTACCTAATAACATACCTTTGTATGGTATAGATACAACTGGTGCATTGAGGAATTTAATTAAATGTTCTAGTGGTAATGGTACTGAAGTTGGTAATCAAAAATCACCGATGGCTTTAGTTGGTACAAGGATAACATGGTTTGATGATAAAGGAGTTTCTAGAACCATGTTATCAACTAAGGAGCTTGATGGTGTAGGTGAAAGTAAAGAAGGTAAAGTTATTTACAGGGCATCTGAGGTAGATAAGATGTTTACAGATGTTTTAAATAAGTTGAAAGAAATCAATTCTAAGTTGTAAGAGGGCTGTATAGTATGATAATTGAAGAAATTGTTAATGAGATTGACAAGTTTATTACAAAGTATAAAGCGTTAAAGTCAGATAATCAAACTTTGACTCAATTTAAGTCTGATGTTAAAACTGCGTTGAATAATAAAGGTATCATCAGTACTAATAATGATGAAGATGTAGTACAGTCTATTAATAACTATACTAGCAGTACTAATGGTAGTACAAGTGGGACTTCTTTAAATGTAGATGATTTAAAGTACATAGGTCTTTTACCTGCTGATTATTCAAAAACTACTGTAGAGTCATCAGACTTAATTAAACTTGCTGAAACTATTATTCAAGATAGTAAGATTCTTTCTAGTGCTGAGAGTGTAGTAGTAAAAGATAAAGCAGATAATTCTGTTTTAGATATTACAGGAGCATCAATTAATGTTACAGAATATAGTTCTCTAGATAAAAATAAATATTATGTAGGTTTTGGTGGTGAAAACTTTAAGAGATATCAAATACCTTTTAAATTTGGAACTCATAATTACACTGTATCAATTACCAATAAAGGAGTAACTAGAGATAAGGATATTTCTGTTACAACTACTGCTGGTAATTTAGCTGATAGTTATATTAGGATTGTTTATGATGTCAAAAAGGGTATGGCTATTCCTGGTGTATTCACTTCATATGTTAAATACTTAGTTGCTAATTCTAGTAATGAAAATCTTAGCAAGATAGGGGGAGTATTTAATTCATACTCAAATCAGTACTCTGCTGAAAGTGTTGGCTTAGTAAAGAACTTACGTACAGGTTTAGTTAAAGAGTTAACTCTTAGTCTTAATTATGATGAAAGTGTTAGCACTATGATTAGTGAGAATATGATTTCTAGAAGAGTAGGTGAAGAAAGTTATAAATATAGCTTTATAGCTAAGAGAGGTAACTCTTTAAGATTAAGTGTGACAGGTTCACTATGTCTATTTAATGTAGATGGTGGTTCTGTATTTGATAATATAGGATATCAAGAAGGTGATAAATTAGAGTTATTGCTTTCTACTCCTGATTCTTCTGGTAGAGCTAATTTGATTAGCGAGTATAACAATATTGCACCTTTAGTTAAGAATACTGAAAATCCTATAACAGACCCTGTAAGTGAGGATGTTGAAGAAGACGAACGTTTCGGTATCTTAAATAGAACATTCTCTGTTAGTGAAGGTGGTGGGTATGCTGATAAAATTAGCTATACTGCAAAAGAGTTTACTAATGGTATTAAGGTTAAGTTTACTGAATTAGATTACAGTACTCAAGGTCCTTCCAACTATCAACGTGAGTTATCTAATATTTGGTACTATTATGTAGGTATAGGTTCTTGCTTAGAGTTAGACTTCACAAATGTATCAAATAAAGGTGGACAATTACCACAAAATATTACTAATTCGCAAACATTCGAGGGTATTGACTATTTATCTATTAAGATTAATAGAGACCAAGTTTTCAAAGAAGTGTATGATTCTAATACAGGTGGTTATAAAGTCACCTTAGGCTATGATACTATCCAGTATAATGGTGCTAGAGTAGTCAGTGGTAATCAAAAGGTTAAATTTAATAACACTGGTTACTATGAATTCCCTAACGATGGTAGACATTTAGAGTATAGTTTTATTACAGGTAAATTAAGGTCTGCTTATTAGTTATTGTATACATTTGGGTGTGACTTCAGTGAGGTTGTTAACCATTTATAATAGATAACAATTAAATATACATAAGATATTCATAAAATAAATAGTATTGGTGAGGGGTGTATCTTATGGACTTTAATGGTTTAAAGAATGTTACACCTATCTTCCAAACACTATTAAATAATGCTAAGAGTGGTATTCCTAAGAAAATTCAAGTTTTCATAGGAATACTTGCTCTTATTTGGTTATTACCAATAGTGTTAGATATAGTGTTTGTTGTTTTAGGTGTATTTTATGACTATAAGCCTGATATGATACTAAAGTTTTTACCGAGGTTAGAACAATTAATTAGTATACTCACAGGTGTTTCTGCTGTTGCGTGTTTAATGGCGATTATCGGTTTATTTACAGATTCAGATGGTGATGGTATACCTGATTCTGTTGATAAGGATAATAAAACACCAGTAACAAATAATAGTATTCAAGTCAATGTAGGTTCTGATGGGAGTAAATCTCCTAAGTTACCATTACACATTGATAAATAATTTGTTTTGGTAGGTATTGTTTTAGTATGCGTATGCTTTATAGGAGATGTTTTATGATTGGTGATTTAAGCAAAGAGTATGAATCAAATGGCGACATCGGTGCTATCTCTACAGGTGAGGGAGATTATGGTGGTAAATCTTATGGGATGTATCAATTAGCTAGTAATGTAGGTTCAGTTGATGATTTTATTGCATGGGGTTTAAATTCTGACTACAGTTGGATTGCAGAAGAGTTAGATAAGTATGCTGTTGGTTCATATGACTTTGACAACGCATGGACATATTTTGCTAATAATGACTATGAGAATTTTTATAACATGCAACATTCATATGCTATACATAAGTATTATGATGTATCAGTTGAGTTGTTAAGGGAACATTTATTTAACATTGAAAATCATAGTGAGACTATGAAAGATGTAATTTTCTCTAGGGCAATTCAGTATGGTACTGGTAATATTGTAGAGATGTTTGAAGATGCATTAGTAATTATGGGTGAGAAATTAAATCTTGATTTACAAAATCTTTCTTATGTAGATGAGAAACGATTTGATTACGATTTAATCACATCTATTTATGACGTTTGTATGACTACAGAGTGGAATAATTCTGTTTTACGAGATAGTTTAAATCATAGGTTTAGGGAAGAGAAAGCTAAGGCTATTCAAATGTTGTCTGATGAGTTAGGAATCTAGGTGATTCATATGGGTTTTATTGACAAATTGATTGAATGTATTAGAGTTTTATTCTTGGGTAAGAGCATTGATAGTGTTATTAATACTACACAAGATAAGGTAACAGGTGCTGTTAATAATACTGTTGATGAGGTTTCTTCTAAAGTAGATACAAAAGTTGATGATATCACTGATAAAGTAGATAACATTACTAATACAGTAGATGATAAAATTGACGATGTATCTAATAAAGTTGAAGATATTGTTGAGAACTCTAAAAAATTAGGTATTAACATTAGAAAAAAATAGTGTATAATAAGAGTGTATCTTTCTATGGTACACTCTTATTTTTATGCGTGGGGATTGATTTATGGGACTATTTGATGTTGATGGCATAGGGTTTAAAAATAAAGAAAAACCTAAAAAAGAAAACTCATTTGACATGGGGGTTGATATCTCTAAAGTAGATAATAGTTTAGTTAATACAAATAAGACTAGTGGTAGTGATTTTGATAAAACATTAGTTGGTGAGATAAATCCTTTAGTTAAAGTTGATGTAATAAATCATTACTTTAGGCTTAGTGATTTATTGAAAGAATATGGATGTTACATTGATGGCTCTACTATGTATTGTCCTTTTCATGATGACGATATCACAGGTAAACCGTCTGCTAAGTATCATTCAGATACAGATTTGTTATATTGCTTTTCTGAAAACAAAGTCTACAGTTCTTATCACGCTTTAAAGATTTTATTTGGTAAGGATGTAAATTTAATCTTTAAGAAGATATGGTCTACCCTATCTAAGGAAGAGAGATTATCATATATTGGTAAGCATGGTGAAAAAGTTAAGGATGTTGTAGTAGAGGATACAGGATGGGAATACTACAATAAAAATGTATTATCTACTTTTAAAGTTGGTAAGGTATCGTATGAGCAGTATAAAAACGCTTTATATAAGGTCTTATCATTAATTCAAGAATAAAATAGTATGAATTTTAAGTAAATTATAGTTGTAAAGTTACTTAAAATTAAGTATAATAGGTAATGTAGAAAATATTATTAACTACAATACCTATTTTTATTTTAAAAAGGAGAAAATGCTATGGCTAAAATTACAGCTATTCGTTTACCTAATGGTAAGGTTAAGATTACTAATTCTGATATTACTTCAATTATTGGGGAAGAATTCAATTCTTCTGATGATTTCTTCAATAAATATAAAACAATTAATGAATCTACAGGTGTAGAAAATGATTGTGTGTTATTAGAGTCAATCAATGGCTAATGTTCCTGTTATAGGTAATGGACTTGCAGTAATACCACTACATACTAGGGGTACAAGTAGGAAGAAAAATAAAAGAGTTGCTGATTATTTAACTAGGAGTACTTTTTTAAAGTTATTGGTAGAATACTCCGATATAGAGAAGATGGATATCGTATATTTAACTGGTATGGGTGTAATGTATCAAGACGATATATTAGATGGTTCTGTTACTTTAAGGGATATCATACAAAATACTAGTTGGTGTAATATAGTTGCTGAAGAACTGTATCGTTTATGTCTATCATTAGGTACAAATAAAATAGTATTGTTGGCTAGGAGCGATAGATTTTTAAAGCTTGCTAAAACTCTTAGGTCTAGAGGTGTTATAGTTGAAAATCCTATAATGGGTGTATTGTCAGAGAGGTATGCAATTAAGATACTTTTCTCTAAAACTAAGTTATTAGTAAATACAAGGGGTGGATTTTCAAAATGAGTAGAGAGTTACCTTTGTTTTTACAGAATTTATCATGTGATATTACTGATTGTGTATTTACATTAAAGTTAGTTGGCAGTACTTTTCAGTATAAAGCACAAGATGTGTTACAGGTTATACTAGATAATAATATGGTTGATAGGGTTATATTAGAGTTAGTACGTGAGCCTGAAAATATTCATGATAAACATGCTGTAAAAGTTATGCTATCTGTTGATGGTTATAGTGGTACATATCATGTAGGGTATGTATCAAGAGATATAAGTGAGACAATTAGTTTTCTTCTTCAAGACGAGGACTTGTGTGTACATATTTCTGATGTATTCATGAGTGGTGGTGGGTTAGATTACTATGTAGGTCTTATGTTTAATTGTAGGTTTAATAGAAAGGAATAAAATCTATCTATGGCTAATGAGAAAGCTAAGAGTGACTATAAACATTGGGTAGGTGCTGTTCCAAAAATAGAGAATTGGTATAAAAATTTTAACTTTGTATTAGTTGAAAGTATGGAAGACTTAGAGAGTATCTTTAAAGATAAAAAAGACTACTATATGGCTTTTGATACTGAAACAACAGGTTTAGATTTTGAAGAGATTGACTTGGTAGGCTACTCTTTTTGTTTAGATGGTAAAACGGCATATTATGTGCCTGTATATCATTTTCAGTATGGGGGTAATTTAGGTGAGGAATCTGTAAAATTCATCTATGAGCGTATGTGTGAAGCTAAGAAGGTATTCATGTATAATATGCGTTATGATGCACGGATTATGGAATACTATGGGTATAAAGAGAATAAAGCTGATTTAGATAAAAGACGTTGGATGTATGCTAAGTTTGATATGTCTAAAGTTGATTATTATGATGTTTCTGTTCCTGTGTGGTTAGCAGATACTAATCAGAAATATCCTAGTCTTAAATGGTCTAGTTTACATTTCTTAGGAATCGAGCAGTTACATTTTGATGAAGTAATTGAAAACGCTGGCTCATTCTTCTATTTAAACCCGTCTGAAAATGAAGATACAGTATTTTATGCTGCCGCTGATGCGTTGTGTACATTTTTACTTGCAACTGCTACAGTTAAGTATTTTACAGAGGCTAAACATTCTGCTAAATTCGATAATCTGATGTTATATCCTTTATTACATTATGAGAATGAGAGGATTTGGTTGGATGGTGATGTACTTAAAAATCTTTACATTATAGCCACAGATAGGGTAGATAAGATGGAGAGAGATGTGTATGCTATGATAGGTGGACAGATTAATTTGAATTCACCTGTACAAGTTGCACAAGCTTTTGAGAGGTTGGGAATTGATACTGGTGAGCGTACTTCTAAGGGTACTATGTCAGTTGGTATTAAAATATTGGCAGATTTACCTAAAGAGTATGTAGAGAAGTTCCCAGCTTTAAAATCGTATATTAACTATAAGAAAACAGCTAAATTAATATCTTCATATATTAAACCTTTGTTGAAAGAGTATGAACGTAGGGGTTATTGTAGGTTCGCTTATAAAACTACTGAAGTACCAACTGGGAGGCTTGCTTGTGGTAAGGATGGGAAGAATTCTTTCTTTAGCCCGATTAATGCACAATGCGTAGTTGGTTCATCTGAACTGTTTACTGATAGAGGTGTTAAGACTATTAAGGACATTTCAGTTGGTGATAATGTTTGGGATGGTGAATCTTTTAGGGAAGTTCTTAATACCTATAATAATGGTGTTAGAGATGTATATAGGGTTACACTTTCTAATGGTCAAGTTTTAGAGTGTACAGATAAGCATCAGTTGTATAGTGCAACAGACTCCTGTGATTTCAGAGAACTCAAAGATTTGTGTGTTGGTGATTTAGTTGCATTTAATTCTAAATCTTATGATGTTACTAGTAAAAATGATAATACTATTACTACTGTACAGAGAGATAAGCCTTGTGGTGGGATTTATTCAAGGGAATATACAATAGATTTAAATAATCCTAGATTTTGGCATTTCATTGGGTATTTTATCGGTGATGGTTGGTATGGTGGTAAGACAAAGGAAGAGTCTTATAGTATTGGACTAATTTTTAATGCTGATGAGTTGGATACAATGAATTATATTAGAGAGACATTAGATTTATTGGGAATTCGTCATAGGGTTAAGAAGGTAAGTCATGGTGAAAAATATAAGAACCTTTATAGTATAATCGTTAAGAGTGTTGGGATTAGTGATATGTTACATGATTTAGGTATAGGTTGTAGGGCAGAAAATAAATCAATACCTAAAATTGTGTATGGGTTGGATCCAGAGTGTAGGTCTATGTTATTTAGAGGACTTATGGATTCTGACGGAAAATCTATATGTCATTATGAGTGGTCTTATTGTACTGTTTCTAAGACATTAGCATATGACGTTGTTAGGTTAGCAACTTCTTTAGGTATTAATTCACATCTTGTGGAGCGTTCCAATGGTGAGTATAGAAATGCGTTTAGAGTGTTACTTTTGGGTAATAAGTTAGAATTACTCAATATCGTTGGTGTGACTTCTAAGCATAAGCTACGGAATGTTGTTAATGAGAATGGTGATATTACACTAAAGAATCCTAGAATGGGTAAGATACATTCATTACTACCTAAATGTTTACATGATGACATTATTAAGTATAATCTGTATGACGATGTTTCTTTGTCTTATTATAAAAAGAAAGATGGGACTATTTCTACGTACATTAATAGGTGTGATTTTAATAAGAGGTTCGATTTATACCGAGGAAGAGTTGATGATTTTAATTTCAATGTACATTGGTTAAAAATTAAGTCAATAGAGTATGTTGGTAAGGAAGAGGTTTATGATATACATGTAGATGTAACTCATAGGTATTGTGTGAATGGTTTTATTACACATAACTCACTCCCGAAGCCACATGTAAAGATGGAAGATGTGTTTGATTTGGGAGATAGGAATTTATTCTCTAAAAAAGATAATATTATCATGGGTTATAAGTTTGTCTACTCATCTTATGATGAAGAGGGTAAACATATAGTACCTGATGACCCTACTTATATCGGTTGGGTAGAGGGTATGGATGATGATTTAAATATTCGTATGGCTATATCACCTAAGATGTTAGAAGATAGTGGAGATGATGAATTTTTATATACAAGTTTTGACTATGCCGCCGAAGAGTTACGTATTGCCGCTAATTTAAGCCGTGAGCCTAATTGGGTTAAGGCATTTACATCAGGTGATGATATTCACAAATCGACAGCTTGTGCTATTTGGGGCGAAGAACATTATAATAGGGATTATCGTAAGATGGCAAAGTACGCCAATTTCTCTATTTTGTATGGTGCTAGTTCTCATTCACTATATGCAGATAGTAGGTATGGATTTAAGTCTTTACAAGAAGCAGAAGATTTCTATAATAAGTATAAGAAAGCGTTACCTACATTATTTCAATGGCAAGATAGGTTAATCTATAGTGCTAGACGTAAGGGGATGCTACAGACATTCTTTGGTAGACCACGTAGGTTACGTTCCTATTATGAGAATAAACAGATAGGTTTTGCTAATCGTAGTGCTGGTAATACAAGTGTACAAGGTGTTGCTGGTGATATTCTTAAAATGGTAATGATTAAGTTGTGGAGAGCATTATTTAATAATGAAGAGTTCAAGAACGATGTTGCTTGGAGGGTTGCTATCCACGATGAAATTGGTTACACAATACGTGCTACTAAATTGATGCGTATATTAAAGATTATTAAAGAAACACAATCTGTTAAGTTACCAGAGTGGCCAGTAGAAATTATTACTGACCCATCTGTTGGATGGTCTATGGGTAGAGTGTACGATTTTCATATGGTTGAGGATGATTCTGAGTTAGGGTATCATTTTGAGCCAGATTTAGCTTAGGAGATTAGCATGGAAGAGTTTATTTTTGATAGTTTAACCCTTGATGATTTAGTTAAGTATGTTGATACATCAAAAGTATTTAATATTACTAAAGGTGAATTTAATCAAGTTAAAGTATATCTAGCAAGTTATGAAGATGAAAAGTTAGGTAGTGCAGTTGAGCGTTTAGATGTTGCTTATCACATTGGTAACAAGTGGTCTTTGGTAGATATGACTAAAGTTGATGGTTTTAACGAAGTACCTTTGAGTTGGTTGTTATCAGATGTTGGTGATATCGATGATTGTTTAGTTATTTTACGTAGAATGTCTAATATGGTTCTAGACAAGAATAATTCTAGCTTATCTACATATATTTATCATATTGTTGATGATGCTTATGCTTTCATTACTTCTAATGCTTTAATGAATGGTAAATTAGCTAGATATGGTATTAGGTTAGATGGTTCTATTGATGATATTCTTGATATTATCAATAACAAAGTTGACAATGATTACGATAAGAATTCATTAATTTCTTTTATTAGGAGTGGTGTTGCTAATGAGTGATATGTTAGAGTTAGTTCAGTTAGGTAAGAATGTTCGATACATTAGGGTTAATGTACTAGAAACAACAATATCTGAATTCTCTAATTTAACTGGTATTAGTCGAGATGTAGTATGTAGGATTGAGGATTTAAGGATGGGCAAGGGTTCAAAGACTTGTCCATCGGTATCTACTATCTTAAAATTATGTAAATCTCTAAATATTGAGATTGGCGATATTATGGGTAATGATATCTCTTTAAATGAGGATGCTTTACTTAATTTAAAGGAGGTTATTTCTTGTGGCAATTAGTGTTGGTAGAACTTTAAATGAGTTAAAGCAGATGTCTTATGACTGTGGAATCAATATTCCTAGTAGAGAAGATGGTAAGTCTTTAAAGAAAGAAGATTACATCAAACCAATTAGAGAGCATAATCTTTCTATTAGATATGGTAGTGTTGGAAATACTCCCGAGCATTTAAAGTTAATGCTACAGTTAAAATCACCTATGTTGGCTGGTAGGATTGATTCTTTTAAAGAAGAACAGCAACAAGAGGTGTGGGATTCAGATAATTGGTCAATGGAACAGAAGTTAAATGGTGTTAGATGTTTTATTATTAACGATGGTACAGGTATTCACTTATATAGTAGACATAATAGTGATATTGACTTGCTTCCCATAGAGTTTACTGAAAAAGTTAAATTACCTAAAGATTTCTCATATGGTAGGTTAGATAGAACTTTTATTTTAGATTGTGAGTTGACATCAGATAACCCTAATATATGTACTGTGTTAGATGGTTATGGAGTAGATACAAGTTCTCAGTTACAAGCAGTTACATCTATTTTAGGTTCTAATACTGATAGAGCATTAGATATTCAAGATTTTAATGATTTAGATTTAGTATTCAATGCATTTGACTGTATCTACTGTGATAATAATTGGATAATGGATACTCCTTTATGTAAGCGTAGGGAATATTTATCATCAATTATTGATATGTTAGTTGGTGCTAACTTTAATGCTAGACCTGTTAAATACGTAGTGGATAATAAGAAAGAGTTTTATAAGCATTTAATTAGTCTAGGGTTAGAGGGTACTGTAGCTAAACGATTAGATGGTGTATACGTACCTGATACAACTAGGAATTTCAAAGGTTGGGTTAAGTGTAAGAGGTCATTATCTGATTCATTGAGTGCATTTAATTCTCAATCTTCTCTTAGTGCATTTGATACATTAGATGATGTAAGTGGCGATATAACTTTTTCATTTGGTGATACTATTGATGCTTTTATTACAGGCTATGAATTAGGTAATAAGGGTTCTGCTTTTGAGAACATGATAGGTTCTATATGTGTTTCTGTGTATGTTGAAAAAGAAGATGGTACACAGGAAGTTAGAGAGATTGGTAAGTTCAGTGGTTTCAATCTTGATATGCGTAAGAATATGGGAATGGTTATTAATGGTAGGACAGTACTCAAACCAGAATACTATGGTAAAGTTGTAGAGATTGATGGTCAACAAATTACTAAAAATGGTAGGTTTGCACATTGTGTATTTATTGGGTTTAGATACGATAAGCTAAAGGATGATTGTATTCTTAAAGAAGAATTTTTAAAATCACAGCTACTGTAATTTTTACTTGATTTTAAGTAAAAATAGTGTTAAAATTTTATTATCTAATGTTTTGAGGTGCATTATATGAATTACAATAAATTAGATATGAATGTGTTCATAGAAAAACTCTTAGAACATGTAGAGATGTGTCCTTGTCTTTTAATAGGTAAGTATGTTACTGAGTTTAAAAAGGTATACAAAGATACAATAGAACGTGTGTATACACTAGATGATGTAAGGAATTTAATAGATTCATACGATGGCATTTCTAATGTAAATAGTAAGTTCTTGGTATTAGATGGTATTGGTTTTTTATCTCATGTAGGTCAAAACTCACTATTAAAGTTCATTGAGGAGTCTAAGTTGCCAATCATCATTTTATCTTATGGTGATAAAATCTCACCAATTATCATGTCTAGGATGAAGATAATTGTTAAAAGGTGGGATGTCGTAAAGAATTTAAACTTCTCTAGTGTAGCTGATACAATAGCATACATTAATGAGAAAAATTCAACACGAGAGGATAAGATGAGTGAGTTTGATGAGGTACAGATTATGGCTAATATGTGTCCTAGTCTATACTCAATCAAACAGCAAGCCGGTGATAAGTATGGGTATACTAATAGTAGATTAATAAATCTAATGGTTGGTACGAAAAATAGGTGATTCAGTGGGAGACTATAGTTTAATCAATAAAGTAGTAAAGGTTGAAGATAGTAAAGAGGGAATAAACTATTTAGACTTAGTTTGTTTTATGTACCCTAACTATGAATTACGTACTGAGTTCAATATCTTAGATGGGAATACTGATATTATATTTGTTGGTAAAGTTAATTCTAGTGTTGTAAAGTCATTAAGAGAAAACACTAGAAACTTTATAGCAATTAATAATATAGGTATTCAAGATATTGACATGACTATTAGAGATATAGCTATTAAGGTTCTCTATGATAGATTTAATAAAGAGCCTAGTGATAAGACGCATACAATGTTAACTTCTATGACAGAATATGATTTTATTAAGTACTTTAAATCTTTTTGGGTATTAGGTAGGTCTAAGATTGATTCTGTTGATATATCTTTATGGGATTTATACTGTGTATTAGGCAAGTCTAGACACGATATACTTAAAATATATTTAGAGTTACGTGAGGTGTATTCTGACAGTATGATATTTGGTGGTGTACTATCTTTTTTAGAAAAGTCTAGGAACTTAGAAGATGTTGTTACTAATAGTGGTAAGTATCTTAGGTTGCTAGTTGATTTCAATAAATCATATGATAAAATGATTGTACCTATTATTCAGAAAGTTTACACGATGGAGTGTAGAAGTGAGTCTGATAGAGAGTATCGTACTTTGTGGTTGTTAATGCAGTTAGGTAAAGGAAATATGTTATAATGTCTATACTTGAAATTGAATTAGAAATGAATAAGGTTGCTAAGGATTTACAAGATAGAATCTATCAAGTGTATGATACATATTTGGTAGAAAATAGAAAAATCATAGACTTGCCTACTTATGATGCTTTGTATCGTAGTCCTAAGCTACAATACGAGGTTTCTGAGAGATTGATACGTACTATAGATGTATTAAATGATTTAAAGTTACGTATTAGTGTTGTTAATAAGAATTTATCAGAGATGAAAAATTTACAGGTGACAACAAAATCAGATTATCAGTTAGTAGCTAATCTTAAATCTAAGGTAAGTAGGTACTATGATGAGTTTACTGAGCATAAGTTTCAGATTTCTGATTTAATTAAAAATGCTAATAACAAACTTAATACGATTAATGCTGTTAGGTTTGTTAATGAATAGATTATTGTATTATGAAATGAAAGGAGACTTATGGGAGAAAATGCTTTTAAGGACAGATTAGTACATGAATTTAAAGAATACTTTCCTAATGATAGTTCGCTACAAAACTTTTGTACGTTAATTATCACTATGAAAGATAATCCTGATTACGCTTTATCTGATGTAGATAGGGACGTTCTAAGGAACTCTATTAAGGACTTATCTGTTTTCACCTCATTAGGCATCTATACTAAGGTTCTTGGTAAGATGAGTAATGATGTTAAAAAGCAGTTAGATGTAACTACAAGAAAGAGGGGTAGTAAAGTTTTAGGTAGCAATACTACTTCTAATAATGTAACAGCTACTGTGTATGAATCTAATAGGTTTGATTTAGGTTTTGAGATAGAGCCAGTTAAGGTTTCGCATACTCAGAATATTCAAAATCAAAACAGACCTGTTGGTGTTAAAGAGTATTCTAGTAAATCTAATACGTTTACATTAGATGGTGTTGATTTGTCAACAGCAAAAGATATTCCAACTACTACATATGAGACATATTCTGATTATGATACATATGATGATGTGCCTACTGTTAATGTAGATGATTTAGATTATTAATTTTGGTAGTTAGCATATTGCTATTACAATATATTTTAGTTTCCAATAAGGAGAATTATTATGTCTGAGATTGAAAATTTTGATGCTATGTTTAATGGTTCTAATGAATCTACACCTGTTACTGAAGTAAAAACAGAGAATGTTACAAATGAGGTAGCAACTGCTACAACTACAAGTGTAGCATCTCCTGATAGCTTTGTAATTAGCATTGAGAGTGCAGGTTCTAGTTTGTTAAGCGATTTGGGAATTAAGCCTATTTCTTTTGGTGATAGGATTCAACGTGTTCCTATCGAAAAGTATAAAGCTAAACAAGGTAATATTGATAGAATTTCTATTATTTCTGAGCAAGTATTACCTATTAAGTATCATTATATCGAGGGTAAAGGTTCATACTTGTGTACAGGTGGTAAATGTTGTCAATTAATGGGTGACCCAGCTGTACGTTATCTAGTACCTATTTGTGTGTATGATACAACTAAGAATGGTGACCCTGCATCTAGCAATATTGAATTAAAAGTATTGTCTATGGGTAATGAGTTATATCAAAATATTGGTATGATTGCTAATGCTGGCAATGTGCGTAGTTTGGGTGGTATCACTCATGTTGATATTACTGTTAATTGTACAGACGAAAAATATCAAAAATTATCACTTATCCCTATTGGTGAGGCTATGTGGAGAAAATCTGCTAAGGCTGTTGAGTTTTTGAATAATAAATGGCAAGAGTCTGCAAGTGAAGCCTATAGGGCATTAGCACGTAGTGTTGATGAAGCTACATTTGTTAAATTATATGATGAGGCTAATTTTGGTGTAAAACCAGAAGAAAATCAAGGTTTTGGTGGAAGTGAAAGCAACTTCAATTCCTTTGGTGGTGCATCAACTAGCAACTTTGATGAATTCTTCAAATAATAAAAATAGTTAATAGTTGAAAGTTGAAAGGATAGAGATACTAGCATAACAAAACATTATATGATAGTATCTCTATTTTTATGATATATGGTTATTTTAGCTATAGACCCTAGCTTTAAGGCTTTATCTTTTAGTCTATATGATAGTGATACAAAAAAGGTTTACATAGACACTGTTTCATATCCTTTGGGGACTTCTATTGGGTTTGAGAAGATATTTGATGCTGTCCATGTTCAGTGGTATCAGTTGCATAACAAAATAGATGATTACATACAAAAAAATAACATATCTATTGATGTTGTTATTTCTGAAATACCACCACCTGTGGGCAACTTTTCAGCTGGTTTGTATGCATTAGATTATACCATCTTAAATAGTTTATTTGAGAAGTATACAACAATAAAGGATTTATTTATATTGTCGCCGTCTTTCTTGACTAAGGTTCATGGTAGACGTGGGTATAAGAAGAGTGAGAGTACTGTTTTAGTTAAATATTTTATCGATGAGGTATTATCTGATAGTTTCGATGTGTATATACCTGATAGTGTTTCTGCTAAAGGGAGAGTATCAAAAGGTAGACTAAATAACGATAAAGCAGAGTCTTTTATATTTTTATTACGTTTAATGGTTAGACTTAATATTAATGGTTTAGCTAGTAAGATAAAGAGTGAGGTAGAGGGATTATCTCATGAGGGTGAAAAGTTATTAAGGAGTAGGTAATGGCAAAAAAAGAAAAGTCATCCGTTGATGATTTCGCAAAAAGCATTAAGAAGTTGTCTAGTGAGTACCATTCATTAGATGCTCCTGAGTTTGTTAAAAGTGGTTCAGTTGTACTAGATTCTATATTGGGTGGTGGTATTCCACGTGGTGTATTTATCTTGTTATCATCTGATAGTGGTTTAGGTAAATCTACAGGTGCATTACATGTTAGTAAGGCATATTGTATTCAAAATAAAAGGGTTTTGTATTTAGATTTCGAGAGTGGTGTTAATTTAGCACAGCTTAATTCTATGGGGTTATCTAGGTTTAGGTATGACCCTAATACAAACCCAGATGGTAATTTCTTCTTATTCCAAATTCAAACATTTAGAGAAGCTGATAAGATTTTGGATGAGTTGGTTGAGAATGTTGACTTAGTTGTTATTGATTCTGCTACAGCTATTTTAACTGAGAAGGTAAAAGAATCTTCGTCTGAAGATGTACTCCCTGGCATTGATAGTAGGGTTATGGCTACATTCTTAAAAAGACATAAGTCTACAAGTACACGTGCTGGAACTTCATGGATTATCGTAAATCAATTACGTACTAAGATTGCTATGGGTTATGGTCAACAAACTGCTGAAGTTGAGGCTGGTGGTAAAGCACTTAAATTCTACCCTGACATTCGCTTAACAATGAAGAAAGCATATAAAGGTACATTAGAGCGTACAGAACAGACAGCTGTAGGTGAGCAAAAGGTTCCTTTTGGTGCTATTTGTGAGATTAAAGCTGTTAAGAATCGATACGAACGTCCAGAAATTCCTCTTAAATTAGCTATTATCTTTGGTAAAGGTATTTCTAATGAGTATGCATATTATGACTTCTTAGAGCAACGTGGTAAGATTGTTAAAAGTGGTGCATGGTATACAATTAAGTTAGGGGATTCTCCTAAAGTTCAAGGTATGAATGGTGTTATTGATTGGATTAATACCAATCGTAGTCTTGTTAAGGATTTCATTGAATCTGAGGGTGGTTATCGTTTATTACTAAACGAAGCTAGTACTGTTGATTTGATTGATGAATCTTATGATGAAGAGGTCTTTGATGGTACAGAGGTATTTGATGAGCCTACAGAGGACGATGGTGAAGAATAATGTCTGATAAAATAACTGTAGATATTAAAGACTTTCAATCTCTTAAAAAAGCATACATTGAGTTAACTCCTGGTATTACAGTTATCACTGGTGCAACGAATAATGGTAAGAGTGCCATTATTCGTGCTATAGATTCTGCACTTTTTAATCTTGGTGATGATGCTATGGTTAGAGGTGGTCAGAGGTACTATGGCATAAAGATATCTAATGGTAGTCATACAATGCTTATGGCTAGAGATAATGTTGGTAAGAATGAGAAAACTGCATATCAGTTTGATGATGGTACTGTTCAAAAGAAAGTTGGTAGAGGTCAGTTAGAAGAGGTTTCACGTATGTTCAATATACGTGAGGTGAAGATGAATAATGGCACTAAGATGAAGATTAATTTTTGGTATCAAAACGATAAACCTTTCCTAATGGATAAGACAGCAGGTCAACTATATGAGTTTTTATCATTGAGTTCTTGTGATAACTATGCTAGGGTGCTAAAATCTTTGGGTAGTGATGTTAGGTCAATTAATTCAGATATTAATACGTTAGCCACAGAGATTAATACATACAAGTCATTAATTAATGATAAAAAAGACTTCATCTCTAAGAATGATGGGTTTGATTTAGTATATCAAGAGGCAATAGATGTTGACGCAATGGGCGATTTATTGTCAAATGTAGAAGGTTTATTAGATGATGTTGATATGTCAAACAATACTATCAAAAAGCTTGATAACTTAAAGTTAAATATTGATATAAAAATCTCATCTATTGATATTGATAGTGTTAGTGCTTTATATCAAGATATTATTTCTCTAGACTCTAAGGTATCTTCATTGTGTGAGTTGTTGGATTACATCGATAGTACTGGTGGTAAGATTTCACAACTAGATAGTGAGCATAAAGAGTTAAAATCCAATATTAGCACGAATGACACTTGCATAAAAGATTTCTCTAATATCATTAATGATGCTGAGTGTTTACATAGTAAGATTGATATTGTATCTAATGCTTTGGTTGATGTTGATGAAAATATTAAATCTAAGGATATAATCAACAATAGATTGAATTCTATTAATGATGGTTTGTATACTTCTATTGATGAAATATCTAAAGACATAAATACATTAGATGATAACTTTAGTCAGTTACAGGTCATTGAGGGTTGCTTAAAAGAGTTAGATAGTAATGGTGTAGTGTTGGATTCCTATGCATCTAAGGTTGAAGATGTAAAAAGTAAACTATCTGAAAGTGATATCGAGTTTGAGCAGTTGAAGAAAGATATAGGATATTGTCCGTACTGTAGAAGGGAGTTTGTATAAAATGGCTACAATCGAAGAAGTAAAAGCTAAGTTTAGTAGTGTTGAGAAGATTAATCAATCGCTTAAAGATGAGTTGATTCGTACTGAGGAGCAGTTAAAGTCCGCTAAAGATTCATATGATAAGGCTGTTAGTAAGTTGTTTGAGTTAACAGATAAAGATACAATAGAGGATGCTAGAGTATACATTTCTCAGCTTCGAGAAGAGTACGAAAACAAATTAAATGATTTAAATAATAAATTATCCGAATACTTAGATAAAGATGGTGAATAGTATGGTTGATACTTCTATTATTCGTAGGGTTATCGAGCATAAAGCAATGATAGATAGTGCTAAAAAAGATATAGCTAATATGTCATATGCGATTAGTACTAAATCTGATTCTCTTAAAGAATTAAATAGTTTGAAGAATATAAGTGAGTTCTCTTTTAACTATCTTGATGTTTTAGTTAAGGAAGAGTCTGGCAAGTTTATTAAACATTTGAATAACATACTAGATTATGGTGTTAAATCTATATTTGATGATTGTAATTATTCTATTGAGATTAGGGTATCAGATAGTTCTAAGGCAACAATTCATCTAGTTTACGATGATGAGAATGGTGTTAAGTTAGAGCCTGATATTAAAAATTGTGGTGGTGGTATTCGTACTGTTGTTGGATGTTTATCACAGATAGCATTTATAACACATTATAGGTTAGAGCCTGTGTTATTTATTGACGAGGGTTTAAGTCAATTATCTAGTCAATATATTCCTAATTTCATGGAATTAATTAATCAGATGGCTGAAAAGAATGGTTTAAAGATTCTTTTAATTACACATGATGATAGGTTTACTTCATATGCTGTTAGGCATTATGAAGTTTCTAAAGGGAATACTAAGTTATTGAGAGGTGGTGAGTCAGGTGAGTGATATTCATTTAAAATTAGAATATGGTGAAAAGATTGCATTTATTTCTGATGTACATGTGGATAGTAAAATGCCTGACTCACGTGTTGATGATATCATTGTAACTCTTAAAGATAAGTTAGTTGATATTCTTAATAAATGTGTTAATGAGAGTGTTAAATATGTATTCTTTGAGGGTGATGTTGTCAATAGGGTTCAATGTCCTTTTGAACCTATTACAATGTTAGCTGATATACTATTACAATTTAAACAAAAAGGGATGCAATGCTTCTCTATTCTTGGTAATCATGACATTGTTAGAAATTCACTAGAAAATTTAGATAAAAGTCCTATTCAGATTTTATTTAAGTTGGGTGTTTTAGAGCATATTAATTTAGATACTAGAGTTATATTTAATGGTAATGTTTTACTAACAGCTGTTGATTATACAGAATATCCTATTAAAGCAGATAATACACATTCAGTTAATATATTATTAGCACATATGTTCTATGGTAAGAGTGGTTTTCTTTCTGATGAGAAACATAATCTAACTGATAATAATATACTAGATTTAGGGTATGACTTGGTTGTGTTAGGTCATGACCATGAGGATTATGATGATGTAGTTGTAGGTTCAACTAAGATAGTTAGACATGGTTCTGTTCTTAGGGGTACATCACATAATTACAATTTTACAAGAAAGCCTAATTTTGTAATTATTGATGACATAAATAAACCTAAAGAAGTCAGACGTATAGAGATTGCTCATAGGGATTATAAAGATGTAGCTAGTGAGTACATTTTAAATAAGAAAACATTTAGTAGTATTAATGCTCTACAGGATGTATTATCTAATCTAGCTGATAAGTTAGTTGATACTACTGAAACAGATTCAGATAGGATTTACAATATCATTATGAGTGATGAGGGGTTACCTAATGATTGTAGGGAGTTGTTACTAAAATATATCAATGAGGTTTAATTTTAAATGGCTTTTAAGTTAGAAAATCAGTACACATATTTATTTGAGGATTTTCAAGTAAATAATGGGTATGATATATTCATGAGGTATCAAGATAAGAATACAACAGACGAAGAGAGAGAGCATTTAGAGTCTGTAGTTAAGGGTTGGATTCTTGATAATAATTATGAGGTTGCTAGGTTAACATATAGTGATGATTATATGTTGTATAACGTAAACTCACTGATGTCTTTAAATGTTTCTGATATTTATTCAGATGGTGAATTTGGTGTTAATAGTATAGGTGTTTCAGTACTACAAACCTTTTTCCCTGAGTTAGAGGGTGTTGATAAAGTTAAAGGTTGTTGTATGAGAGACTTTTGTAAGAAGTCAGATAAATCTTTTACACGATATGTACGTAAGCTTTTGAAGTATGGTAAATCACCTAATGATATGCGGAGTATGTTTGCCTTTGTTGGTGCAGGATATTGCTCAAATTTCAGACCAGCAACAACTAAAACCATATACGAGTTATATGGTAAAGAAAACTCTAAGGTACTAGACACATCAAGTGGTTTTGGTGGAAGATTGTTAGGTTTCTTCACAGCTAAAAACACAGCTGAGTACGTAGGTATAGACCCTAACACAGCAGATAGCTGTAACAAATTTATTGAGTTTATGCAGATGCGTTTTGGAATTAATAAAAAAGCATATGTTAATAAAATAGGTTCAGAGGATTTCACAATAGATAATTATCCTCAATATGAGAACTATTTTGATATAAGCTTTACATCACCACCATACTTTGACACTGAGAAATATTCAGATTCTGATACTCAGTCATATAAGAAATTTAACACATATGATGCGTGGATAGATGGGTTTTATCGGAATACAATATATAATAGTTGTAATGCATTAAAGTTAGATGGAACATTCGCTATCAATATCTTTGAGAAAGTTGATAACATTAAAGAGTATACAGAGGAGTTTCTTAATGATTGTGGTTTTTATATCATTAAGGAAGATAAGTACTTGTTGCGTGTTATGAGTGGCACTCAAAAAGGTGAAGATGGTGAGTTCTACACCAGAAAAAAAGACTCATACAATTATGAGCCAATATGGGTAGCAAAACATTACACAGAGTTACTTAAAGAAGGATTAATTACACGAGAAAAAGCAGAAGAGTGTTATAGTCGTGTAAAATTTGGTAATAAAAAGATTAGTATTTAATCGTAGGAGGTACAAAAGATGAGTGAAGAGATGTTATTAGACGAAATTAATGAATTTGAAAGTGTATTAGGTTTAGATGATAATACTGATAGTGGTGTAGAGGATTCCTTTGTTGATGCGTTCGCTAGTGAAGTGCATATTTCCATTCCTACTAAAGAGATTAATACTATTTTAAATATCTCTAATGTATTAAAGTCTAGTGGTGAGAACTCTTATGAGGGTAAACTAATTACATTTAGGGTAGAAGAGGGAAATGTTAGATTCATGCTTTCTGATAACAAACGTAGTATTTCTAAGTTTGTTAAACCTTTAAATAGCGAAAATCTTATTACTGATTTTATTTGTTTATCCTCTGGTTCTTTAGCACGTATTGTTAAATTATGTGGTAGTGTATTTACAGTTATCGAGCGTACTGTTGAGTCTGATGGTGGTGTTAATAAAGAATACACTATTGCAGTTCATGGTGGTGAGGTTCGTGTAGATAACTACAATTCAGATGAATCTAGATTTAATCATACATATGATGATTCTTATAGTAACACATCTAATAGGGAAAATTTAATCTCTTATATTAAGAGGTTATTTAATTATTCTCAAACAGCTGGTGGTAGAAGTCGTTTCTTATCATTTAAAGATAATACAATTACAGTAGAGTCTTATAATAATATGGCAAAATTGACATGTGATGATAACTTTGGTAGTGGGTTTAGATTACATTTAGCTGATTGTAAGTTGTTAGCATTATTATCTAATTCTGATAGTGGTGATAACATCTCATTCAACGCTAAGGGTGATTTGTATTGTGGTGATACATTTGTGTTCAAAACAGAGGCTTTCACATTAGAGGATAACTCTATTCAACAATCTGTATATGGACGTATGGTGGTTGATAATAAGTGTGATGTTTCTTTAGACCATTTACGTAAGATTATCGATTTAGCTTGTAACTTGCCTGAAACTACAGGTGATATTAATATTACTTTTGGTGATAGTGTTTCTATTGAAATTGTTTCACGAAGAGGTAATTCAGTTATTAAATTAGATGCTTTAGATGCTGGTGGTATTTTTGACATTGGTTCAATCTCAATGAGTGCTAATGCAATTAAACAGGTACTAAGTACATTTAATGGTTTCGATATTGCTACTTTGAGATTAAGTCTTGATGGTGTATCTTTAGATAATGAAGTTGTTAGTTCCTTTATTTTAAAGAAAGCTTTCTAGCATATGTTAATGACAAATAATTATAGCGATGCTTTTGAAGATTTCTCTATAAAAAATGGTCGAGATATTTTCACGATATATAACGATACTAATACAACAGATGAAGAGAGAGAAAGATTAGTTGAATGGTTATTTAACTTAATTCGTTCTAGAGATAATGCAGTTCCTTTGCATGTGTGGAGTGATGATATATTCAATAAGATAGTATCTAGTTTATGTGATATTGATATAAATGTAACATATCAAGATGGTGCATACAGTCTTAATAATATAGGTGCTAATATACTAACACAATTCTTCCCAGAAATTTTAGATGTTGTTAAGAGTGGCAAAGCAAGTCCTAGAGATTTCTTTAAAGATGATAAAAGACTTCTAGGGTATTGTAGAACTGTTCTAAAGTATTGTACTAGTCCTTTAGAGATGTTTAAGATGATGTCCTTTAGGGGTTCTAGTAGGTGTTATAATTTCAGACCAGCAACAGCTAAGGCTCTTTATGAGTTATATGGTAAAGAAAACTCTAAGGTGTTGGATACATCAAGTGGTTTTGGAGGTAGATTATTAGGGTTTTTCACAGCTAAAAACACAGCTGAGTACGTAGGTATAGACCCCAATACAGCAGATAGCTGTAATAAATTCATCCTTTATATGAGTAGGTATTTCACAAACAAGAAAGCATATGTCAATAAGATAGGTTCAGAGGATTTCACAATAGATAATTATCCTCAATATGAGAACTATTTTGATATAAGCTTTACATCACCTCCATACTTTGATATAGAACGATATTCTGATGATATAACACAATCACATGTCAAATTTAACACATATGATGCGTGGATAGATGGGTTTTATCGGAATACAATATATAATAGTTGTAACTCACTAAAACTTGATGGTGTTTTTGCAGTCAATATTAGTTGGGTTGATAACATTAAAGAGTATACAGAGGAGTTTCTTAATGATTGTGGCTTTTATATCATTAAGGAAGATAAGTATCTTATAAGAATTCATCCTAGAGAGAGTTCATATGGTAGTGATAAAATGTCTAAATATGAGCCAATATGGGTAGCTAAGCATTATACTGAGTTGTTAAAAGATGGTATGATTACACGAGATAAAGCTGAAGAATGTTATCAACGAGTAAAATTTGGTAATAAGAGGGTATTATGAGTGTTTCAGTTAAAGTAAATAACAACATTCATTTATTATTTGTATATATACCTTTAGGTGATATATTTTCATAATCAGTTAGTAATTTCTAGAGGTTATTATAATGGATAGAGAAATGAATAGGTTATTGGGTTTCTTGGGTACTAATGTTGATAGTAATGTTGGTATTGATTGGACTTGGACTGAATTGGTTAAACATGCTGAACAAGGTGATAAATTCTCTTTGTATCGTTTAACTCAGTTAGCACGTCATTCTGAGCAACCTGAAGTTAAAAAATATGCGACTGAAGCCGTTGAACGTATTGAAAAAATCGTTGAGGAAGCCGCTAAATTAGAAGCTAGTCAAGTTACTACTAAAAGTGGTATCTACTTATCTAGCGAAGAACAGTAAGATTCTTCTATTAGAGGTGTAGTGTTTTACTACACCTCTTTTTAGTTGTAATATTTTGTAGTGGTATGTTATAATCACTTTGAGGTGGTGATTATATGAATATTTACATTTGTGATGTTCCTTTTGATAGGGATATTTTTAAAGACGTACCTTTATGTAAAATATTTAAGTATTATGAAGAGATAGAAAATTCAAAAAGTAAATTAGATAGATATGAAGTGATTAATTCTGAGATTGATAGCATTAATCATGAGATAGAGTCTTTAAAGGAAAGAATTTTTGAGTTGGAAAAAGAAAAATATCGGTTATTCGGTGATAATTCTTCGTTTTTAGTTGATAACTTTTGTAACATTCTGTAAATTTGTGTTGACATAGTTTAGTGGGGGTGGTATATTATGTGTAACAGTAAAGATGATATGAAATTTACTGCTACATTCTCAGATGACGATAAAGGTAAAGATTTTAAAGTCGGATTAGAGAATGTTATTTCTAAAGATGGTGTAAGTACTTCTGTTGAGTATGATGTCTTAAAAAGAGATGTGGAGGCTAAGTTAGATTCAGAGATTGGTTCTTTTAGCTACTCCACTGATAAAAAGACAAATATCAAGATAGAAATACCTACAAAGGGTTAATTAGTATTAAAAGGAGATTATATTATGGAAGAAAATCAATTATTAGAAAAGGTTAAGAGATATAAAGATTTAAAAAATAAAATCTCTATTCTTGAGGCTGAGGCTAAAGAGTTAAATAAAGAACTTAAAGACTCTTTACGTGAAAGTGGTAAAGAAGAGTTCATTATAGGTAGCTATGTTGTTAAATTACAATCTATTTCTAAAGATAGATTTAATTCAAAACAATTTAAAGATGAAAATTCATTCTTGTATTCTAAGTATGTGTCTACAGTTAATGAGGAGAGATTACAGGTTACTGGTGGGGATATTTTGTAAATTAGATACTTTACAAAACTTAATTTATAATATATAATGATACATGTAGTCATGGTACGAGATATGATTATAACCGTGGGACACATGGGGGTAGCCTATTGTCTGGTTGTAAGACTTTTTTAAAATGATATTAAAAGAGCGAACCATTGGGTAGGAACATCTATTGACTTAGAAGTTAATAGGTGATGTCAGAAGCTAGGGTGTACTTTATACTATCACATTGTACACGTACAGGATTAATCTTATAGGTTTGTAGTTACCTTGATTTCACTAGCTATTCAGAAAACTACTATGCATGGTTCTATTGGTTAGGCAATTTAGAAGTTCAATTCTTCTTAGAACCACAATTAAAGTCCACTCTCATGATGTGTAGATTGCGATATACTAGTGAGATATGGCCGGTGTTGACTTATCATCGAAAACAGCTGAAACACTGCAGGTTTTGTGGCTATAATGTCTTAGTTTTCATATGTCCTCATTATGGGTTCGACTCCCATATCGCCGGCATAGAGCTGGCGATGGATGACGTGCGTTCGCAAAACGCATAGTAGTGTGTTGTCATCGTGAGGACGAATTCTAATATTTTTTATGGAAAGGTGTCCGAGTGGTTTATGGTGATGGTCTTGAAAACCATTGTACAGAGATGTACCGGAGGTTCAAATCCTCTCCTTTCCGCCATATGGAGAGATGGCAGAGTGGCTTATTGCACTTCCCTGCTAAGGAAGAGTGGAGATATACTTCCACCGTGGGTTCAAATCCCGCTCTCTCCGCCAAATATGACTCTATAGCTCAGGTGGATAGAGCAATGGTTTCCTAAACCATGTGTCGGCAGTTCGAGTCTGTCTAGGGTCAGGGTTACTAGATAATTTACCTTGACGTGGTGTAACCCCTTTAAACTAAAGAATTATCAATCGGTATAGGGTACAAAGTTGAGAACATGTATCGCTGAAGGTATGTAGTAATATACATATCAAGAGAGTCCGTGTTATTGAAACTCATATTGAGAATATAATATAACATAAAAACCGGATTAATATTTTTACGGACATAACTCATTCCAGTGTAGTCCAATAGGTAGAGACAGCTGACTGTTAATCAGTGTGTTGTAGGTTCGAGCCCTACCGCTGGAGCCATGAACTCTTAGCTTAGGGGTAGAGCAGTCGGCTCATAACCGACAGGTCGTTGGTTCAATCCCAACAGGGTTCACCAAATAAGTTTTGCATACTTCTTTAAAAAGTATGCATACATGTCTGTATGATGAAATTGGAAAACATGGCAGACTTAGAATCTGTTGAGGTAACACTCTTGTAGGTTCAACTCCTACTACAGGCACCATTTTACATTATGTTATAAAAGAGGTACAAAAGATGGAAAGAATTACAATTTTTAAGGGATTTACTATTCCAGTTATTATTAAGGTTGATGAAAAGCAACAAGTAATTACAGCATATAATACTAATTGTGAGTATCTAGCCGAAAATGCTTTTTATAAACTAATGCAAGGAAAATCTCAGATTGTTTATTTTGATTTCAAACCTAAGTTTTTTGATAATTTGAGATTAAAGAGTACATATAAAGCTAAAGCACGTTGTCATGATGGTGATGTGTTTGATGTTAATGTTGGTAAGGAAATTGCAAAAGAAAAATTAGCTAACAAGCTAAGAAATTCCATTAAAAAGCGTATTGATGCAATTTTATTGCAACAGGCTACGTTGCAGAGTGGTGTTGTATCTAGTAATGGTTATAAAGAATTACAGTAAAATATTATAAATGTGTAGAGTGTATGTAGAGATATGTACACTCTTTTTTATATAGATATTAGGTGAGAGGTATTTTCAGTATGATGTGTTTAGTGATTGCAAGAGATAGAAATGTAAAGTTAGATAGTAAGTATACAATTAAAGACGCTATTGAACAGGTAGAGATGTTAGGTAACAAGATGAATTTAAAAGGCACATTGCGTTACTATGGTTTGTCTTATGTTGAAGATAGGTCTTTCTTTTCTAAATATAAAGATGATTTTAATTTAAAAGATATGAGGTCTTTATATAATCTAACTTTGGGTGAGTTGTGTAATTATAAGGATAGGTTAATCTATTCAGAATAGGGGTTCTATGATTCAAGTTGGTGATAGGGTAGAGCATAATACATTTGTATCTTTCATTGGTGAGGTTGTTGAGATTAGACCTTATAAAGATGAAACAAGTGTAGCTGTTAGAAATGATGAGGGCAATATTTTTTGGGACGATATCGCTACATGGGATTTAATACCTGACACAGTTATACACTATGGAAAAATTGACGATGATTTTGATGGTGAGACTATTGACGTAGAAGCTATTATCGACTTAGGTAGTCTAGAGGGTTAAATAGGTAATTATATATACTCTTAGCGAACATACGATATAAGAAATTATATTTTAATATATTATTAGGGTACAAAGGGGAGTAACATATATGAGTGATGTTATCTCAGATGTTACTAACAATATAACGAATACAGCTAAGATTGTAGGATATGTGGTTAGTAGTCCAGAAATTCATCATAGTACACATGGTGAAGATTTCTATGAGTTCTCAGTGAGAGTTCCTAGATTAAATAGTAGTGCATCAGATACTATTAGAGTTGAAATTTCTGATAGGGTATATGATGTTAATAAGATAGATAAAGATGCTATTGTTTCTATTGAAGGGCAGTTTAGGTCATTCAATGAACATAATAGCGAAACAGGTAAAATCTCTTTACGTTTATTCTTATTCACTAAGGATATTGAGATTTTAGATTCTGTAGAAGAGTTTACAAATAAAATTACTTTAAGAGGCTTTATTTGTAAAGATGTAGTACATCGTAGGACTCCTGGTGGTAGGGAGATTTCAGATGTTATATTATCAGTAAATAGATTGTATAGTAAATCTGATTATATTCCTTGCGTAGTATGGGGAAGAAATTCTAAATACGTTTATAAGATGGATGTTGGTACTGAAGTTGAGTTTGTAGGTAGAATTCAATCAAGGGTATATACTAAGAAGTTTAACGATGTTTCTGCAATAGAGCGTGAGGTATATGAGGTGTCAGTATCTGACGTTACTAAAATTAGTGATTAATTGAGGGGTTATATTTATGAGTAGCATATTGTCAGATGCTGTTGACTACAGTAGTAAAGTGATGCTAATACGTGGATATGCTTCATATTATACAGATGATGATTTAGTTAAAATTTTCAAAGTAGATTCTTTGTATGAGATATTACACAATAATACTTATGAAGAGATTAGAACTAAGCTTTCAACAACATTAACAAATGTAAGAGATGGAATTTTTGATATTGGGGATGTTGTTACTATAAAGAAGCCTATTAAGTTTGATGGTTCATATAAAACTGTTAAAGGTGTTATTATTGGTAAGCATGTGAGATATCGAGATGAGAATCTAAAAGATTACTACACAGAGTTTGATATTATCGTTCAGAGTGGTATTTATAACGATGGTTATAGTTACACCATTTATAGGGAGACAGAAGAGTATTTACGCTTAGAGAGTAAAGATATCGTAAATAAACTATACTTGCAAGATACATTAAAACGAATTAGTAGGATTGATGTTGAAGTGTTAGTATAGTAGGGGTTGTTTCTGTGGATAATTCAAATTTAGGTAGTGGTTTATTAGTATCACCTTATGATAGTAGAGATTATAAGTTTAGGGATTTATTAAAGTTGGGTTCTGTAAATATCCCTTATGAGTATCAGAGTGAGGTATTCCCTTTTGTGTATAATCAAGGAAAATCTCAGATGTGTTGTGCATGTTCTTATAGTGCTGTTAGGTATTTACAAGAATCAGATAATAGTCAATCTTCTTTGACATTACCATTATCGCCAGCTTTTAATTATGGGTTACGTCCTGAAGAAGAGAACTTTGAGGGTATGTATTTACGTACATGTCTTAAAGGTGGTACTGATGTAGGTTCTATCTTGTATGATGATATGCCTGGTTTCTATACAACTAATGAAGCTTATAATAGGGTTAATAGTAATCTTGATTTGTATAGAAATAAAGCTGATGAGTTTAAGATAGATTCTTATTATGTATGTAGTTCTAGAAGAGAGATACAAATTGCTATTTTAACAACTAAGGCAGTCATTACTGGTATTCCTATTTTTGATAGCTTTTATGATGTAGGTTCTGATGGTTTTGTGCAATATGATACTACAAGAGATGTGGTAAATTATGGTGGTCACGCTGTTACTATCACTGGTTGGGGTTATATTAATAATAAATTCCATTGGAGGCTTTTAAATTCATGGGGTACTGAGTGGGGTGAAGGTGGTTATGCTTGGTTACCTGAGGAATATCCATGGATTGAAAATGCATATGTTATCGTTGATACAACAACAAAATTGAAGTTTAATGAATATATCAGTAAATTTTACTGTTAGAGTATGGTGGATGACATAATGAAGATTACATATAAACCATCTTTTGGAAGGATATTAGTTATTATTTTCTTGGTTTTAGCATTTATTTCTATGGTCTATTCGTTAGCTGTGGACACATATTTACATTATAAGATTCATTCTGGTGATTTAGAGTTATATAATATAGAATCAAAAGTAATTGATGGTGAGATATCTGCTAATGTGTTTGAGCGTATTGGTCGAATTGATGGATATGTGTTGTTATATGACACAAGAACGAATTTAGTGTATATTGGTGATGAAAAAGGGAATTTAACACCATATTATGCTAATAGCAGTGGTAAACTTGTAATGTATGATAAGTCTAGTAATAGGTTGTTATACTGATATATAGAGGTTGAGTTAAGAACTTGACCTCTATTTTTATATATTACTTTACAATTCTTTACAGTTATGGTAATATATAAGTGTACTCTTTAGTATTGATTTTGAGAGTATTGATATTTTAAAAGATGTGGAGGTACATCGTGAAAAAAGATTTACAACAAAAGATTAAAAGTTCTTTAAGTCTAGATGATATTCTAGCATTAGAAAATGGTCTTAGTATTGCTGAAAATGTAGTAGGTGATGAGATTTACATTTTCAGAAATGAAGTAGGAAACGGATATAGTATGATGTTCCGTACTAAAAAAGAGAATGAATTATACGTAGAGGATTTTGATGAAGATGGTAATCTAATCAATGTTCATTATGATATGATTAATGGTGAGGAGTAAAATAAAATGGCTACACAAATGAATGATGAGTATACACGTGTAACAAAAGGAATGGTCTTTATTTATGACATTGATGAGGGTAAAGACAAAAAACAATTTAATACCACACGATTTAATCGCCCAGACTGCACTGAGTATGGTCGTAGACCGTGGGTAGTGGTTTCTGATAATAAATCTATTGATAAGATTTGTACGATTGCACCTATGTCTACAGGTCAATATGGTAAGGGGGATAAAATCAAAACTCATGTTGATTTAACTCTTAATGGTACTAATACATGCATTATGTTAGAGCAGATGCGTTTTGTTAATACTCATGAATTGAAAGAGTATGTAACTATTTTAGGTAATAGCACTATGCGATTGGTAGATGATGCAATAGCTTTTCATCTTGGATTAAATCTCTACAAACCAAATAAGGTAGTTTCTATGCCAGCTAGTAAGAAGGCTTATGAAGTTATTAATGAGAAAAGTTCTGTAGAGGTTAAAGAGGCAACAAAAGTAAATACAAAAAAGTCTGAGACGAGAGGACGTAGAACTAAATATGATAAAGATTCTTTAAAAGAGATTCTATCAGATTACAAAACTATGTCTGAGAAAGATTTCTCAGATAAGTATAATTGTAAAAATCATCAAGCGTATCTTTATAAGGGATACTATATTAAAAAACTGTATAAAACAAACTTTAAATAAGAAGTGAAAGATGATATAATAAGGACTAGGTATTCTAGTCCTTATTTTTATGTTTAGAATGAAGGTGATTGTCTTATGTGTAGTGAAGCTATAAAAACTGATATAGATTTATTACTAGAGGATTTAGGGAGTGCTGAAAATCTTAATCATGAATGTATTATCCTATATGATAATCATGTGTGTAAGGTAGATAATAAAGAATATACTGTAAATGAAGATAATGTACTTCTATTTGATTCTTTACTAGATTGGAGAGAAAGTGCTTTAAATACGTATCAATTAAAAAGCTTGCTATCTTCTTTAGTAGGTACTGATACACAACTATTATTTACAGCGTATGATGGCTCTACACATGGTTATGTTACAAGTTATATGACTAATAAATATAGTGACTATGGTGTTAATGTTCGAGTTATAGCTATAGGTGATAAAACTAAGAATATAATAGGTAGAGAGAATCATGATATAGATGTAGAAGAGGGTAGGATGTATGAAGATAAGATAACTATGGATTTCAATAGGAGACTATAGTAATCTGTTGGTCTATAGTGATTCTGACTACAGACTGTATTAATTAAGAACATAACAATAATACTATATACAATAATACTATATACAATAATACTATATACACTAATACTAATATAGAAGATAATACTAACAATACTATAAGGAATATAATCATCAATATAATTAATTTCTTCTAGCGAAGAAAAGAATTATATTTCAAGTAGGGATAGGTTAATATAACTGATATAATTGATTGATATAGTTGATTGATATAATTGATTATAGAAGATATAGTGAGATATAGGAAATAAAACACAGGAAGCTGTTATAATTGATTGATGTAATAAATTAAGATTGATTATAATAGGACTGATTAATATAGAGGCTGGTTGATATGATATAGAAGATTAGATATCAATGAGTTGAGTATATTAGATTGGATTATGTACATCAGAATAGTGGCACATAGAATATGAGAAAGATAATATGTGTGATGTAGGTAAGAGAGGGTAGAGTGTGTTAATGAAATTACATTTGAATGAAAAAAAACACGCAAGAGAGTAACTGTATTAATAGGGTATGTTAGTAATATAGGTTAGAGGTGTCCTATAGATGCGAGGATAGGTATTCTATTGATAGAGATGGTAAGAGAATGAGTGACACTATTTAAGAAATAGGTATTTAGAAAAATAAAATGTAAGAGATATTTAATAAAGGGGAGACCAATGCGAGGTCAGTTATGGTCAGTTGAGGTGTTTGAGTTATGGAGATTAAGGAACTGAAAGAAGAGATATTAAAGAGATATGGTAGATATTTATTTGGGATAGTAGATATCGATGTATGGTATGATAGGGTTGAAATAGTCAGTCGAGTAGAGATAAAGAAAGGTGGACGAATTAGTAGTCATGAGGGTACGATAGTTGTAACTATTGATAGGGATGAAGTTGATACTAAAAAATGTAAAGAGTGTCTATCGGATATTAAAATAGGTTCTATAAACTATCTAAAAATAAGGGGTGATGAATTCAAGAAAGATATTAATGTTCGTGGTAGTGAGTATGGGTTAGCCAGTCGGTTATACTATATGGCAATAGATGATAGATATATGGTGGATAAGATACTAGATATCATGAGTAATATACATGGATTAAGGGGGTGTAAGGGTTTTAATGTAAATGTGCATAATCTACTATAGTGGTAGATATATAATCAAGAGGTATAGGTTGTGAATAGTATGGGAAGATATGTATGGTTTAGATTAAAAGACATGATTTCAGTTAAGGTTAGTTCTAGGGTTAGTTCTAAAGAAGTTGAGTATTTCTCTTATGGTAGATGGTAGATGGTAGATGGTAGATGGTAGATGGTAGATGGTAGATGGGGATAATAGTTAATAACATTACATTTAACACAACTATACATAGGTAAACAAATGTAGACATAGATAAACAGATAAATACAGAATCATTCTATATATTGTGATTATGTGTTATAATGTATACTATATATAGTAAGACCTAAATGGTAATAAAAGGGATTAGATTATGATTAAAATTATACTGATACTATAAAATAGTGTGGTTTTGATTATAGGAGGATTGTGTTGATAACAGAGTTTGTAGCAGAAGAGATAGTAGGTCAAAATGAGGTCTTAAAACGAGATGGACGAGTTGTAGTATTTGATAGTGGTAAAGTATTCAATGCTATGTTGAGTGCGTATAGTAGTTTACATGATAGCATTGATAGTGAGTATATTAATGTATGTAATGATGCTATTAATACTATATTAGATGAGTATGATGCACTTGATGATAATAGGATATTGGGTGTCGAAGATATTCAAGATATTGTAGAGAATACGTTATTAGATAGTAAGTATAATGATGTAGCTAAGGCATATATACTCTATAGGGATAAAAGGAATCAAGAGCGTGGTAATTTAATTGATAGTGAGTTACAAGAGTTACTAAGTGGTGATAGTGAGTATTGGAATACAGAGAATAGTAATAAAGATGTAAAATTAAATACTACGTTACGAGATTATATAGCTGGTATCGTAAGTACAGATATAGGTAAGCGTAAGTTACTACCTAAAGATGTGGTAGATGCACATAATCGTGGACTCATTCATATACATGATATGGATTATCTAGTACAGCCGATGCATAATTGTGAGTTAGTGAATTTAAATGATGTGTTGCAGAATGGGACAGTTATCAATGGTGTACGGATAGATAAACCAAAGAGGATACTGACTGCAAGTACAATAGCAAGTCAGGTTGTACTAGCCGTAACATCTAGTAGTTATGGTGGTTGTAGTGTTAATTTAGGTCATTTAGCACCGTTTGTGAGAGATAGTTATGATTGGTATGTTAGCAAGTATAAGAGTTGGGGATTAGATGATGCTAAGGTAGTAGAGTATGCTAAGAGGGATTTAGCAAAAGAAGTAGAGGATGCTATACAGACGTTCAACTATCAGATAAATTCGTTTACAAATTCAAATGGTCAGAGTCCTTTCCTTACTGTATTCATGTACTTAGGTGGTGAAGATGAATACAAAGATGAATTAGCTATGTTGATAGAGGAGATGTTAAAACAGCGTATACAAGGCTTTAAGAATGAAAAGGGTGTATATATTAGTCCGGCATTTCCTAAGTTAATCTATGTGTTAGAGGAAGATAATATACATGAAGATAGTCGCTATTGGTATTTAACAGAGTTGAGTGCTAAATGTAGTGCTAAGAGGTTAGTTCCTGATTACATTTCAGAGAAGAGAATGAAAGAACTAAAAGATGATGATGTATTTAGTTCAATGGGTTGCCGTAGTTTCTTGTCAGTTGATACATTTACAGATGAGTTAGGGAATATAGCTAAGGCATTGGATTATGATGGTAAACATAAATATTGGGGGAGATTCAACGTCGGGGTTGCAACAGTTAATTTAGTTGATGTAGCATTAACAGCCATATCTGATGTTGTTAATAGTGTTTATGTGTATACTATAGATGATATCATTAAACGATTTTATGATGTATTAGAAGAGCGTTGTGAGTTATGTCATAAAGGGTTACAGGTACGAATTAAGAAATTAGAAAATACAGTGAGTGATGTATCGCCTATTTTATGGCAACATGGTGCATTAGCTAGGTTAGATAAAGGTGAGACATTATATCATCTAGTACACAATGGGTATGCTACAGCTAGTTTAGGGTATGCTGGTTTGTATGAGTGTGTAATGGCATTAATCAATAAGAGTCATACAACAGAAGAGGGTATGGAGTTAGGTAAAGCTATTATGCAACGATTGAATGATATTTGTAATCGTTGGAAAGATGAAGAGAATATCGGATACAGTTTGTATGGTACTCCATTGGAATCCACTACGTATAAGTTCGCTAAGTGTTTACAGCAACGATTTGGTAAGATAGAGGGTATAACAGACCATAGTTATATTACTAATAGCTATCATGTTAATGTTCGTGAGAAGATAGATGCATTTACAAAACTCAAATTAGAGAGTGAATATCAAGCATTAAGTCCTGGTGGTTGTATCAGTTATGTAGAAATACCTAATATGCAGAATAACATTAAAGCTGTATTGGATATTATTAAATATATTTATGATACAATTATGTATGCTGAGTTGAATACTAAATCAGATTATTGTCAAGAATGTGGTTTTAGTGGCGAGATTCAGATTAAAGGTGATACAGGTCATTTGTATTGGGAGTGTCCTAATTGTGGGAATACTAATCAAGATACAATGAACGTATGTCGCCGCACGTGTGGTTATTTGGGTACTAATTTCTTTAATCAAGGACGTACAGAGGAGATTAAAGATAGGGTACTTCATTTAGATTAAGTGGTGTAGGTTATTGTATATATGGGGAATAGTTTAGAAAGTAATATAGTAGACGTACTTAGAGAAGTTGCTAAAGATGTTCGTAGTATACGTAACAGTGGTGGTAGTGGTACAGCAGTTTCTTATGATGATGTTAAACATGCTTTGAATGTTAAAGGTTATTATTGTAAAGATACTACATTATCATCTGTTTTAGAGTGTTTAGTTAGTGGTATGTCTAATGTTGATTTAGATTTAACATATGAGAGGTCTGTTGGTAAGGTTGTATTTACTTCGTCACCACATGCGATGTTTTCTCTTGATGATGTTAGATATACGATTGGTGATGATGGGACATTTACATACAACATTCCTAGTGGTAAGAAAGTAGCTAATGCTAAGTTGTATGGGTATACTGATACAGTTATCAAGGAATTTAATGTTGCATTGACTGAAGATGCGATTGATTTTAATGTATTATTACGTGATGGGTTTAAGATTAATAAAGATAACCAGTATATGTTGACAAACTTTAAGACTAAGGATAGTCCTAAGACGTATGTTATTACTAGTACGTCACCTGTAAATGGCGATAGCAATGCTTTCCTAGGTGGGATTATGTGGAAGTTGGGTGCATCTGCTACAGATAATATGAATATTATTATTGATGGTGATGCTAGTAATTATGTATCTTTGAATTATTTAAGATACAGTTTTATTAGATATAATGAGTTAAATCATAAGGTTAGGATATTTGTAAGACATACTACACAGGATAGTAGTAGAGGTACATATAATTCTCCTGATAGATATATTACAACAGATATAGGTACACCTAATAAGGGATTAGTGAGCGTGTATACCGAGAAATTAACTGAGTTTATTAAAAAGAATTATGGCATTGATTCTAGAGTTGTACAAAAGATGAAAGAAGTGTATGGTGTACTAGGTGATGATGTGTTGTGTGGCATTTATACGTTGGATGGTTCAGAAGCTTTGGTGTATAGACCGTCAAAAGTTAAATTTGATTATGTGAGTATTGTTTAGTACTTGTAAAGTATTGTAAATTTTGGTATACTTTAGGTGTAGGTAAAGACTTATACCTAAAGTATACTTTTTTTATTTAAAGGATGGTCATTATGAAATCTAATAGTTATGAGAAAGACGTGTATATTCTATTTACTACTTCTGATTTGTTTAGTTCTCCTTTGTTGGGTGTGTATGCTACTAAAGAGGAAGCTGAGGCTGAGTACTTAGAAGTACAAGAAGAGTATTGTTTGGAAGATTATGAATTAAGTATTGAGCATAGTACATATACTTTTAAATTCAAAGAGGGTGTTTAATGTGGATGTAAAGGATTTAGATACACAAGAAGATAAAAAGTATAGTCATATCCATATTGCTGATGGTTTCAGAAACATAGATGCTAATATTTTACGTAGTATCTTTATTAAATATGATGAAGATTTTAAAAAGATGGCTAAAGAGGGTTAGTTCATGGATATCGATAAATATAGAGAGGACTTTAGGGCAAAGATAGATTCTTTGTATGTAGATGAGTTGAGAGGCATTTTTGAAAATGTTTTAGGTGGGTATGAAAAACCGATTCCGTTGATGGCTATACCTATTGTATTTCCTAGCATTAGTACTAAACGTACATTTATACTAACATTTAGGAGATGTATTATGTATCGAAAGAGGGGTAAACTTAGTGAGATACGCAGGACTAAAAGAAAATGATATTGTAGATGGTGATGGTGTTTGTGTTTCCTTTTGGGTGCAAGGATGCGAACACTATTGTGTTGGTTGCCACAATCCCAGCACATGGGATATTAATGGTGGTTTAGAGTTACCTAATACTTATGTAGATGATATCATTAGCTTATTGTCAAAGAATGGAATACAAAGAAATTTAAGTATTTTGGGTGGAGAGCCTTGTTTAGATAGTAATGTGAGTATTGTGCTGCCATTACTCAGAAAAGTTCGTACAGAGGCAAAATTCTCAAAAATATACCTATGGAGTGGCTTTACTTTTGAGGAATTATTACAACGTGATAACACAAAAGAGTTATTACATTATGTTGATGTGTTGATTGATGGTAAGTTTGAGTTAGAGCATAGAGATATTACATTGAGGTTTAGAGGTTCACCTAATCAACGTGTAATAGATGTTCAAAAGTCTTTATCTAGTGGTAAAGTTGTGTTATATTATACAGAGTAGATAATATATAAAGGAGATTATATTATGGCTGTGAAAATGCAAGAAGATTACAGAATTGGTGATTATGTAGGTACATTTGGATTAGTGTGTTCTGCCTGTGATGATTTTCTACAATCATTGAAAGAGGATATCGATTACAAACGTGTAAGTGATTTACATGGAATGGTAGTTATTGCAACAAATAAAGATAGGGATAAGATTTCTTTTATTGTTAATGATGTTCGTTTTGACTATCGTGATGGTAGATTATACTTTAATGATTATATGGATGCATTGTATGAACGTCCATATATTCTACATTTAGTTATTTCTACGTTTAATGAGATGTTATTACATAGTGATGTAGAGATTAGTAATAAAAATTGTATTCAGAATTGTGTAACAGCATTTTTAATGTTACAGGGTTGGTTTGAAGATAAACGTATTTCTGATTTAGAGTATGAGATTGAGGAGAGAGATAGACGCCAAGCCGCACGTGAAAATGCTGAGTTTTGGGAAGAGTATTACTTTTTCAATCCCAATGATATTTAATGAGAGGTGTATATATGGTTGGTTTAATTAATAAAATTTTGTATTATTTTGACATGATGTTAGTGAGTATCAATAGTACTGAGGGTAGTCTTGTTAAAATTGAAAATGATTTAGGTAAGACTAAAGAGGTTGCTACAAAAGTTGTACAAATTAGTTTAGCGATTAGTGAGATTGTAGTTCTTTTGTATAAGGTATATGGTGTGTTCTTGAATACTTCTACAGTTATTCAAAGTGGTGCTTTGGGTGTTAATGATGATAAAAATAACTCATATAAAGCTATGAAAGACTTGCAAAAGAATGTTGACATTGAATTATTGCAAGCTGTGTTAGAAGATAGTACAACTGTACCTGATAGTTTCATTGATAAATTGCATGCTGATGTAGAGGCTTATAAAGATAAGTTAAATAGTCGCATTGAAGCACGTAGTGATAACTAATTAATAGGAGATTAAATTATGCTATTATATTTTGCTTTAGATGATGAGGACACATGCTTTCACTCCTCTAAGATTTTTAACAATCTTGAAGATTTGTATAAAGAATTGATGGATTATCGCAACAATGTGCATTTTGTGTATAGCGTATCATTGTTTGTGTATGATACAGTTAGTAATAAAGAGTGTTCTATTGTCATTATTGCTAATGATATTACTTCTCTTTCATTTGACGTGTTAAAGTCATATGTTGACATTTTCACTACATATTATTATAAGGATGATATGGTTGTTACATCTATTAAGTGTGATATTGTTGGCGATGGATGTGGTAACTTTGGGTACGATTATGTAACAGTTGCATTTGATGCTGGGACTGAGGTTAGATGGTAGTGTAAAATTAGTATTGTAAAGTAAGATTTTTTATAGAGGTAATGGGTTTAAATTAAGAGAGATTATAAAGATAAATTAAATAGTCGAATTGAAGCTAGAAGCGACAATTAGTATTTTTAAGAGGGATTAAATTATGCGTTACTATTATGCTTATGACTTATTAAGGGGATATAATTCTGCTAATACAGACAGTTTTGAAAATCTTGACGATTTGTTTGATGATTTAATACAGTTTCAAGATAGTAAAAAGTTATATTGTGTTACTTTTAAGGTCGTTGATGATGGTACTTTTTATGTAATTAGTTTAAATCTTTGTGGTAGACTTGATAAATCTAGACTTGGTATGGTTCAAGGTATCATTAATTATGTAGATACTTATAACTATTCTTATGGTTCTGATAGTAGAATAGAGTCTGTTTTATGTGATATAAGTGAGGGACTTGCTGTAGTTATTTCTAATTATAATGGAGTTCAGAAACATCGATTTTCTCCTTTGTCAAGGGTTGTAAAGTCAGAATAGCAAAATACACTAATATATGGTAAAATAGTACCATATATTAGTGTATTTTTATTTTAGGGAAGGTAGGGTTTTGGTTTTGGGTATTGATTTATCTAAAGTATCAATTAATATTAAAGATATTTCTGATGATACAAAAAGAGGTTTTGAGGTATGTTCTAGTGGTGTAGAGTTTGATTGTAAGTTACCTACTAGAAGTACAACACATAGTGCTGGGTATGATTTCTATGCTCCATATGATGTTGTAATTCCATCATTATGGAAACAGGTAGGTAAATATTTATTACATTCCTTGTTGCATTTCTCTTTTAATAGTTATAATGAAGAGATTAAACCTACAATGGTTAAGACATATATTAAGTCATATATGGGGGATGATGAGGTATTATATATTTATAATCGTTCCTCTAGTCCGATTAAGAAAGGACTGATTCTATCTAACTCTGTTGGAGTTGTGGATAGCGATTTCTATAACAACGCAGATAATGAGGGTAATATTGGTGTAGCTTTTTATAATTTCTATCCTTTTGATGTTACTATCAAAAGGGGTGATAGGATATGTCAGGGTGTATTCTCTAAGTTTTTAAAAGCTACAAATGATAATGTACTTAATAATACACGTAGTGGTGGTTGTGGTAGTACTGGTAAATAGGTTTTTGGTGAGGTAGTTATGGTTCTAAGTAAAGTAGAGATTTCATATGACGATATTGAAGATAATAATATTAAATATGATACTAAAAAAGCGTTATCTATGATTTTAGATGATGATACAAATAGAGAGGGTTCTTCTTTTATGATTAATCCAAAGGCTTTAAACTCTCTATTGAAAGCATTAGAGAGTGTTAATGCCGTAGATAAGATTGTAATTGTACCTACTATTCATAAAGGTGATTGTATGTATATTATTACTAAGTGTTTTGGTAGAGTAGATGCTTTGTTGTGTTCTGAGTAGGTGATAGTATGAAGTATTTTATTTCAGATTTACACCTAAGTAAGAGTGGTGTTAATAAAGTGTCTGGTATAGATTCACAATTACATAACCAGTTTGTATCTACAGTATGGAATAACTTTATTACAGATGATGATGAGGTATATATTGTTGGTGGTGTTGGTGATTTATCATTATTAAGTATGTTAAATGGTAGTAAGATTGTATTGATTGGTAAGTCAGATTTAGATAGGTTCAATCAGTACGTGTCATCTGTGTCCACTAAGAGGGATGCAATTCTTGATAAGGAAATGTATCAAACATATTGTAAGAATGAATTTAATGTACAGGTTTCATTTAGAGATACATTAGAAGTTACTTTATGTACTAATGAGATTATTAGGCTGTGTGTTGATTATGAAAATGCTACAATGTCTAAGATGTTTACATTAGCTAGTGGTATTGGCAATTATCAACGCTTATTTGGTAGTGGGATGAATTTAAGTTCATTTGTCAATGGCTATAAACCTGTTTCTGAGTATGATATTATTTCAAGTATTCGTAGGGGTTCTGACGAGTTACTTTATTAAGATTGTATTGGTGGTGATGGTAGATGGTAGATGGTAGGATACTATTCTTATGTGGTAAGGGTGGTACAGGTAAAGATAGTGTTATGGGTTGTTTATTAAAAAAATACCCTGATATTTTTGAGAGGTTTGTTATTACAACTACAAGACCTATGCGTAGTGGTGAGGTTGATGGTGTTGACTATCATTTCTGTAGTAGAGATGATTTTGCTAGAAAAGTAATGAAAAATGAGTTTTGTATTGTAGAGTATTATTCTGTTGTTGGTGGCGATACAAAGTACTATGGTGTTGGGGATATACCAGATAATAGTAGTAAAGTATATGTTCTTTGTGGTACAAATACTCAATACGAAAAATTGAAAGCTAAATATGGAGATAGGGTTATTGGTGTATATCTTTATAATACAGCATACACTAGTCTAACACGTATGTTGTCTAGGCTTAGAGATAGAAAAGAGACTAATGTCTTAGAGGCTTGTCGGAGAGTGTTGTCAGATAGTCAAGATTATCTGTATATTGATTTTAAATCTTTTGATTTATTGATTAATACTGAGGGATGCACTTTGGGTGATGAAGTTTCTTTAATATATGGGTTATTTGAGTAGGGTGGTGATTCTATGAAAGTAGCTTATATAAGTGATATTCAGATTAGTAGTCTTGTTGGTGAAGAGACATGGCTTAATGAGTCGTTTGACTGTTTTAGTTCTATTTTCACTCAATTTGTTAGTAGATATTCTGATACGATTGATTATTTAATTCTAAATGGTGGGATATATTCAGATACTGTTAGATTTCTTGAATTTGTTGAGTTTTTAGATACTTCTTTTAAATCTCATGATATTCATACTAAAGTACTTTTTAATGTTAGTAATATAGAGTATTATAGTAACTCAGTCTTTGTAGATAAGGTAGGTCAGTTCTATGATACTGATAAGAAGTTTAAAAATCATAGATTATATCTACCACGTAACCCTATCATAACTAAAGATACTTGGATATTTGGTGTTGATACATGGTATGACTATTCTCTCTATAGAGGTAAACCTATTTCTTTAAAAGATATTACTAAGAAAGATAATCGTGGTTTCTTTAGTAAGCTGTTTAAGAAACGAGTTAACTTAGATAACTTCAATATAACCGATGAGAGTGATTATGCTTTTGGGTTACAAAACACTTTTGACGTAAAACATACAAATGATTGTGTAGATTCCTTTAGGCATATATGTGATAGATATGATAGGACTATTGCACAGCCAACTAACAAAGTTGCTTGTGGTTATTTTTATAGCAATGCTTTGTTTTTAAGTGATAACCCTAAAAGGGATGGATATAATGATGCTTTTAGTGGTAGCTTTAAGTTTGATGATACATTTAAATCTCATGGTATGACTGAGTATGTGTGTGGTAAATCAAGTTCTTATCGAAGTCATATTACTATGGATGGTATTATGTATAGGAATAGTGCTACAACATTACGTAAAAAAGGTTTCATTACAACAGATTGTGTATTAGGTGATGTGTTGGTAGTAGATTATTAATAATCATTATCAATACTGATTTGGTTTAGGTAGTGGTGGTAGCTTATGAGGGTTATTGACGTAGGTAGTATTTTAGAACAGAAGAAGAGTATAGCGTACAATACTAATAATGAAAGATACTTATCTAAGCTAGAGGTGTTAAATGTTCTGTATGATGAGTTACCTAGTGTTTGTGATTTACGTGCTGATAGTGTGTTAGATTCTAGTAAATATGTTCAATTAGCTAGACATTATAACTATAAGAATTATCGGTTACTTCGGTATGGTGATATCAATAAGTTAGGGTTAAGGAACTCTTTAACTCCTTTTCATCATAACTTTATTAAAAATATGGGTGGTGCTGTGTTAGTTATTTTTAATACATTAAATAATAAACCAGTATCATGTGTATTTAGGGGAATAACAGAAAAAGAGTTCATAGATTATAGTGCGTTACAATCTATGTATGGTTTTGATATGATAGACTCTAATTTTAAATATGGTGATTGGGTAGTTATTGTTGAGGGTTTATATGACGCTGATGTATTGCGTTCAATATATCCTAATGTGTTAGCAATGCAGACATCTAATGTTAACTCATTACAGGGTGAGATATTGTTATCAATGTCAAATAAGTTTATTGTGGCTTTTGATAGTGATACTGCTGGTGGTGTTGGTTATGATAAAGCATATCATAGATTAAAACGAGACAATACAATCGTACAGAAATTACAAGTATATGGTAGTGATAAAGACGTTGGTATGTTGGAAGAATTTATATCTAATTATGACGAATATAATAAACGTAAAGCGTATTATACAAGTACAATCGCTGAATTGAAGAAAGGTAGTATACTAGGATGGTAGAAAATAAAGATACAAAACAAGATAAAAAAGTAGTTGCTTTTGCTGATAAAGGTAGTAAAGAGTTAAATCGTAGTGTTAAGCGTAAAGAGTTTGTTGAGGTTATGGAACAGATTTTTGAGCGTATGAATGAGACGAATCATTATCTTATGGAAGATATTAATTCTATGTACGCTAATCAAGTATTCCCTGTACAAATGGGACATGCTGTAATTGAAGAGTTGTTGGTTGAAAAGGGTATCATCACTAAAGAAGAGATTGAAGATGCTTTAGAAAAACGTAAACAACAGTTATTAGAAAAAGCTAAGGCTATTAAAACCAATGAGAATGGTGATGAAGAATTAGCTACTGATGATGAGTCTAAGGCTATTGAAAATGAAGCTGTTCTAAATGCTATGGCTGATACAGAAAGTACTACAAAAGATAAATAAAAAATATAAGTTTACATAATGCATAGTTGAGATATACTATGCATTTTTTGTTGTAGGTGGTGTGTATGGGTGATAAAGTTTTTAAGAGTAATATACGATTAAAGTATAACTATAGTAATGGTAAGATTGGCAACACAGTATTTAGACCATATGTGTATGATAGTAGTGGTACAAGTGATACATTGTCAAGTACTTTCATGGGGACTGAGTTGGTACATCCTCTTAATGTTTCATCTTATAAGTATGAATTATCATATAATGTTGGTAATAAAGATAACTATAGTGGAGGTAGGAGATACTTCTTATTTTTTAAGGGTACTAATGGTGTTAATTCTATGTTTTCAGCATCTAATCTTGCTATGGTTAGTGACATAGCTAAAATTAATCGTACTGTGCGTATCCCTGATGATATTAAGACTTTAAACGATTATATTATTGCGAAACATGATTTAAGGTTTGATAGAGGAACATTAAAATACAAGGATAAGTACAATAATATTTATACAGTTGAGGGGTTAGGTGACTTTTCAAGTGAGACTATGTATGGTGATAGGAGTAATTTTTATGGTTATGGTGAGCCTGCTTCATATGATTCTCTTATTATCGATAGGGGTGGTAAAAATGCTAATCGATATATCACTCCTGATATAAGGTTGTTTAAAAATAATGGTTATTCTTGTTTCATGTTGCTAGTTCACTTTGTTATTAGGTTAAAAACTCACAGTGGTGATTGGGGTACTTTTACTATGTATTGTTTTGTACCTGTGTGTTTTTATGACTTAGGTGTATTGAATAATGGTGATAGTTCCAGTAATTGGGGGTTGGGGGCAAAGTTAAATTCTGGTGATAATTATTCATATTCCTCCTCAATATCTATCCAGAACATGCTAGGTACTACTTTAGATGAAAGGGTTTGGGGTGGTAATGGTATCAATTTATCTAATGGTAAAATCACAAACAATTTAGAGTATGCTAGGTCTATTCCTGATGTATATTGGACTACACCTAATGGTAGAGATGGTACAAGAGGTAATTTTTTATCATCTAATTACAATGCAAATTATAGCAATAGTTCACCTTTTGTTGAAGGTATACCTGCTATAAAGGTGACAGCGTATCATATGAGTGAGATGAGTTATAAGTATTATATGTATGGTGAAGGTCAGTCACAGTGGAGAGGTAAAGAGGGAAATATGACTAAGTATATGGTTAAGTGGTATCCTAGCATGACTACTGAAACTGCCAATCTTAATTATTTCTCTGAGCATCCCTATATTTACTAGTGTTATATAGCAATACATAATATATAATAGTATAGGTAATTTTATATAGTGTAATATTCTGTAAGATATTGTAACATTTAGTAAATTATAGTCTTTATCTTATTGTAATGTTTAGTAATGTTGTGTTAGGTAAAAATATACAATTTATAAGGGTTTATTTCTATTTAAAGTGTATATATTTAATAGAGGTATACGAGGTAGTATGGAAGAGTTATTTAAGGATAGGGAGATTCGTAAGTATATTAATGAATCTCTATCTAATGCTGTGTATGATGATGTACAGACTAAAGAGTGTGAGGTATGTCATACACAAGCTAAGAATACATATGAGATAGATGGTCATATTGTATGTGATAGGTGTATTAATTTCATTAAGTTTTTACAAGATGATTTTGATGTATTGTTTAATAGTAAACAGGATGTATGGTCTAATGTACAAGTTAGGTATGATTCTTTGACAGAGGGGTATTTTACTCCTAATATTGAGAAATTATATGATACTGCTAAAAAGTCATTTGGTGGTGATATCACTAAATTGATTAAATCCTATGGTATTAAAACTAATAAGGATTTATGTACTAGGTTATATAAAGGTGAGTTATTCATTGATAATAAACAATTAGCTAAACCTAGTAAGTTTAATCGTTTTATTGACGATTTTGATGTAAGGTTTAATACAGCTGTTGGTTATAAAGCTATTGTACCAGATAGTGATGGGTATGTAGCTAAATATAGTACAGTAGGTAAGAATGATGCATTTATTAGGGATAATATAGATTTCATTAAGAAGAACGCTAGTGATGTATTGAAAGATATTGTAAAACCTACTATACGGAATTCTAATGACCAATCTGACTATGATGAAATAGTTAATTTGAGTGGTGGTGGTAACTCTAGTAAAGTACAGAAGAGTACTGTTGCACAGGCTCCTAAGAGTGGTAGTACGATTGGTAGTGGTACAAATACGACATCTGCTACTAATGTAAAGACTTCAAAGGCTAGTGGTAATACAAATGACTTTGAAATTCCTTTGGGTAAAGATGGGTTTGCATTACGATATACTAGGAATGATACACAATCTAAATTACAAAAAGGTGTAGTAGAGTATCATTGTACATTTAATTATAAGAGTAAGACAATTAGTCAAATGGATGTAGATATAGTATCTATTGATGATTTTGATGAGATTACTAAGAACGCATTTAAGTGTACTAAGTTATATAAGATGTTACCATTTATGAGTGATGATGGTGATTATATCGTAGATATTGATACAGATGGTATCATTACTCATTTGGAGTTAGATGTAGATAACATTCAAAAGAATGGGTTTGTATTTAAGATTTTAAATCATACTAAGTCTTTTGATAAAGATACTGTAAAGATTATTGACCCAACTGTTATTACTTCCTATAGTAAGTTCAATGCATATATTTCTAAGTATATTCTTATGAGTATTGGTAAAGATTTCAATGCATTTGTAAATGTTAAATCTAATACTATTTATACTTCATTGGGTAAGGTAGAGTGGTATCTATCTGATATCACTGGTAAGGGTATTCTTGTAGAGTTAGTATATGGTAGTCGAAGTGCTACAGTAGAGGTAACTAAGAATACAGATAATGTAGGTCTAGTAGACTTATGTTTACGTGGGTTGTTAATTAGGAATCAAGATGTATTTGATACATTATTTGGTAATAACTCTTTATCTTCTATGAGGAATATTAAAGTAACATCTAAAGTAAATCCTAATATTACAGTAGAGTGGTTATTTAATGAAGATACTATTCAAGCATTTACTGTGAGTGGTGGGTTAGCATTACAGGGTAGTTTTGATGGTAATGCATTATCATCATTTGTGGTGTCTAGTTGTAAGACATTGCAAAAAGATATTGAGCGTTATACTGATGATGTGTTGTATCGTGATGGATATATTCAAAAGAATACCAATGTAGTAATTACTAGTTGGTATAAATATAGGGATGCTAGTGATACAAGGTTAAAAGTATTATATCGTCAAATTGAGAATAATCTTAAAGCTACATATGGTAAGTTAGATGATAGGTTAGACTTTAAAGTTGAGCGATTAGTAGTAACTAAGAGTGGTAATATCATTGAGTGTATTTTCTCTATTGTAGATAATGAGGGTGTATATCAGGATTTAGATACAATGAGGAAAGACTTGTCATTAAAGTTACCAGATTATTATCATATGTCTGAATCGAATGATAACAGTGGTTCATACTACGTACAATATACAGTAAGTGATGATGAAGATATCGAGAAATTCGCTAGTGATATTGAATCATCTGTGTTAGAGGGTTTGTTTAGATTACATGCTACAGAGATTAATGAGGGTTGTGGTTATACTCTTATAGGTGAGGGTGTAGCAGTTCCTATTAATGAAGCAGATAGTAGTCATACACATGCTGAATTAGAAGATGAAGATAATGATACTGAAGAGGGTACAGATGTGGGTGGTGTTTCTACACCAACAGGTACACTTCATAGTACAGATGGTAGAGTGGTAGGTTCTTTGGAAACAAATAAGAAAATTGATGCAATTAGTTTTGATGATGTAGTAGTAGAGGAAGTCATTTCTGAGGTTGCTTATAAAGTAACTACTAGGAATGGTAAAAAAGTTAAAGTTAAGATGACTCCTATGGAGGAGAAAAAGGCTAAGGCTAGACGTAAAGCTTATTACGAAGAGCAAGCTAAGAAAGATGGCAATAAAATACGTTCTAGTAAAGTCGGTAAGCAGAATAAAAAATTAGCTAATGACTTAGCCAAACGTGCTGAGGCTGATAAAATGAGAGAGTTTCGTAAAAAAGAGAAAAGTCATGAGTTAATGAGGGATAGGAAGGAAAAGATGAGAAAGCTTAGGAGTGGTACTGCTAAAGAGCGTAGAAGTGTAAGGAAAGAACTGTCTAAGTCTAGGATGGGTGATAGTACTTTATAATAGTAATATTTAATCATACTGTACTGTATAGTTGTATAATTGTACAGTACAGTATTTTTAGTATATGGTGTTTTTAATTCATATGGGGTAGTTCATGAAGATTGTATTTACCAATAGTACTATTACCAGTAGTGATATGGCTATTGATGATACTAGTGCATATAATATTTCTGAAAGTAAAGAAGAGGATACAACTGATACAGAAGAGGTTGTAGACGATACTTCTAGTCAAGAGGAAGAGGATATGGGTACAGAAGATACTAATACAAATAAATTAAGTCAAGAGGAATTAGAGGCTTTACGAGATGGTAAGGCTATTAAATGTCCTGAGTGTGGGAGTACTAATATTAATATACATAATAATGGTGAGTCTTATTTCTGCACTGATTGTGAGTATTCATGGGATGTACGTGATGCTGATGACGATGGATTAGATGATGATATTGATGATTATATTGATTCTATGGTAGAGGAATTAGATGAGAACACTACGATTGAGTGTGGTAATTATTATGTATTAGAGAGTGGTGATACATTGTATGTAGTATCTAATAACAATCATGAAGTAGATGTGTTAAATTTAGATACTATGGATAGGTATACTGTATCTGAGAGCGTATTACATAATAAGATTACAGAGTGTGTAGAGTATAGTAATAAATAGGTGGTGTATCATGAGTACTTTATATCTTGATGATGATATGATGGATTATAAAGATATATTCCTACAGGCTATTCAAGATATAGAAGATTTAGGGTATAGTTTTAAACCAATATTATTGATACATACATATATGGGACGTAGTAAAAAGATATTAGGTATCACTTATTGGTATCATGACGATACTTGTTTAGTAGAGTTTTCTGTGGATAATCATAATGTACATGTATATGATTATGGAACTCATACTATTAGAGATACTCAATTATCAATTAGTACGATTTATCATGAGTTAGCACATGCAACTATTGAGTGTCATTTTAAAGGTCATGGTAAAGAGTTTAAGGCATTAAGGAATAAGATATTAGAAGTGTATAAGATAGATATAGGTGGTGCTATATCTGATTATAATTAGGTGGTAAGATATGGGATATTTTAATATTATTGAATCCTTATCAGATACAAGGAACAATAAAGAGGTAGTTAATGAAGCTACTAGTATTTTACGAGATTATAAATCTGTATTCTCACAATTAGAAAAAGCGTTATTATCTTGTAAAGATACTACATTACATGGTGATTGGACTTTTCTATTATATCTGTGTGTTGGTAGTATGACACATGTGAGGGTTCTACCTGTGTTTGATGTAAATAAACTACATCAGAAGGAAGATACTAAAAAAGGAAGAGGATTTATTTATTTAGATATTAATGATGTATTTAAAGCAGATAATGTAGTATATTATTATATTGAAGATACAAATAATAAATATTCTGCTAAAGATGTAGCTGACTTCATGATTAATGGTTTGGCTGACACTTTGAAACGTGAAGAGTTATTTATTATGGATGACGAGAGGTATACTGAAAAGTTTAAAAATGACTTTAGAGATATATTAGGGGTTGAGGTAGAAACAATCGATGATGCTATTAAGGTAATTAAGAGTGGTTCTGCGTATAAGAAGTTATCTGATTTAATCATTAAAGGGTTAGATATTGCATTAAAAGAATATGTATCTAATGTGAAAGGGTTAGTACCTAACAGTAATAAATCGGTAGATATGACAAATGATACAATTAGTATTTGTTGTGTAGATACTAAAAAGAGTATGATTTATATGAGTAGGTTCCCTGGCAACGATAGATTTATTATAAATCCTAGGAAGAAAGACTGGAATGGATATACATTTACATTTGAGTTAGATAAAGTACAGGATGCTGTGACTAAGTTTAAATCTTTAGAGTGTTTTACAGCTGTTGATATTATTCCAAAATCTCGTAAGGAGAGTAAGATTAAAGATAATGATAGTGGTCGTGAGGTATTATCCTATATTATTTATGGTGGCTAATTGCGAGAGTGGTTGAGATTAGATATGAGTAAAGTATTACGTGATAATAAAGTATTATTACAGAAGATAAAGAATAATACTTTATTATCTGATAGATGTGCAATGATGTCATCAGGTGTTGGTTTTGCATTTTCATTTAAGGTAGATGATTATGTGGTATCAACAAATCGTATGACATTGTATTTCAAAATACCTAAAGATGCATATACATGGGTAGAGAGTAAAAACAACTTATTCTATTGTTTAGATACTAGTAAATTATTTAGATATTCAAATTTAGTTGAGTTGGGTATACATGGTTCTACTAAATTTAATTCTAATGGTTTTAGTGGTAATTTACTTAATTATATTATGACTTCTATTAGTTACTCACTAAATAGTGCTAATATAGAAGATATTAATCGTATGTTACATTTCTATGGCATTACTGATACTGAATACAATTCCTTTAATGGTTTATGTAATGATACACATGTATATAAAGCATTTGAGACTAAATTAGTTGATGAGGTTGTCTTTAGGTCTGATAAAGTAGTTCAAGACTTCTTTGATGGAGTAAAATTGTATGATTTTATTAAGGATAAGTTATTTAATGGTACTATGTTACCATTAATGCGGTATGATACTAAGACTAATAATGTATATATTCCTAATGTTACTAATGCAAATAGCATTGAGTTGATGTCTAGGGTTGGTTCTGGCAAAGATGGTAGAAGTATATTTAATGTAGATAATTTTATAAATGGTAGAGATAATTTTAGTAGTAGGGATAGATTGTTTGTATTATCTTTGAATGATTATGATATACCATTAGGTGGTGCTTTTTAATATATGAAGAGTTTAATGCGTGATAATAAAAGTATACTAAATTATCTAATAAATAAAGTATACCCTTATCAGAGAGATGTGATTATTTCTGTTAGGGTTAAGTATTGTTTAGGTGATACAGTTATTTCTACTGGAGATTATCATATAGGTGTTAGTGTTACTGATGATATATATGAGTGGGTAGAAAGTGGTAAAAACTTATTATATTGCTTGGATACGAGTAAGATAGAATATCATAACCTACGATATTATGGGTTATCACATACAGAGGCATATAATTCTGATGTGTTTAGTTATGAATTATTTGATGATGCTTATAATAGTATAATAAAATCACTTAATAGAAGACATACTATTAGTGGTAGCGTAGGAAGTAATGTAGATATATTACATAGGTTATTAGAAAGCTATGCTATTAACGTAAGGTATAATTCTGTACAGGATTTCATAGATGACGTTACTACTTATCATGCACTTAAACTTTTTATGAGAAGTAAGATAAGGGGAGATATTGTATCTTCTATTTTACGTACATTACAACATGTTGAGTTCATATCGTCTATTGATGAAATGATGATAGATACATGTAAGTTACCATTATTGCGATATGATGCTATATCACAGTATGTGTATATTCCTTATTATTCGTACATATATATTGTACGACTTATGTCATATAAGGGTAGTGGTAAGGATTATAGAAATATTGTATCGGTATCAGATATAGTAAATAATACAATTCCAACTAATGTTAAGCATTGGTTTAATAAAGACATGAGATTAATTTTAAATAGCAAGTGTGTTTGTAATATAGATATTGAAGGTAACTATTGGTAGGTGGTGATTGTTTGGCTAAGAATGTGTTACGAGATAATAAAGCAATAGTAAAACGTATTACAAAGGGTTATAGAGATTCAGCTGATAATCTAGACTCTTATGTATTTGTAAGGTTCTTGGATAGTGGTTGTATACTTAACTTTGAGTATAAGGGCTATAAATATTCTTATGTTATTAATGGTCTTTCTCTTTATACAGAGTCAGATGATATTAAAGTAATAGAGTATAAGGGGAAAGGAATTATTTGTTTAGATACGAATAATATATTTAAACTTAGTAGGTTAAGAGATGATGGACTTCTTATGTATCATAATGATATCTCTATAAGTGATTTGTTGCATAATATGGCTAATCTTGTATATAAAGATTTACTTAACAGATTTTCTGAGTTTGGGTTACTTGAAGATTTAATGTCATTTTATACTGCTAAGTATGGTGAGTTTTGTGATGATTTAGATACATTTAGTAAGTTGTTTGTTAAGCATAATAAAGAAGCTTTTACATCGATGTTGGGTGATTTATGTTCAGACCTATCTATTGATAAGAACTATTATAGGTTAGCTAGGACTGTGTATGCTGAGAATGGGTTATTAGGTTTGTGTTGTATGGATTTTGAGACTGATACACTCACTCATGCTATTGATTACAGAAATAATATAGAGGATTTGGATATACTCACAAAGTCAATTACTAATAATAAGATAATGTTTAAGAGTATTAGAGATTGTGTTACTAATCGTGAAGTTTTAAATGAATGTATTGGTTTTGTTTTATCATATAAGGGCAAAGGCAAGACCTACTCATATGATAAGGGTTCTATGATTGAGTTGGTGTGTTAGTATGGGAAACGTATTACGAGATAATAAAACTATACTAAGTAAGGCTGTTAATATATTTAGTAATTCTATGGAGCATCGTATGTCATGTATTGAGGTTTCATTTAATGGTACGATTACATTCATATATAAACAGTTTAACTATAGTTTTAGATTACAGGGTGTAAGACTTAAAATCAATCCTGAAGATGTAAAACTAATAAATTATAGAGATAAGGCAGTTATATGTATTGATACAAATAACATATTCAATTATAGTAGGCTTAAAGAAGAGGGTTTGTATTATAGTGGCATATCTGATTTCATGTCTATACAGAGTGTACTAAAGAATATTGGTAAAGTAGTGTGGAATACCATGTACAAGACACATACAGATTTATTTAAAGAGTATTGTAATAAGTTATCTGATGTGGTTGGTGGTTCTTGCAGTGATTTAGACTCATTCTTGAAGTTATTTATTAAATATAACTACCCTAATATGGTATCTGTATTACAGGATTATATCAGTACCTTGAGTATTGATAACTATATGGGTAGAGTATATAAGACAATGTATGTTCAAGATGGTTTGATTGGTGTATGTTGTTTTAATTTTAAGTATAATTTAGTGACATCTCCTCATTATAGTAAGATTTCAATGTCTGATTTACAAGTGTTTACTACATCACTAAATCAACTTAGTATTAGATTACTAAATATTTCAAGTATATTGACTAATACAAATAAAATTGATTGTGAGTTTCTTAAATTAAATCTGAGGATTAGTAATAATTCTCAATTCATATCTGATGATGGTATGATTAAGTTAGGTGTTGATTAATGAGTGCGTTACGAGATAATAAAGTCTTAATACATAATGTGTATAAGTACATCAGAAATAGGGGTATGGCTCACATTCGTATAGGTGGTAAATCTAATTCAGTACCTATGGTGATACGTTCTAAGCACAATCGTACTGGAACGATATTTGATGTAAAAGGTTTATCTGTTGCATTAAATCTTAGTCATTGTGTTATTAAAGAGAATGGAGATATTGTATCAATAGGTATTGATAGTCAAGATAGAGATGCGTGTTATTTAGACTTGTGGGGATATGGGTATAGTCTTAGAGATTTTATGTTTAATCGGCTATTTACAGTTGATGTAGCATCTAATCAACAACTGTATAAAGAGTTTACTTATAAGTTTACATCTGATTATTCTTTTAATATTGATAATGGGATTACATCTGTTAGTGAGTTACAGGATTATATAGGGACATCGATTAATACTTCTTTATGGAAAAAGGTTTCTCATAGTCGAAGAATAAGTCTTGTAGATGTAGGGAAGATAGCAGACTCTATTATGAGTAGTAGGTATCGTTATGACTTATCTGCCACTACTGAGTATCTTGTAGAGAGACTAGAAGAGTTTTTCTTTGATAATTTAATCTCTTTTAAAGATAATAATGGTTTTAATAGGAAAGCTAATTTTACAGATTTCATACCTATTGTGTCATTTGATTTCTCTAAGAGTGGGAGAGTTAAATTTTATAGTTCTAGTGATTATATTACTGATAAGACTATTTCAGATATTGAAATTAAAGATTTATACAGTGCTATTGTAACTGATAAGATGTTTGATAGTGTTAAGATATCTAAAGATGAACTTAACTATGAGCAGTTTACACTCATCATTGGTAAGTAATATTGTTGTACTGTATGGTATAATATATAATAATATAATGTTATTGTTGATAGCACATTCTATATAGGTAGAGTGTGCTATTTTGTTATAGTTAAAGGGGTAGAGTATAGTGGCTACGATTCAAGAGCGTGTGGAAAGTATTATTGAATCATTACATATTAGAGAGGGTATGATTCAAACTGCTAAGGCACAGAAGAGTATTTTAGATTTTAAACCTAAGTTTGTTATGGCTGATGGTAGTGAAAAGAAGACAGATAAGGCACCAGCTAAAGTGTTGGATGGTGTTAATAAAAACATTAAAGAGGGTATGCTTGGTGGTGGTGCATATTTTGGTATCTTTGATAAATATGTTGTTTTTGCATATAAAGATAGTCATAACTTAATGTATCAAGAGGGGTATGTGTACAAATTCAAAACTGAAGAAGATGCAAAAGCTTTCTATGATGGTATTGATAGAATTGATAGTAGTATGAAAATTATTAAAGGTGCATCAGTTGTTGCACCATGTTTGTACTCATTGAAAGATAAGAAGTTTATGTCTATTCGTGATGCGGTTGAAGAATTAGCGAATGGGTATGTACGAGATGCATTATCTTCATTAGATAAATACATATCAACAAATGCAATTCCTTTTGATATTGAAGACGTTACCTATGAGTATAGTGTTATGAGTGCTAATAAACTTAAATTGTATGACAGAGGGTATGATTGCAGTTTATCTGTTAAGATTAAACTAAAAGATTCCAAATATCCTGATAAAGATACATTTAAGGTATTATCTAGTTCTGTGGATAGGTACGTTAATATGGGTGCTATTACAAGTTTGTCTAATGGTAGTAAATTTAGAGATTATATTACTATGCATAGCTATTTGTGTAATTAGGTGATATATGAATAAAAGAAATAGTATATTAGAATCTTTATCTGAGGGCATGTTAACTACAGCTGTTGCTAAAGGTAAAGGTGCTGTAACAGATTTCTTTAGTGATTTGTTAAAGGGTAAAGTTCCTAAAGGAATTGCTATAGAGAATAATATCAATAAGATATATGAGACAGATAGTAGGGCAGTTAAAGTGTATAGGTCTAAGATTATTAAATCTAAGGCTGTAAAGAATTTAACATTTAATGAGTTACCTAATGGGTATGTGAGTGTTGTATTTAATGAATTAACAGTTAAACGAGCAATGGTTATACACATTGACCCTATGGATTTAGAAGATTTCATTGAAGATGCATTAACTTTTGATACTGATTATATTGATTTTATGTCAGATATTGATAGTAAATACACTGTATTAGCTGATGTAGTATGGGATGATATTAATAATAAGTTGTGTCTAACTGATGAAGATACTATTAAGGTGTTTTTACGTAAGTACTTTGATAACAATAGCAAAACTAAGTATACTACTTGGTTTATATCTTATAATTTAGACTCTATGCTTTCAAATATAGATGGGAAACTATTTATGCACCCGTCTGGTAAGGCATTGATATTATATTTTAATGCTGATGTTATTGATAAATATTGGTTTTCTGTTTATATGGATTTATTCCCTAGTTTGTCTGGTGATTTTCAAAGTACATGTGCTGTGAGTGGTAATACAGCTTTAATTCAGTTGAGGATTAGAGATTAAATATGAGTAAACGTAACAGTATATTAGATACTCTTTCTGAAGGGATGTTGACCACTATTAAAACAAATAAAGGTGGTATATTCTCTGAGATTAGTAAGGGAAAGATTGATACTAAATTTAATAGAGTTGTAACAGGCAATATGATATATGATACTGTTGCTGAAATAGTATTAAGACGTAGAGAGATATCATCTAGAGTAGTAGATAATAAAACATTCTGTGATTATGGCGATGGGTATATTCTAGTTGTATTTCACAATCTAACTATAGCTAGGGGTGTACTATTAAAAACAGATTTTAATTCAAGGCATTTAGAGAATACGATATCCAAAGTATCATTATTACCTAAAGACTATCAGAGTTTTACTGATAAAGTTGATAGAGTGTTTAGAGTTTCTGCTAATGTAATGTATGACATTTCTAGTCGTAGAGCATGTCTTAATACTGGTCATTGTATAAGGACATTCTTTAGAGCATGGTTTAAGATAAATACTACAGTAGATTTTAGAAAGTATTTAGTGAATGATACTAGATTGATGTCTTGTATTAAGGTCGATAGTGTATCGATTGGTAATTCTAAGGGGATGTATTGGGTATTATCTTTTGGTTTTGATATTGTAGATATAGAACGATTTAACGAGATTAAGTCTTATCTTAGTGATAAAGTAGATAATATGTCATGCTATGAGGATATCAATGATAAGGTTGCTGTTGATTTTTATATTATTTAGAGGGTTATATGTCAGTAAATAGAAATATCTTAGATTCGTTAAGAGATATACATGAGGGAATGTTATCTTCCATTAGTAATAATAAATCACTTAGTAAAGATGGTGAGGTATGGCTTAACGCTATTATTAAGCGTGATATTAGTAAAGTTCCTAAAGATAGTATAGATACATTTAGGATGTTCAATAAATCTAGGTTGACTAATGGTAGTGTGAATCGTAAATCTACTAAAGAGACAGCGACGCAGAAAGTCAGTTCTAGTATTGTTGATACAGTGTATTGTAAGACGTATGATGTTGGTAATACACATTATATAGCGTATTTATTTTCTTCTAAGGGTGCTACAGGGTATTTACGTGCCGTTGTACATGAGTCTGATGAGGATACAATAGCTAAGTTACTAGATGAATTTAAGTCAGGTAAGAATACACCTAAAAAAGTTATTGATGTTGATAGTATTAGGGGTTGTAATTGCGTAGCTAATACATACTATAATTCTGTAACATTCGAGTTCTTTGATAATGTTGATGATTTCATATCTGAGATGTTTAACATATTTATTAGTGTTGTTTTTGATTCATTGGATATTGATGTTCTTAAAAAGGTAATAACTATTAGTGAACCTTTTATTTATTTAGATGATATGGATTATTCTATGGAGTTAAACTTTGTATCTACAGATAAAACAGTATTACCTAAAGTGTATGAGTTACTATCTGATATTTGTGGTAGTAAATACTTAGTTAAAAGTTCTCATTATATTGGTTTACGTTGGGAGTTCTAAATGGGTTATTTTAACATTATAGATTCACTTAATGACAAAAGAGTAGATGAGGGAATGGTATCATCTATTTCAAAGAATACTAAGAAACAGAATAAAGACACTAAGCGTATGGTTGATGCAGTTCTTAGTGGGCAGATTTCTAAGTTATCTAGTAAAGATATGGATATCAGTCTTTTGGTACGGAACGATACAAAACTTTCTAAGAACAATAAAAAGAATGAAAAGTACTGTATTGTAGGTACTAAGGCTAATTTCTTGCGTACTGAGGTGCGTGGTTATGAGATTAATGGTGAGTACTTTGTAGCTATTATTGGGTATAATTTACATAAAGGAACGACTGTTGGTAAAGCAATGTTATGGGAGTGTTCTAATGAAGATGTATTCAATAAGTTTAAAGAAAAGATGGAACATCAGGGTGGATTTGACTCCATTTATGACGTAAATACTAGTATGTATCGAATGGGGTCTACGTATTATGACAGCAATAGGGATGTGTATTGTGAAAACACTAAAGAAGCATTGGATATGATTTTCTCTTATTGTGCAGATTCATTCTGTTCTGGTTTGTCTAGGTCTGATATTACAGATGCTTTTCGTCAATTTGGAGCGTGCAGATTGGATATATCGTCTAGTCAAGATGCTATGTCTACTAGTGTTTTAATAAATTTGTATGGTGGTGAGCCTGGTATTGTTGATTCAATGTATGATACTATTGGTACTAAAGTGAATAAGTTAAATAGTTTTTACAGGTTTATTACATACGCAGAAGATGGGCAAGCTATCATTATATTTAATTTTTAGGTGTTGATATGGGTTATAGTGATTTAATTGATAGATTGTTAGATACACGTATCAATGAGGCTATGTTTTCTGATGCTGTTAATTGTCTGAAGTCTTTATTCAATGCTGAGTATGAGGATTTTATTGATAAGTTGTATTTGAATTGTACTGATTATTCTGTGAGATTAAATGGTGATGTTCTAACTTTGTATATGAATTTAGATAATGTGGATATGATACATAATGAGTTTAAAATAGGATTAGGTAATATTAATACTGATTTTTATTCTTTGTATAAGGATAATAATGGTGTCGGTATTCAGTTTTTCTTCTAGAAAGGAAGTATATGTTGAGTAAGCGTAGTAATATTATAGATTCATTGAGTACTCATAGGATTGATGAGGGGATGATTGATTCTATATCAAAAAACAGTTCATCTGGTAGTGGTGATAAATTACTTAAAGCATTGTTGGATTGTGATATGAGGACTATACCAAATAAAAATCTAAAGTCTACTACATCTTTTTATAATAAATCACCTTTTAGTGAGGTTGATTTGATTGTTAAGTATGAAAAACTACCTAGCAATGATGGTAGAAAGTGTTATATCTATCATTTAACTAAGGGTAAAAAGCATTATATTTCGATTTCTGCATCTTCTTATAATAATAGTCTTGATGGGTTATCTAGATTATTTATTTACGAAGCAAAAGATGAGAGTGTTGTAGATTATATTTGGGGTTTCGTAGATAAAAATAGATTAATTTTTGATATGAATGATATGAATTCTGGTTTAAAGGGTTGTAAGACCATTGCTAATACATATCGTGTGTTTGGAAGTAAATTATTATCAGATGTATATGGTACTGCTAGTACATCATACATTTTAAAAGACACAAAAGAGGTCTTAGGTGCATTATTTAAGAGTAGTGTAGGGTTATTTAAGTCAGATTATAAAGGTTTTAAATACGAATCAGATATGAGTGAGTTAGCATCTTCATGTGTTGATTACAAGATTAGATTTGATGAAGATGTGCTTTATATTACATTTAATTTTAAAGACGCCGAAACTTGTAAGAGAATATATACTCTTATTTGTGAGAATCGGATTAGGAGTAATCAGTTATATTCATTAGTCTTACCTGGTAATGATATTGTGTTTGAGTTTTATATTTAATAGGTGGTATGGTTGGTTATTTTAATATTATAGATTCATTGAATGATGTTAAAGTTAATGAGGGTATGACAGAGTCTATACCTAAGAATAAAAACAACGATATTGATAAGTTAGTTAAAGCTTTACAAAGTTGTGATATAGATTTTATACCTGATAAATATATTAAGTGTTATAAGTCTTTTTATAATAGGTCAAGTTTTAGTAAGAATTTTGTAGATAATGTTATTAAATGGACAGGTATGTTAAAGAATAAAAGTAATAGTGGTGCTAAACTTTATATGCTTTGTCTTGGTGATGGTGGACGTTTCTTTATGGTTTTTGAGGCACCAAGGTTTTCAAGATTATCAAGGTGTTTTGTTTTTAAGGTACCAGACGAAGATACTATGGAATCTATTTTTGAACTTGCGAACGAAGGGAAAATGACTTTTGATATAGATAATCCTAAGTTAGATGGGTGTAAGTTAATAGCTGATACATATTGCATTCATGATGTGTTTGCAGAATTTGATAGGGGTAAAATCATTGGTGTTGACACACGTTTGCTAGGTGATACTGTTGTTGTTATGGAGACTTTGTTTGAGGACTTTGCAAAGGTTTTTAAGTTTAACTATAAAAATGATAACTATGCCTTTGTTGTTGGAGAAATAGCTAAAGCATGCGTTAATTATGATATTTCACTCACAGAGGATGGTTTTGTAGTTACACTTGATTTTGGTGTGGCTAAGGAACGCAACAGAATAGAAATGATTCTAAATAATAGAAAAGGTGGTCATTCTCTACGCTTTTTTAAAGATGGTAAGAGTAAGATTAAATTAAGTGGGGGTCTTATATAGTATGTATAGTAAAAGTATTGGTACAATTTTAGAGGGTTTACATGATACACGTGATTGTGTAGGTGTTAATGAGTCTGTTTCATTAATTAAAAGCATTGTAGATAAAGATTTAAAAACATTATCTAAATGTAGTATTAATGGTGATACTAACTTTGGTAAACATAGTAAGTATTATCTAAATGTGATGAGAGGAGTTAATAAAGGTGATTTTAGTGAGTTACACTTCTCTAATGGAACATATGTAAAAGCATATGTGAGTGATAAATCAATTATGTTGTTATTAAGTCATTTGGTTGATATTTCTCCTAAATCTCATTATATGAGTAACTCATTTATTCGTTATGAGTTTGATAGTAAAGAAACAGCATTAGAGTGTTTTAAAGAGTTAGAGAGTGGTAAATATTCTTCTGTAGATGATGCACTAAATACTACCTATGATATTATCATGACATATAATGGTAAAGACGTAGAGCGTCATGTTGGTACTGAGAGTGGTAAAGCAAGTGCTAGTGCTGGTGCTAGAGTAGTTTCTGCATTACAAAGTGTATTTAGTGAGTGGGTTAATACTGAGTATGGTAAATCTGTTGAAAATTTACCTGTGTTACATGATTGTTATATTAATGGTGATGTAGATTATATTTCTAAACATAAAATTCCTGTATTAGAAGTGTATGTAACTTATTATATGGAAGATAAAACAACTGTAGACGCATTTGTACATATCTTTGGTTCTAGGTTAAATGGTTATTATAAAGTTGATAAGGATAGCGTTGTAATTACGTTACCTAGTGGTATTAAATAATGAATAAAAGAAATAGTATATTAGAGAGTTTATCTGAAGGTATGTTAAATAATACAAATCAGGTTAAAGATGTAAAACGGACTAAAGATGGTGAGACTTTTGTTAAATATCTTTCTAAGACTAGAGATAGTGGTATGGAGGATGATTTTATTGGTTTCTTTATGTCTTGTGCTACCGATTCAGCTAGTAAGTATACAAAAGTGTTGAGTGGGTATAGTGGGATGTGTTGTTTTAAGGGTTATAGTGAGATAGAGTGTGGTGACTGTTCAATACGTGTTATCTCAAATGAGGCTGATGAGATATATGTCTTTGTGGATAATCCTTATTCAAATGATAATACAGAGTCACAGATTAGGGATACTAATCTGTTAGTTTTCAAAGGTGACTTTGACGTAACTATAAAATATTTTGTTAACGATATAGTTCAAGAGATTGATGGTCGTTGTAGTTCTATTGATAAATATGTAGATTTAATTACAGATTATTTAGAAGATGGTGGTTACAAGTACTTTGGAACAACGTATGGGATAGATATGTCTGCTGATAGGAGTACTGAAGACATCTTAGATGGTCAATACTCTTTATTGAGTGTTTGTGTTGGGGATGAGTTTTATGAAGCATTTACAGATGATATACTAGGTACTGTGGTAGATGCGAGTGCTGAGGTATATGTAGCCAAATTATACTCTAAGTTGAAGCTACCAACTTTGGGTTGTAGGATGACAATTTCTTTTACATCATCTAAGGAAGCTAAAAACATGTTGAAAGTGTTGGGAGATAATGGTGTTGATGTATGGGTAACTAGTCTTAAAGTGGTTGGTACTTCTTTAGTAGTAGAGGTATATTAATGAATAGACGTAACAGTATACTTGAATCATTATCCGAAGGTATGCTTGCTAATAGTTTCAAGTCCAATGGTACATCTCTTAAAGCATTTAAAGATGTACTTAATGGGGATATACCTGATAGTACTGCTTTATTTGTTATTGGTATAGATTTTAATGTAAATAATAATTATAAGACATTTTTAAAGTCTAAACGTAAGCCTGATAAGAAAACAATAATGTCAAATGTGTATAGGATTGCTGATGACTTATTGTTAATAGAGTTTAAGTATATGAAATTGCCTGTATGTCTACTTGTTACTTTTAATAATGGTGATTCATTTGATGTTGCTTGCGATAAGTTAGAGATGGCATTTAATTCTCCTGTGGATAGGGCAAGGGATGTAATTTCTAATTTAACATCTTATGATTTAGTTGGTACTACGTATAATACAACTAAAGGTAATGGCACATTCTGTGTTGAGGCATCTGAGGTTATAGAGTCATTCTTGTATTGGTATTATAAGAGCGAATCTAATAAGGGAGTTAAGCGTTGTTGTATTGATAGTGAGTTATATAAGTATGTAACTATTACAGGCATTATCTTTAAAAATTTGTGCTTTGGTAATACATCAGATTTACAAATAGATGTAGTGTGTTCTATTAATAGTGGTGATGATAGTAAGGTACGTGATTTACTAGATACATTAAATACACCTATGAATATGTTCGCTCATGTTAATAGTGGTTCTCTTATTATTAGTTTATTGTTAAAATCATAGATTTTTATTAGTTTATTTGTTATATAATATTGTGTTTATTTTTTATAGTGGTGTGTATTAATGAATAAAAGAAATAGTATATTGGAGTCATTATCTGAAGGTATGCTTTCTGTTAATAGTTCTAGTAAGAGTTTTATGGACATTGTTAAGGGGAAATTGCCTAAAGGTGTTGAAGTTGAGTGTGATAATGGCATTAATTTCAAGATTCCTAGTAAATATGCGAGTGTATTGACAAAGAAACATAAACCTTTGAGGAGGTTTGGAAAAGTCAATGTATATAAAATAGGTGTTCATGATAAAGATAGTGGTGCATTACTAGTTGAGTTTACAGATACACCATTAACTATAAATGTGTGTTTGATGTTTAATTCTCTTTCTGATAGATTCGATGTTGCTTGTGATAAATTACAGACAGCCTTTACTGGGGGTGTAGATAGAACTGTTACATTAGCTGAGTCTTTAGGGTATTTAAAAATTGGAATAACATATAATACAGTTAAGGGGAATGGTACTTTTTGTACTGATATTGTAGATGTTGTTAAGTCTTTTATTAATGCTTATGGTAGTGATAAATACGAGAGTGATTTACGTAAATATTTAATTGATAGTGATTTATATAATTATGTTACTCCTTATAACATTGTATTCGGAAGTTCACTCATGCTACATAATAAGCCTAATTTACATTTAGATTTGTTTTTTAAGATTCAATCTATGGATAATGCTAGTAAGATTGTGGATACGTTTAAAGATGAGCATATTTCTATTTATGGTAATTTTGCAATAATCACTTTATTATTAAAGGGTTAGAAATAGTAGTTTATTTGTTATATAGTAATGTGTTTACTTTTTTATAAAAAGAGGTATAGTTAATGAAAAAAGTTTTAGAAGCTTTAGATAATGAAAGTACAGTAGTACAGTTAAGTGAGTATATTCATGATACAGTAGAGATTGAAAACATTGTACGTGATACATATGATGGTACAATCAATGCACTTGATGTAACATTGGTAGATAATGCTTTGACAGTTAAAGTATTGTCTGATACAGAGATGGGTGAAGAAGTATCTGATGCTGTGTTGTCTTATTTAGAAGATAAAGCTAGTTTTGATTATGAATGTGAGTTCAATACAAGTAGTGTACGTGTAGGTGGTGAGCAATTCATTCAATCAACAATCAATATTACTGCTACGGATAGTACAGTTGAGAAACGTAAAGTAGTAGAGTCTGTTGTTAATGAGTCAATCTCTATTTCAGATATCATGAGTACTAGTGCTTCATCTTTGTCTTTTGAAATTTTAAAAGAGATTAAGTCAAGTAGTAAGCCTTTCTTTAATATGAATACATTTAATCAGGAGGTTGCTAATCAAGTTGCAGAGTATATTTGTGGTTTAGACTCTTTTGTTGATGTGCTTGATGAATATAAGTATGAGTTAGCAGAGGTAGGGCATTCAATTTCTATAAAGCCTAATGTTTCATTTGATTTCAAGGATAGGTCTTATCAGTATCAAGTAATGATTGAGTTAACTGTAGGTGATTCTTCTATCATTAAAGAGTTTATTGGTAGCTTGAAGTCTAATGTAAAAGATTTTGTTAAAATTCAAGATAAGGGTAATACAATTTATATCGCAACTAAGTTCTTTTAATTAGTTGCAAATTTTAAGTATATTAATGTATAATGTATTTATAGTGATATGTTAGTCCACGTAAGATATTTCAGAGCATACACTAGATATTTTTAGTTTACATAAGAAAGAGGTTCATAGTATGAATAAAGTAGAATTAGCTGAGGTATTGGTTAATAAAGAGTTAGTAGGTACTAAAAAAGTAGCTGTAGAGGTTGTAGAGACTTTGTTTGACACAATCACTGAAGAAGTTAAAAAGGGTGAAAAAGTGTCTATTCATGGTTTTGGTAGTTTTGAGCAGGTAGTACGTTCTGCACGTAAAGGTCATAACCCTAGAACTGGTGAAGAGATTACAATTCATGAGAAAAAAGCACCAAAATTCACAGCATCTAAAGTATTGAAAGAGTCTGTTAACCAATAATATAAGGGTGGTTTAATGGGAATTTTAAATAGTGCTAGTGTTAGCATTACAGAGGCTTTATTAGAGAAACGTAAGTCTTTAATCAGTGAAGATGTTAAAGAGACTGAGTTTGAAAAGAAAGCTAAAGAAGAGTTTGAGGAAGATTTAGATAATCAAGAGGTTATTGAGGGTTCTGAAGATTCTGAGGACGAAGAAGAGATTACAGAGGGTAGTGATGATAAAGTATCTCCTGTAAATCTTATTATCAATGCTAATTATCAGAAATTAGTAGGTAGTAAGTACTTCTTTGTACCTGATACTGAAAATGATAACTTTGAAGAATATTCATTCTTTGTTTACGCATTGACTAATGATGGTGTTGGCGATGAATCACAGGGTGTTAGTGATGTTACAAAAGTTGTTAAACGTGTAACTAAAAAATTCTGTGGTGATAGTCTTAATGATTATACAGGGCCTGATGTTAATAGGATTAAAACAAAAGAATCAGATATTCTTAAATTTAAAGTTACATATAAGGTATCTAAATAAGTATATTATGCAAGAGAGTGTAGATTAAGTTCTACACTCTCTTTTTATTTTATACTTGTAATATTTTGTAAAGTTGGTTATAATTAGTGTGTAAAAGTTCATATCATTGTTATTACAGTAAAGGAGATTATATCATGAGTGAACATAACCAATTTAAATTGAAACAATATTCTGATGTTTTTAACAAGAAAGTAGTTTCTGACTATTTATATCTTGTTGGTACAAGTGGTGCTTATAGTAGTGCTATTAGTAGTTGTGGTTCACAGGCAATATTTGAATCTACATTTTTAAATGGTGGTAGTAGCGATAAGATTTCTTCACATTATCGATACTTTAAAGACATTACTAATTACATTCGTTGTGTGAATGGTTGTGATATTGGTAAGATGGATGTCTTTGATTTACTGTTTGTCTTAGCACAGGGAAGTAGAAAGATTAAGTTGGATTCATTTATTAATAATGTGTTTATTCGTCATTATAATGTCAAACTATTAAATCACCTATATTATTTGTGTGATGGTGCTAGTATCAGTTATTCTGAATATGAGAAGCGATTTGTAGGTATCTATATATCTTTATTTGGTAATGATGATTATGAGGATAATACTGATTACTTTGATGATTTTATGGATACTACATATTCTTTGTTGTATACATTCTCTAAACGTACATCTGAGGTATTTTCTGATGAGACATTTGAAAAGTCTTGTGCTTTTAGTTTTAAGATTTACTTAACAACTAACATTAGATTGTTACAAAGTGATAAGTATCAATCTAAGGGTGTAGAGTTTGATGCTTGTGTTGATTTATATTCTAATGTACTAGTACGTGCTAAGAAAAATGCTTTCATTATGTCTAGAAAAGATAATACTGCTGATTTGATTTCTTATATTAAGGACTATGAAAGTGTTAATGGTGCTAAATGTGTTTCTAATGATAGAACAATTTACAATTTCTTAGATACAATGTTTGATTATTTGGGTTTATTATCTAAGTGTAGTGAATTTGTTAAATCTATCATGAGTGGTGCTGATTTTAGTGAGTTAGATAGAGATTATAAATTACATAAGTATGGGATTACTGATGTAGACGAATTAATTAATACTATTAATACAGAATTGATTTGGGTTGCATTAGAATTACCTACAGATTATGAAGATTACATTTGTGATGTTCCTTATGGTGTGTCTGATATCATAGAAGATGATGTTGAGGGTGATGATGAAGATGGTATTACAGCTAAGATAGTAGATAGTGGTAGCATTGTAGTTACTCCTGTTGGAACATTATCTTATGATATCGGTTTAGATACAGAGAGTGGCACTTCATTTGGTTATAATGTTAAACATGATTTTGGTGATTCTGATGTTGCTGTTAAGTATGATAAGTCTATGATTCACTCAGTATTGTATGCTATCATTCGTGGTGATATTGATTCTTCTAATTATAAGGAAGAATTGTATATTGAAGATATGTGGTCTTTCATTCAAGATATTGTAAATGCTACTGTTGGTATCTCTTATGGTTCTGTCGTATCTATTGTAGAAAGTTTTGTGTGTGAAGTTATTTTTGATATCAAATAATAGTTATAAATAACATTATAATCTGTACAGGTATAATGTAAGGGGTATAGTGTTACATGGATATGTTGATATTTATTAGTCAATTCATAGGCTTCATTGTATTAGGTACATTCATTATGTATGTAGTGGTTGAGGTTGTAAGAGAAGCATATATTATGTTGTATGGATTGGTTAATTCTTTTAAAAGTGATATAAAGGATATACATATAGGTGATAGTGCTACTAAAATATTGCTTATTTCGTTGTATAACAAAGGTTATCGTTATGTACGTCTTTTGTATCATGAAGATGGAAAAAATTCATTACAGGTGGCAATTTCGCAAGATTTAGGGTATTGTGATGATGTGTATGTTGATGACTATATAGCTTTACAGTTATATAGTGCATGTATTGCCGATACAATACCATATGCTATTAGTGATGTGATTGATAGGTTGTAGGGGTGCGATATGGATATTAAAGTGTTAGATTCTAAGTATATTAGTAGTTATGTAGTTAATTCTATGTTAGAAAAACATGTTATTAATGAGACTGAGTTCTTAAATGTGTTGAGTGCTATGAAAGAAAAAGCTAGGGTTGATTTTAATAAATCACAGGAAAATAAAGAGAGTGCTAATGGTGAGGATTCCATTGTTGCACATGCTGAATATGAAATCTTATCTGTTGTAGAGGCTGTAGCTAAGGAATATTTAACTAATAATAAGTAGATAGTTATAATACCTAATTTATGTGGTAGGTTGACAATTATCTGTATGATTATGCATAAATTGAGGTATTTTGCTCAGGCGAATACCTCAATTTTTTGTATATAAGTATAATTCTTGTGTATAATAGGTTTTTATTATTTTTCATGGTTTACAAAAGATGAGGTAATATGTTTAAGTATAGAATAATTTTCTTGGTGTGGTTTTTGATAGATGCATTTATTATGTACATGTCTATGTTGTGTTTACATCAAATCATTTTAAATGGTAACTTTTTGTCATTTGATTTTATTTTCGTTGTTGTGTTTATATCGTTTTTAATGTATGATATTCATTTGAATTTCGATTGTTATAATAATTGTAAGAAGTATTACGAATCTAAAAAGGGTGGATTTTAGTATATGGTACATTTAATTGGTGATATACATGGTGATATCACGCAGATAATGAAAGAAAATCTTATTAAAGATGGAATATCAATCTCAAAGAGTGATGTTGTTATCGTTTTAGGTGATTTTGGTGTTATGTTCAAAGATACAGAGCAACATAGATTAGCATTAGATTATATTAGTAAATTAGATTACTATGTAGCTTTTATAGATGGAAATCATGAAAATTTTGACTATCTAAACGCATTACCTATTGCAACTAAGTGGGGCAATAAGGTACATAAACTTAATAATAGATGCTTTCATCTTATAAGGGGAAACATATATAAGATTGAGGGGAATAAATACCTATGTTTTGGTGGTGCTAAATCAATAGATAGAGATTATCGTGTGTTGGGTGAGAGTTATTGGTTAGAAGAGGAACCATCTTTAGAGGATAAGTATAGGTTACATAATTCTTTTAACGATATAGATAGTGTTGATTTTGTATTAACTCATACATGTAGCAATGCAACGCTACATAAAATGAAGAGGATTAAACCTTTTAATGATAATTGTGAGACAAGGGACGTTTTAGATAGGATTGAAGAAAAATTACCTAGTAGAGTGTTGTGGTTCTATGGTCATTTTCATGTGGATGAGGTGGTTGATGAACAGCATATATGTTTAACTAATGAGACTGTGTATTCTATTGATAGGGATTTATCAGTAACTAAGTATGAGCATTTGTTTAATTTTGATACATTTAGGTTCTTTGATTACATTTCATTACAACGTGTAAATCAGATGTTCAATAGCATTAGTAACAGTAATATTGAGGAAGTACGAAGATTGTATAATGGTGAGGAGTAAAGTACTATGGCACATACAAATGATAGAAGTAAGACTATGGCTTTATATGTGAGAGATATGTGTAATATGCTAGAGTCAGATGATTATGGGTATAGAGAGAATAATATCTATAGATGTAGTATACCTATAGGTGGTAGTTCTAACGTAGAGTTACAGTATGACTATGGCTTAGGTAGTGTAGAGATGGTTTTTAGTAATGGATATTCTGTTACATTACATAGAAGAGATAGGAATACTTATACTGCATCTGTATGTTATGGTTTAGATACAATCGATAATATCTTGTGTAGAGATAGTTCAGACATTGATTATATTATTTTCATGTATCTTCTTTACAAAGCATATGTTGGTGTATGTGATATGTGTGGTGAGGGAGATGATAACTACGTTTTCACATATGATTGTGAGGAAGCTATCAATTTTGATGATATGTTCTATCATAGTATATCTTTATTGCATAAGTATTTTCTAACATTTATTAAGAGTGAAGAACTTGAAGATTATAAAACAGTAGGGAAAAATGGTCTTAATGTTTTTACCTTTGAAGATAGCGTATATGGTTCTTTTATTGTTGATTATATTCCCTATACTTTAGGTGGACAAAAGAAAGACCTAATTGTATTTAGGTATAATGAGTTTGATAAGATATATTTCTATTATGACGTACTAAAGAGAGATTATGTAATAGAGAAGAACGATAGGGTTGTTAAGTATAGTAATATGTCATCTATTGTTAGGGATTTAAAATATTTGTTGCGTAAAGTTAATAGTTTGTCTGGTGGGAGTTTTGATAGTTCAATGTATTTAACATATAATCAACTGAATAGTACGTTATTTAGAATGATTTATAGTGTGTTGTTGTAGTTTTAATAGTGTATGGATATGTTCCATACACTATTTTTCATTTAGTTTATACATTCATGTTGAAATTTTATATGTTAGGGGTTTACAACAAAATGTAGATGTGGTATTATGATTTTGCAAGGAATATTACATAAGTTTACAACTTATGTAAACACTTCATTGTCATGTAGGGTAAGTGGTAATGACATATACGCACACATCTTTGTAATATTCCTTGTATGTATATTTTTATTTCATTTAATATGAAGGGGTTTTATTATGAAATTACAAAAGAAAAAAACTTTACTAACTGGTTTGGTTATGGCATCTCTTGTTGGTAGTACAGCAATGGCAGCTGGTGTCGATAACACTGTAAATGGTGGTTTTGGTGCTGAAGCTTATGGTTATACAAACACTATCACTGCAACAGGTACATCAGCATTTTCTGTTGGTTATCAAAATGAAGTATCTGGTGCTAATAGTATTGCGTATGGTCATAATAATAAAGCAGTTGGTTCAAATTCTATTGCTGGTGGTGAAAATTCCGAAGCAAAAGGTTATAGCAGTGTAGCTATTGGTTCTTCTGCACAAGCATTATCAGATTATACCTTTGCCATCGGTAGCCAAGCACGTACTAATGGCGATAACACAGTAGCTATTGGCAATGGGGCATATGCAAGTAATAGTAACGCATTGGCTGTTGGTGCTGGTACTACAGCAGAGGGTAGAGATTCCATTGCTGTTGGTTCATATGTTCAATCTCATTCTGATAACAATGTAGCTATTGGTACTTCCGTCACTACTAATAGTAATGATAGTGTTGGTATCGGTACTGCCGTTACTACTAAATCTAATAATAGTGTTGGTATTGGTAACAATGTTGTTAATAACCTTAGCAATAGTATTGGTATCGGTAACGGAGTTGCTACCGACTTTAATACTATTGGTATTGGTAATGGTGTTGAGACTAAGGTTCAAGACACTATTGCTATTGGTAACGGAGTAGTATCCAATGGCGAATCTTCAGTAGCTATTGGTAATGGTATTCATGCAGATGGAGTTAAAAGCGTAAACATTGGTACAAATGTATCAGCTAAAGGTGTATCTTCTATTGTTGTTGGTCGTGATACAGAGGTATCTGGAGATGATACTACTGTAGTAGGTGCTAACAATGGTACTGTTGGTGCTGACCAAAGTGTTGTTGTTGGTTATAACAATAAAGTACTAGATAACTCTAAAGAGCAGTTAATCTTTGGTGTAAATTCTCAAACTAAAGGTCAAGGCTCTGTTGTGGTTGGTTCTCATGCAAGTGCTACAGAGGTTGATGCATTAGCATTTGGTAATAACACTATTGCAGATGTACAGAATGGTGTTGCTATTGGCACAAATTCTGTTACTGAAAGTCCTGTTGGTACATCTACAGTAAAAGACAATGCTACTGATATCCGTTTCAGTAATTCTACATTCGCAGGTTCTACACCTGATAGTGTAGTATCTTTCGGCACTCATGGTCGTGCTGGTGCTGGTGGGGTAACAGAATATACTCGTCAACTTCAAAATGTTGCCGCAGGCAGAATTTCTGCTACATCTACGGATGCTATCAATGGTTCTCAGTTGTATGATACTGCCCTAGAGGCACAGAAGCATAACACTGTAGTAGATGGTGTTAATACAACTGTTACATCTAAAGACAACGACTTTGGACGTAAAGAGTATAAGGTTAGTGTTAATAAAACATTAAAAGATATGGATGCTGTTGAGTTCGGAAAGAATACAGATAATAATCATGCTGGTATTAATAAAGATGGTGCTTATTTCTTTAATGGTAGTGAGCATATTAATATTAAACCTACAGGTATTCAAATTGAAAATACTGATACACTAACACAAGCTACATTCAATAATGAAGGTATGCAAGTATCTGATGATAATGCTACTATCCGTTTCACTACTACAGATATTAGTGCTGGTGGACAACAAGTCCACGATGTAAAAGCAGGTACTAAAGATACAGATGCTGTTAATGTTAAACAGTTGAATGATAAGGCAAGTTCTTTAGATAGTGCTATTACATACAACACATTTAATATCAATAAAAATGCTGAAAAAATTGGTGAAAACAAAAACAATATCACTAAAAATGCATCTGATATTAAAGATTTAGGTGATAAAGTAAATAAAAATACTTCTGATATTAAATCTTTAGATGATAAGATTAATGTTGTTGGTGAAGGTGCAGTAGTTAAAGCTAATAACTATACAGATAAACAGGTAGCTAAGGTTGGTGCTAACGCTGCCGCTTTGAGTGCCTTGCATCCATTATCTTTCAATGCTAATGAAAAGGTTGAATATGCAGTGGGTTATGGTAACTATAGAGGTTCTAATGCTGTGGCAGTTGGTGTGTTCGCACATCCTAACGAAAATACATTATTATCTTTAGGTGCTACATTTGGTACTGGTGATAATATGATTAATGCTGGTGCGACATTCCGTATCGGTAAATCTTCTAAACAAGTTACTAATGCTAATACAGCCGTAGCTAAAGACGTTCAAGACTTAGCTAAAAAATATGAAGCATTGGCTCAAAAATACGATAATCTTGTTAAACATTTAAATGCTGTAGAGGGTACTGATTTTGATGTAGAATATCCTGATGTACCTAAAACACATTGGGCATATGATTTTGTTAAAGATTTGTCTGATAAAGGTTTCTTAGTAGGTTACCCAGATGGCACATATAAAGGAGATAAATCCATGACTCGTTATGAGTTCGCAACTGCCTTGTATCGTGCATTACAACGTGGTGCAGTAATGGATGCTAACATGGTTAAAGCTATTAAAGAATTTGAACCTGAGTTGAAAGATGTAGAAAAAGCACAACGATTTGTAGTTGTACGTGAAAGTGGTTCTGATAATGAAATTCACAAAATTGACCGTGTACAAGTAAACACTCAGTATGGTGAACATACATATCGTGATGCTTATGGTACAGAATTGAAATAATTTCATAGTCTTAAAAGAGTAGGTAGATAATACCTACTCTTTTTTATTTTGCAATTACAAAACTTTACAATACATAGTATGTATGTTATATTTATAGTGTATTAGATTAGCTATTCTTATTGTGGTGAGGTGATTTGGTTTGAAAGATAGAGATGTTAATAAAGCTATTGTAGGGATGATTGATAGTGTAGATACTATAACAGATACTATGTGTAATATTTCGGTACGTGGTGTTAATAGAAAGTTTTTAGTTCCTAAGTGGTGGACTATTACTAATAAGGTAGTAATATGTTTTAAAGGGTTTCAATTTAGAAATAAAAAGTTGGAATCGGATTATCTAGTCATACCTATTTCTGTTTTACAGAATATAAAATCTAAGAAGTATATCGTTGGTAGTGATGTGTCTAGTGTACTATCGAATGTTGATACATCATATCTTGTAAAAGAAATAAACATGAATTATATTGAAAATTATAGTTAGGAGATTATATGTTAAGTCAAGAGTTACGTCCTAAGACCTTAGATGATATGGCTGGTCAAGAAGAGGCTAAACGTCTAATAAAGGCAATTATTAAAAACCCAGAAAATGCACCTAAAGTGTTATTATTTTGTGGTAGCTTTGGTACTGGTAAATGTGTAACTGGTGATACAAGGGTTCATACAAGTGATGGGTATAAGAGAATAGATGAGTTAGTACAAAACCCTGAGTATGATGAAGAGGGGTTTATGGATATTTCTCCTCAAAATATTAAAGTTGTTGGTAGTACAGCTACACATTATTATTATGGTGGTAAGAGGAAAGTAGTAGAGATTAGTTCTCCTAGTTTTAAGATTAGAGGTACATATAATCATAGGGTTAGGGTGTATGGTGCTAATGGTGGTTTACATTGGAAAAAGCTTAGAGATATTACAACAGATGATTTTGTTGCAATACCTTTAAAACATGATATGTTATTTGACAATAAATCTAAAACATATGAGTTTATGAAAGAAGATATCTCAGAGAGAGATAAAGGATATTTCTTAGGGACTTTATTTTCAAATATATTATCCTATGGGTATGTAAATGGGTATTATTTTGATGGTGTTATCATATGTTCTGGTAATGTTAGATATCTGTTAAAAGGTTTAAAAGAGGATTACTGTAGTGTAGTAGATAATAAGGGCATATGTATTAAGACTAGTTTGAATGGGTACATAAAAGATTTCTTTACAGATGTTGTTACAGTACCTGAGTTTGTATTCTTATCAAATAGAGAGTTTATTTGTGGCTTCTTATCTGCTGTGTGTGAGTATCATCGTAAAGGCTTTGATTTTAAGTTCGGTAATTTTACAGAGAGTGTTGCAAGGGATTTACAACAACTATTCTATTTACTTGGTATCGTTACACATGTTGATGCTGTTAGTGGTAGTGCATATGATTTCAAGATAACAGATTCTGTTAGTAGGCATAAAGCTTTTGAGAGTTTATTATCAGATTTGGGTGCTGTAAGTGGAATCCTTGAATGTTATAAAGACTATAAGTGTAGTAAATTGAAAATACCTAATGACGAATATACAAGATATATTGCTGATAAGATGTATCAGTTTATTAAAGAAAATCACAATTTAGGGGAGTTACCACTATCTCATTATATGAACATTATGGATAGTGACTTTAGATTTATCACTAATAAGAGAACTAAGTCTATTTCAATAGATTCTTATTATAGGTTAGTTGGTGTTGCTAAGCTTATTGGTGTTGATGTTCTCAAAGATAGAGTTGTTAAGGGATATAATCGGTTGTTAGAAGACTATAGGTTTGTTAGAGTTTCTTCTAAGAAAGAATTATATAACGAATATGATGTGTATGATTTAACTGTAGAGGGTACAGCTACATTTACAGCTAATGGTTTGATTAATCATAATACTACAGCTTCACGTATTGTTGGTAGAGAGTTAAATAATATTAAAGATGAGAATTATGATTTATTAAATTCACCTTTCTATTATGAATTTGATTCTACTGTTGTGGGTAATGTTGAAGAGATTAAAAAACTACGTGATATCTTTACTGTTTCATTTGGTGATTATTGGAGAATAGTCGTCCTTGACGAAACACATACAGTATCGTCACAAGCTCAGGCAGCCATGCTTAAAATGTTTGAAGAGACTAAAGGTAAGACAATTTATATTCTAGCGACTACTGACCCTCAAAAGTTACTACCGACTATACGTAGTAGGGCATTAGAGATTAATTTTAATGATGTCCCAGTAGAGGCTATTGTAGATAATTTAACTAGGGTGTCAGATGATAGAGGTTTAAATCTTTCTGAAGAGATTAAGTTGTTGATAGCTGATAGGTCTGGTGGTCATATGCGTAATGCACATATGTTACTAGATAAATACATTTTATTAGGTGAGGAAGATTTCAAGGATAGCATTAAATCGTCTGTAACACTATTCTGTGATTATCTAATCGCTACATATAAGAATGACAAAGATTCTGTTTTATCTAATATCAATGATTTACTAAGCATACCTAAAGATAATCTACAGTCTGATTGGTCTATTGTTATGACTGAAAGTTTACGTTCTTTCTGTGGGTTTGATTGTAGGCATAAAGATATCAAGAGATTGGTAGATACATATGGTAGTGATTTCAATATTATTGCTCAATGTTACATGTCCACGTGGGTTAAGAATATGTTTGTTGATATACCATATACACAAGCTACATTACTTAATATGTACAAGGTTGTGCAAGGTGCTTTAGAAAAGAAACGCTCACAGAGTGGTGTTGGTTCTGTTCAATCTGTAGCTAGTAAGTATGGAAGACCTGTTAGGTGATAAAGTTTAGTAAATTTTTGTAATTAATACTTGCATATGTTTAGTGTTTGTGTTAATATATAGTCAAGGGTTAGGTACAGCGTATAGTATGTACATAACAACACATAGTCTACATTATTTTTCACTCCTATGTTGTATCTAACTTAATGATTAGCAAATGTAAATAAAGATGCGTACAGCAATAATTATCTGCCAGGTTTTTAGATATAAGGCATCTTGTTACATAAAAAATTATATTTTAAAGACTCAAACAGCTAATTTATGTTGGGTATACATTAATTGAGTCTTGTATAAAATATAGTGATAAAAATTATATATAGTGGAGTAAAAGTTATAAAAGACTCATACAGCAAAACTAAAATTTTTATTCTTTGGAAAATAAAAACGAATGAGTCTTGTTCATAATTTAATCTCCTTTTAAATAATAGACCCATACAGCTATTATCATAATGGTTAAAAAGAAGAACGATGGTAGATTATGCTACTGTTACCAAAAACCACTTCTTATGCTAGTAAAGGTCATATCACAATTTTATATAAGATTTCTATTGATTTGGGTCTGGATGTTAAAAAATCGTAGTTTGATTGTATAATCTTAAAGATAGTGTAAGTGATATGATTTAGCATAAGGGGTGGTTTTTTATGTCTGAAAATAGCGAAAAAGAGACATGTACATTAAAAGAGACATATACATTAGATGAAATTTTAGAGACAAATTCTTTAGGTTATGAAGCTACTTTAGATGAAATACAAAATTGTATCTTCAAGAAAGATTTTGAGAGTATTATGAATCTTCCTGAAAACTTTATTATCGAAGGTTTGTCATATAATGAGATGTATAATAAGTTGTTAGGTTACTATATGTTTCAGCTAACAATCTTTACCGAGTCATATGAGGGTACTAAAGATTTATTAGAATTTCTTAAAAAGCTACGTGCTATGATAGAAAAGTATGCTAAGCTTTTTACAGATAGATTATTAGAGGTAGGATTAATTCTACCTAGTTACATTCATTAATTATAAGGAGATTTATTATGAATGATTTTATGGAATTATTAAAAAATAATGTAAAAACTACAACTACAAATGGTGCCGTTGCCTATAAAACAACAGGAAGTGCTTTGTTGGATTTAAATAATTCGGTACCTTTGTTACGTAATAAAGCCATTGAGTATTTATCTAGTGGTAACTTAATTGCCCTAGATACTATTTACTCTATGTTTAAGAAGTCAATTCAAGAAGATGCTAATTATACGATTAAGTGGTTAATGTATTTACGTGACATTAATGGTGGTTTAGGTGAGCGTTCCTCTTATCGACTAATTTTAACTGAGATTGCTAATAATGTTCCAGAGTTAATTTTTGCGTTATTACAGTCTAAACAGTTACAGGTATTAGGTCGATTTGATGATTTAATCTATGTGTGGGATACTACAACAAATAAAGACTCTAAGAATTATATCTTTAATTATGTAAAATATCAGTTAAGTGAAGATATTTTACATAATAAAAATGATGAGAGCGTATCTCTTTTAGCTAAGTGGTTGCCATCTGAAAATACAACTTCTCGTAAAACTAGACAGTTAGCAACTAGATTTAGAAAGGCATTAGAAATGTCATCTAAGTCTTATCGTAGAATGTTATCTACACTACGTAAAAACATTGATGTTGTTGAACGTAAGATGTCTAACAATCAGTGGGGTGAGATTAACTATCAAGGTGTTACTTCTAAGGCTAATTTAATTTATCGTAATGCATTTATGCGACATGATGAAGAGAGACGTTCTAAGTATTTAGAAGATTTATCGAATGGTGATGTTAAGATTAATGCTGGTAAGATGTATTTATATGACATCATTAGTAAATATAAAAATAAGTGGGATGTCGAAGCTGATGAGACATTGGAAGCTTTGTGGGATGCACAAGAAGTACCTAAAGACTATAATGATATTTTAGTGGTACGTGATGGTAGTGGTTCAATGACAACTAGTGCTTTTGGTACAAGTGTTTCTGTGTTAGATATTGCTGATGCATTGACAATTTATACTACACAGCATAATAAGTCTGAGTACTATAAAGATAAATTCATCACATTCAGTTATAAGCCAGAGATTGTTGATTTAAGTACTTGCAATACGTTACGTGATAAGCTTTCTGTGTTAGATGAGTATGATGATTGGTCTACTACAAATGTTGAAAGTGTATTTGACTTAATTCTAGATACATCTGTTAAGAATAAGGTGGATGCTAAGGATTTACCTAGTACTGTTTTAGTTGTATCTGACATGCAGTTCAATTCTGCTATGGGTACTAATTTTAACAATGATACTTTATTTGAAAAGATTGCTAAAAAGTTTGAATCTGTTGGGTATAAATTACCTAAGTTGGTATTTTGGAATGTAGCGTCTTATAATAATACAGTACCATTACAGAAGAATGATAATGGGTTGGTTATTATGAGTGGTTTCTCTAAAAACAATATAGATATGATTTTACATGACAACTTAGACCCATTAGAAGTTCTAAAGGCTGAGTTAGATAGTAAATATAGCTTTATTGATACAATTATTAGTAAGTCTTAACAATTACATATAAATAATAATGAAAAGTGTAGGTATTTAATATCTGCACTTTTTGTGTTATAATGGTAATTAGTAGTTACATTTTCTAATTAACAGTCTATATTTAAAATTTGGGGTATTAAAGAGATGGCTTTACAACTTTACGAAGATGATTTGTTAGATGAAGAGGTGCTTTCTACTAAGTTAATAACATTAGCTGAGATTATAGTAAGGAAGCATTTCTATGCCAGTAGGGAAGATAAAGAAGATTTAGTTTCTATTGGTGTGTTAAAAGCTGTGAGAATGATTCATAGTGATAATTTTAGAAGTGATAAGGGGAATTTATGTACATTCTTATACACTGGTATGAGGAATGACATGCATAACTTCTTATATCATAAGAATAAGTTTGACACAGTAGATTTTGATACAACTTTTGATGATGGTGGTAGTTTAGATTACTATTTTGAGGATGAAGTAGCATCAGTTGATTACAGCTTAGTACACTTAGTTTGTATGAGGTTTAAGTGCTTTGGTGATTCTTTAGAAGATAAAGTTATTTCTAAGTTAAAATCATATGGATTTAAGTTAGATGGTTATATTTCTCATAAGGTTGGTAGTCAATTAAAATGCAGTAATGATATCATTAATCGTGTTGTTGGGTTACTCTTTTGGGAAATGAGACAGAGAGAGTTGAGTTCATTATTTAAGGATGGTGTGTTATGAGTTCTTATGGTTCTATTTCTACAATCACTATGAGTGATGAAGAGAAAGATTTATACGCTGAGTATTTGAGCGTTTCTATTGGTAATCCTGTTCTAGAGTTTGTTAAATATATGTTGGGCGATGATTATTTAAAATTCATCGATATTTGTAGTGGTACAAACTTTAATATTCCTAGCAATAAAGCTTTAGAGAGAGGAATTAATATTGTTAAGATGTATGCTTATGTTAAGAAGTGGAACTTCTCTAATGCTTCTATTGTAAATGCTGGTAATATTTATAAAAAGACAGAGTTAGCTACAAGACGTATTGTGTTGTCAGTTGCCAATGCTTTGGGTGTTAAAGATACTCTAGATGGTGAGGCTTTAGTTAATTTTGTAGAAAATATTGAACCATATGCTGTTAAGAAGAGTGTTGAGACTTCATCTGACAGTGTATGTTGTGATAAAGATACTTCTGAAGTGTCAGAAGAGGGTTAATTTTAAAAGAGTAGGTAATATAGTTATAATATGGTATCTCCTATGGATAATAATGATTTAATCTCTATCTTAGCTAAGGGTGAGGAAGAAGAGGTTAAACAAGATACTAAAGATAGTCAAATAGGTAGTGAAGATATAGAAGATATTGATGAGGATACTAATAGTACTTCATTAAAGACAACAATGTCAGCTATGGATGTGTTAGATATTGAGGATGGTTCTAGTCATAAAACAAGTCTACCTAGTGGTAGTGGTGATGTTAGTCAAGATTTAGAGAATTGGATTGATGGTAAAGATTTAGCACCGTCTGATGATTTAAATCGATTTGTTAGTGCGACTGATGTAAAGTTTAAATATGGGTTAACACATAATACATTAAATAATTTTACATTAATGGCACAGCTACAAAAGTTTTTAGATACGTCTAATGAAATTTTATTTAGTGAATCTGCCGCTATGAACCTTTCTCCAGAGGAGTTAGAGAGTAGGGTCAGGATGGCATTTACAATGTATGCTGAGTTATCTAGGATTAATCAACGTACAGCATTAGCTTTAGAAGAGCAACGTAGAAAATACAATGATGGTTCTACTGATATTGATAAGCTTTCATTGTTGTTATCATCTGTACCTAGCGATAAGTTAAAAGAAATTTTATACGCTATTACAAAGTCAAAGGGTTGATATATGGGTAATGCTAGATTAGAAGAATTATTAGGTGATTCTAGTTCATATACTGCTATGACTGATAAGGAAAAAGACTATTTTGTAAAACTTCTACAAGAGGAGATGCAACGTAGGGAAGATAGTGGTAGGGTTGAACAGGTAAGAGATATAGTTAGGATTGAGGATTGGATTAATTCTGACTATTATGTTGGTTCTGACCAGAAGAGCATATATCCTTATTGGAAAGACTTTATAGTTGATATATTTAGAGATACAAGAAAAGATGATGAAAAGATTAATTCGGTCATATTAAGTGGATGTTTTACTGGTGATACTAAGGTTAGTTTACTTGATGGTAGAGAGTTATCTTTCTTAGAATTACTAGATGAATATGGGTATGATGGTAAATTTTTGGTTTATTCTTGTACATCTGATGGTGATATTGTACCTGGGTTGGCTCATTCAGTTCATAAGACTAAGGTATCGACTAGAATTGCTATTGTAAAATTAGATAATGGTGAGGAGATTAGGTGTACTCCTGACCATAGGTTTATGTTAAGGGATGGCTCTTATACTGAGGCAAAAGACTTAAATAGTATTTTATCTTTAATGTCTTTAAATAATACAAATGTTATTTCAGTTGAGATAACAGATTCTTGTGTTGATGTTTATGACTTAGAGGTAGATACATATCATAATTTTGCATTGTCATCTGGTGTATTTGTACATAATAGCATCGGTGTCGGGAAGAGTACAATCGCTGAGTTAATCATGATGCGTAAGATGTATGAGTTGTCTTGTTTTAGAAATATTAATGCTATGTTTAACTTAATGTCTAAAACAAATATCATGTTCTTATATTTCTCAGTCAATCAGAAACAGGCTGAACGGACTGGTTTTGGTGAGTATAGGGCATTAATTGATAATTCACCTTATTTCAATGAAAATTTTCAGAGGAATCCTAGACTTAATTCATTACTAGTATTCCCAGAGGGGATTTCATATGCATATGGTTCGAGTGCCAGTGATAGTATCGGTATGAGTGTTATATGCTCAATGCTTGACGAAGCTAACTTCTTAGGTGGCAATGGGCCGTCTAAGGATAGTGAGAAAGCTACTGACTTATATGCTAATATCGTAAATAGGTCTAATTCACGTTTTATCGTAGATGGTGGTGTCAATCACTCATTAAATATTTTGGTATCATCTGCTACGTATGAAAACTCAGCTACTGAACGTCAAATTAGGTTGTCTAGAAATGACCCACATACAATAGTTGCCGCTCCTGCTCAATGGGACGTAAAACCAAAAAATTTCAGCAAGAAGTTCTTTTATGTATTTAAAGGTTCTAACTATTTAGAGGCTAATATAGTTAATTCTACAGATGATGTAAACAATTATAGAGTATCAGAGGGAATGTCTAAGCACAAGTATATTGATGGTTTAGAGGATTATGAATCCATTAATAAAGCTATAGAAGAATTACCACCTCATATGCAGACTAAGTTCTTAAAAGTTCCTGTAGATTTAAGGAATGGTTTTGAGGCTAACTTATTGAGGTCTTTACAAGATATTGGTGGTGTATCTACAGGTTCACAGGGTAAATTATTTAGTTCACCTATGGTCTTGCAAGATTGTATAGATGTAAATAGACATCACCCGTTTGTATCAAAAGAGATTGTAATATCTACAGGCGATGATATTAATGTTAAGGATTATCTAAGAGATGATTTTAAATTAAAGTATTCTGAAAGGCCTAGATATCTTCATATTGACCAATCGTTTAGGACGGATAGTACTGGTATATCATGCGTGTATGTTGATGATATCGTAGAAGAAGATGGTGTTAAAAAGCCTGTATTTGGGGTTGACTTTATGTTACGTATTAACCCACCTAAACCACCTAAAAAGATAGCGATTTATAAAATACGTAACTTTGTTATTTATCTTGTAAATGTTATCGGTATGAGGATAGGTAAGTTGACATATGATATATTCAACTCAGAGGAGTCTAGACAGATTCTAGAGGAAATGGGTTTCAACGTAGGTTATTTATCTGTGGATAGAACTGATAAACCTTATCTAGACTTAGTAGAGATAATGTATGAAAAACGTATAAAACTATACGATTATCCTATTCTTAGATATGAGTTACTTAACTTGTTACATGATAGGATAAGACGTAAAGTTGACCATCCTAAAGTAGTTACAGATGATGGATTTGTTGACTATGAGGGTAAGGGTAATGATGGTGTTACTGGGACTAGGGTAGGTTCTAAGGACGTATCTGATAGTTTGTGTGGTGCTATTCAAAATGCGTTACAAGGTACTGTATCTGATGCTGAGGGTAATAATGGTACGTTTAATGATTTCTTAATGGCTAATCGGATAGGTTCATATGCTGGTATAGATGCACCAACTGATATATCAGTTGAAGAGATGATAGATAAACAGATAGATGATATGATAGAAGAGATTGAGATTAATGGTTTCTATTAGATTGGGGTATATATGGCATGGTATGATTTATTTGTAAATCGTAGGGGTTTACAAGATACTAGCATTTCTAGTGACATTATCGATGAGGTAGGTACAATAAAAGAAAGTGTACCTAATGATGTTGTTAGAGAGGTTAAGATTGTTGAGGATAATAGGGGTAATACTTTCTTTGATGGTAATATTGAAAGTATACACTCTAAACCTATTAATGAGGGTTCAGTTAGTCTATCTCCTAGCAATTTACAACAGTTACTAGGGACAGACGATAAAAACACTTTAGGTCAAATTGTTGAAGGCATTAGGGGTGATTACTCTTTAAAAGAGATTTTTGCTGAGAATGAAGAGATGTCTAAGGATTCAGTGATTGGTTCTGCTATGGAGATTATTGCCGATGATGCATGTACTCCTGATGAGACAACAAATAAAGTTATTATGATTGAATCTTCTGATGAGGGTTTGAAAAAGTTCTTAGAAGATTTCTTGATTAATAATATTAAGATTGATGATAGAGTATGGTCTTGGGCATATGAGATTGTTAAGCATGGTGATTTCAAGCTAAGAAGGAGAGAGTACTACGCTGGTTCTGCTAATAGTGGTATTAAGTCTGTGTACTATGAAGACGTTATCAATCCTTATCTAGTTTCACGTATAGAGTATATGGGTAATATTCTAGGCTATGAGGATGAGGATTACTTATTTGATAAGGGTAGCTATCAAGAGGCTGGTCAATTCACTTCAGGCACTATGGGTGGCAGTGCTAAATTTGAGAAGAGTGATGAGTTTGTACATTTCATATCTTCTAAACTTTCTAAACGAGAGAAGATTAAGTTGAATGTTAGGAAGTCTGATAATACACAAGAAGAGGTAACTTGCTATAGAGTAGTGGGTACGTCTATTGTAGATAGTGCTAGGACTATGTTCAGGATTAATGCATTGATTGATAATATTCTTGTATTATCACGTATTGCACGTTCAACACAGTTTAATTTGGTTAAGATTGAGGTTGGTAACGCTAATGCCGGTCAAACACAACAAATGCTTTCTGATGTTAGACGTAGATTTCAAGCTAATTCAAAAATGACTAAGGGTGTAGGTTTTAGGTCTGACCCATCACCTGTTCCAATTAATAGTAACATTTATTTACCTACTAGAGATGGTAAGGGTGATGTTACTGTTGAGAGCATTGGTGATGGTGTTGATGTTCAATCTATTGTTGACGTTGATTATTTTACAGATAAACTTTTTGCAAGTTTAAAAGTTCCTAAACAATATTTAGGTTTTGCTGAATCATTGGGTTCTATGGGTAACAATTCACTTGTTAAACAGGATTTAAGGTATGCACGTTCTATTTTAAGGGTTCAACAGATTTTAATTAATGGTATTACAGATTTATGTGAAAACTACTTAAAATATCGTGGACGTGGTTCTGATATTGGTGCTTTTAAGATTTATATGCGACCATTACCTACTAGTGAGACATCAACTAGGGTTGAGGAGTTTGTTTCTAATCTACAGATGATTGATTCTAGTAGTGCTTTCTTGGATTCATATGCTGATTACATCGATAAAGCTAAATGGCTTAAATCTATGTTAAATCTTGCTAATATAGACGCTAATGAGGTTGCTACAGATAAATTTAAAGATATTTTATCTGCATTAGAAGATGGAACATACAATGAGGGAGATTTTGCTACAGAGGAGCCTAGTGCTGAAGAGGATGCTCCGTGGTAATTAAATAGTGTTGTTTTTGTGGGACATATTGTGTATAATAATATTAGTTATATACACAATATGTCTTTTTTATTTTATAGGTGGTTGGGATGAGTTTAAAGATTAAAAATGCACCTTGCTTTAAGTGTGAGGATAGGTATGTTGGATGTCATAGTACATGTAATAAGTACAAGGAATTTTCTGACAGTAGAAATGTTAACAGAGATACTAGGTTACAGGAGATAGATGTTGATACTTATTATAATCGTAAGCATATATCGATGAGGAGGAGATATTCATGAGTTTGTTTGATGAGTTACAGAAAGCTATTTTAGATGGTGACATGGATTTAGTCACTGATTTACGTAGACGTATCATGCAAGGTGAGAGAGACGAAAGCTTAGATAAGAATATGATACAGGCTATAATTAAAAAAGAGCCTGGTAGGGTTATTCGTTCAATCATTAATTCTGATGATTTGGATGAGATTTCATGTTTCAAGGCTTGTAGTTCATTGTTAACACATAATATCATTGAAGCACAAATAAATAATAGAAGCATTGACGAATACCCTATTAATGAATTATACATCATTTTAGGTACATTCATTAATGATGGTTTAGGTAGAGGTAAAGATGACTTTAAAAAATTTGTTACAAAAAGGTACAAGAGATTCATTTAACCTTGATTTGGAAGATATTCTAAATGAGGAGTATCTTCCTTTTTCTTTTTTAATTGATAAAAATAGGGATGCTAGGTATTATGAGGATTTCTTAACAAAATATCAAGCAATAGCATTTGATAGTAGGTATGATAGACTTCTTAAAGAGGGACATTCAATCCAATCTATTAATGAAGCAACAAAGAAAGAGTTACTAAGTGGTGCTGAGAGTAAAAGAAAAGCTAGAGCAAAAAAGTTAACGACTACATATAAAGGTGTTAACAATGATGGTTGTATTGAATTCATAACAAATAGTCAATATACACCTAATAAGAAATATCAACAAAAGATAAAGTTGAATGATGTTAAGGATATAAAAGCATTAAAAGACTTTAAGAAGTCTGAGATAACACGTTTATTACTTGATGGTGATTTATCAGTATATTGCAGTTGTGAGGATTTCCTATATAAAGGTTATAAATATATGGCTTGGAATATGGGGTATGGGTTAGATAAAGAAAACAGATTTCCTAAAATTAAGAATCCTAATCTAGAGGGTACTATCTGTAAGCATTTGATAGCTGTTTTATCTGTTATGTCTTTTAATAACAATAAAATAACAACTGACTTGTTTAAAACTAAAGTAGTTGGTTCTTTACGAGATAAAAAGAGTAGTAATTTATCTAAATTACGGAGTAAAGAAGCTTTAACAAAACATAAAAATAGATGGAATGGTTTAGGTAAAGATATAGCCAAAGGTAGAAATGCTAGGATGAGAAACAAAAATAAGGCAATAAGTGTTTCTAGGGGTAGGCATAGGTAGTTACAAGTAAATATTATAGGTACTATATATAAGATTAGTACTAAATTTAATTAAGTTTAATACGTTAAATGCGTTTTTTGATGTAAAGGAGTATTTCTAGTGTCTACATATTTAGTAAAGTATAGACTAGATTCTAAAGTATTCAAAGATGTCTTTGGTGACAATTTAACGTCTGTTTTTGATTTACCAGAATTGAAAGAGACAAATATTAAGAATAAAAAAGCAAAAGATATCTACGAGACGTTATTGAGTCAGTCTAGGTTGTACAACGTAAACGCAACTCCGATAAGCGACTTATTTGTTAAATTAGATAAACAATATGGTCTATCTGAGGGTTCTGAGGTATGTTGTGTGTACACAGATAAGCAAGTCGATACGTATAAGTTTTTAGGTATGGATGTGTCTGATGATTTTAATGTGTACATTAAAACATATAGTGGCTCTATTCGTGTTGAGAGTTTGTATAATAGGGATTTAATTCTTATTTCTAACTGTGAGTTTGACAGAGGTCAAACAAAGGGTAAGATTTCAAGGGGTAGAGCCAAAGAGATTGCTAATGAGGTATTTAGCGAAAATGGTATGGGTTATGACATTGCACGTGCTGTAGCAACAGCATTGAAGTGCGGTGGTGCATACTCTTTAGCTAGTGGTGTTAAGAAGATGGGTATCAGTAGTACAGAGGAAGCAATGGATTTATTGTCTAAGAGTGTTCTTGCTGATATTGTTAGAAATTACACTGGTGATAATGGCTCTAGTTCAGAGAATGATGTTTTTGATAGTATTGTTTACAATATCGTAAAATCAAAAGTAAATGTGCAAAATATGGCTGTTTCTGATGAGACAGTTGATGATATTGTATTTGTTACACTAAAATATCTATTCTATTATTGGGGTACAATCGCTGGTTTATATTCTAGGGTTAAAGTTGTATTGGGTTCTTTAGATACATTGTCATATATTGCTAGGTTGCAATTAGGTGATACTGATTTCTTCGCTCAATATAAAAATATGTATGAGTTTAGAGAGATGCATCCTAGTGAAGAGTTTGATAACGCAACTGAGTTGGCTGAACAGCCAGCTGTTGGTTTCTCTTTAAGTGGTATTGTTAAGACACATGCATATACTGATTATCTAGCTATCAAAGGTGCTAGTGATATAATGCTTAATATTGATAGTGCTGAATCGTTTAAAAACTTTAATGATATTCTTATTTCAAATGTTGATAATACTGACCAAAATTCTTTGGGTGATATTGAAACAATGTCTAATGAGGAATTACAGGCTTTATCTAATATTGATGCATTACGTTATATGACTAGTGACGATTCTTCATTAAACCCTAGTGCATATGATTTATCTGATAAAGATGAGAGGGACTTATACTTTGATAGTGTTGTTAGGACATATGATAAGAAGTTCAAAGCGTATAAACCTGTTAAAGATACGGGCATTGTAAATTCTTTGTTAGATACTGTAGAGAATGGTACTATTAACTCCTTAGAATTAATTACTAGGGATGCTGAGGATGACGGAATTACTGATGTTATTTCATTAACAGGTACTGAGTTACAGATTGATACTGATAAGAAAATGTTACGCAGGATTCTTATGTTAGTTCATAAGATGAGTACTAAATTGTTGAAGAAATTCTTATAAGATGAATAATGTTATCACAAAAGATAAAGTTACCTACATAAGTGTTGATTGGATTAAAGAATTACATTCTTTGAGTAATGTAAATAAGTTTTTTATAAGGTCAACACAGTTCGCTAAGGTTAGTGAGAAGAAAAAGATTAGAGAGTTAGATGTTGTTAGCGATTATCTTAGGGTTGAGGTTTTAGATTCAGATGCTGAGTTTGTCAATATTTTAGGTTTATCCGTGAATGTTTTAAATGGTGATATTGCTTTAGGTTTAAATGTGACAAGTGATTATATTGTTATAGGAAATATATCTAGTATTATAAAATCATCATTTAAGGTTAAAAAGTTACCTGAGTATTTTAATATAAATATGTTCTTGACTATGGTTAAGTTTAACATTGAGATGGTTGAGAATAGTATAGTTACTGTTCTTAGAGATATGCACGAGAGTACATTACTTGATAGTCAATCAAATTCTATTGTATATACTATTGTTAGACAAAAGTCTGAGTTATCAGATATAGACGAGTTTATAACAGATGTTATGGGTATGATTTCTTGTGGTTATAATCCTGTAAGGGGTTTCATAGATTCGTGTGTATCGTTGTCTTGTAAATTACAATCACAGGCAGTGTTATTTTATGGTTCTTTCATAGAGAATACTGCTAGTGATGACATAGTAAATACATATCAGTATATTGTCAAGGGTAAAGACACTATTAATTGGTCTGATATTGTTAAGACTTCAAAACCTAATGCTGATTTATTAACATTGTATTATATTTCTGAAGGTATTCCAGTTGCGTATCTTATTGCAATGCTTTCTTATGGGTTTTTAATAAAACAACGGAAGATAGAGTATTCTTCTAAACCTAATATACATAAAGAGTTAGAATATAGTAGGTTTTTACATAGATTAGCTAACTCTTTACAGTCTAATAATTATAGTAATGATAATGTTAAGACTGTTGTATACAATATAATTGATGTTTTTATCTGTAAGGGTAAGTTCAGTCTTTTACAGTATGCAGTTGAAAATGATAAACTACCTATAGTTGATTATTTATTAAAATCTTTGAATGTTGATTGGGTATTGCATGATAATAATATTACGGTGGAGTGGTTTTCAGTTTTAGTTCTTGACTATATTAAGAATATATATCCATTAGTATATAATGGTTCTTTATATCGAAAGACTATGCTGAATAGACAGAAAGACTTTGTAAGGGTTTCAATTCCTAAGTTGCATAATGTAGGTAAATTAGTAGATGATATTTCATATCCCTTGTTGGGGTTATTTAAATAGTAAATTAGTGAGGTTTTTCAATGAGAGGTTATCTCTTTTATAAAGATAAAACACTCATAGAGTTAAGAAAGTTTTTAACTGTTGGTGATTCCATTTTTGGTAAATTTAGACCACAGGCAGTTTCTTTCATTAAATATGCTAAGAGTGACTTAGATTCTGAGTTAGATTTGATGGCTCAGAATGGTAATTTTAGTTTAGAGAGTATCAACTTGGAGAATGTATTTCCTACTAAGTATAAGTGGTTTGTTAAGGACGTAAAGCTTAAATCTCTTAGGAAATATTTACATGAGGTTGAAGGTCGGATTAGTGAGTTTCAGGGTGGCAAGGAAGATAATCTTCGTTTACTAGTTGGTATTCACTTTTTGAGATTTTTGTTACTTTCTAAGATTGTAACTTTATATGTTTCTACATATAGTGAGATGAGACGTGTTGGTCTTGATGCAGAAAAGTTGACTTTGAATGATTTAGGGTTAGGTCAGTCTATTTTAAAATATATCAATTCATTTGAGGAGTTTGATACTAAGACTATTGATGATTGGTTAGCTTTGAGTGTTGATAATTCTACAATGAAATATTATTTTTCAACTATGAAGAGAATTATGACAATCTTAGATTTCAGATAATAGGGGTTATACATGTATAGTATTAGTAATTACTTTCCGTTTTTAGATAAAGCGGATTTTGTTAAAAACGTGCGTGAGATTCATGCCGTTGAAGAGTTCTTAGGTTATGAGCCTTTGATTGTTGATTTTGATTCTCCTAGTAAAGATTCAACAAATAAGGTATTTAAAGCCTATAGGATTATGCCTAGTAATACACTATTCTTAGCAGAACTACCTAGTATTGTTTTCAATATTTTCAGTGGTACTTTTGGTAGTGAGATTACTGTTGATATTATGGAGTTTGATTATCAATCGGTTGCTAATTTGATTGAGGTAGACTTAGTTAATGATATTAATAAGGCAATATTCCAATGTAATGGTGCATATCTTATTGAGGATGTTTTAACAGATAATTTCATTAATGCTTGTGCTAATGGTTTAGATGTTTCATCTGAATCTTATTCTGAATATAAAGTATTAGAGGATTCAGATAAGTTGGATACAGTTTCTATATCTGAGTGGTTGTTTAGCAATGAACACATTGATGAAAGTTACATTATGGAGTCTGCATTAGATACATTACAACTTTTAAAGGATAGACGTAAAAAAGGTAAGTCTAATGATGCCGAAGATATTAAAGGTAAGGACGCTGTATATACTTGGTTAGATGCTTATTTCTCTTTACCAGAGGGTGAGGAGATGAAGAGTGGTGGACGTGAGGTAGTTCCTTTGCTTATTGGGCCGACTGCCGTATTTAAATCTGCTACTGTTAAAGAATTATGTAAAAAATACAACTATAGGATGGTTGACTTTAGGGTTGCATTTACTTCTAGGTTAGATTATAGTGGTCTATTCCAAATTGGTGAGGTAGAGGGTAAAAAATATAGTTACGCTTGTCCTATGGAAGAGATTGTAGTATGTTCTGATGGTTTTAGGGAATTTTGTAAACAGTCTTATCAGAAGTTAGAAGACATTCTACAAAAGGGTTATACTGAGTCTAGTGTAGCATCTGATGGTAATAGTGTTGAGACTGAGAAAAAATACCTAACAGATGAGCAAAAAACTAAGATTGTTGAGTTACAGTTACAATATAAAAATTACATGCGTACACCAGTGCTTTTCTGTGATGAAATTACACGCTGTCGTGATAAAGGGGTTAATGGGATTCTGGTACAACTTCTCAATCAGAAGAAGTTAAATGATATGACTTTGAATGGTTGTAAGTTTGTTGCCGCTACTAACCTTGATATTCAAAAAGGTGTTGAGCGTGAGGAATATCGCATGGAATTAGATATGCTTTATGACGTTAACACTGATTTAGACGTAGCATACTCTAATAGGTTTATTCCTTTAAAAGTATATCCTAATGACGTTATGGATAGATGGTTTGAGTGGGCAAGTGGTACTACTGATAAGAGAGGTTTTAAGGGTGTAACTAATATTCATCCCGTTGTATTAGAGTTTTTAAATAATAATCGTGACATGGTGTATACAGATAAGCCTGTATTGGATGCTATTGCTGAGGGTTTATCCGATAATGAACAGCGTACTCAGGTATTCCCTAATTATCGTACTTGGGATATGTTATCTGATTATTTATACTCAGTTGACAAAACAGCTGAGGCTGAAAATGATGGTAAGGAAGATGGTGGTGAGGAAAAACTTTATAAACGCAAAATCTTAGAGGGTTATGTTTCTAAGTGGTGTTGTGAGAAGTTTATTCCTTTCTTAGAATCTAAAGGTTATAGTAACTATGATGATGTAAAAGAACCTGTTAAAGATGATGTAGGTGACTTCTTATCAACTGCTTTAGAGACAGGCTCTCCTGCTATGTTAATCGGCCCGAGTGCATTAGGTAAATGTGTTACTGGTGATACGATTATTCGTGTTGATGGTGGTATTACTGAGATTAAGAATTTAGATTTCACAGATGGTTATCTTGAACGTGAATATATTGTAGATGGTTTGATTGATTATGTTACTACCTCTCATACATATAGAGAGGTATGTGATGAAGTTGTATCTATCAAAGATAACTATGGTAGTGTTATTAAGGTAACTAAAAATCACCCATTACGCGTACTATCAAAAGGTGGTATTGAGTGGAAAAAAGCAGTAGATATTAAAGAAGGAGATGTTTTATTATCTAAGAAATTTGATTCTTCATATTTCAAAGATATTAAACATGATTTCAATGCTTATATGTATGGTTTTGTATTAGGTGATGGATGTGTATCAAATAAATCTAATGGTTGTAATAGTTTAACTCTTTCTTATAATAAAGAGAGAATAGTTACATTACTAAATGAAAATGGGTTTAATGAAGATACAACAAAACGTACAAGGTCAGATAACTTCCGTAGTGCTTTAAAAGATAGCGGTAAGGTTTATAGGTTATATAAAGAATTTCCTAGAGAAGGAAGAACTCTTAAAAAAGAGTTATGGGAGATTGCAGTATATAATTATACATGGGGTGATGTTGATAAAGAGCATTTCCCTAGAAGCGGTTCTTATGAATACATTTTAAATGTACTTGCTGGTTATATTGATACAGATGGTTATATAGCTTATAGTGGTGATTATGGCTATGTTGAATTTTGTTGTAAGAGTGAGACTTTAATTTCTGATTTACAAGATGTTTTATCTTCATTAGGTTTCAAGGCTTTCCGAGGTAAAGATAGGTATAATAGGGATTATGATAGGTATTATCCTAGATTGAGGCTTAATCTTAGAGATAGTATAGAGTTGATGTTGTTAATCAAAGATTTATTAGTATTGAAGAGAGAACAAGCTGAGGAGTTAATTTCTAAGTTTAGTGGTAAGAATATAAAAAATAGTTTAGACATTCCTTTAGAGTGTGGTTCTGTTTTACGTGATGAGGTTAATTTCTTAATTAAAGTATGTTTTGAGTCTAAAGGGATGACACGTACTCAGTATAAGAATTTAAAAACAGGGTACTTTGAGAATGATTTAGATAGGCATAGGACTTCTATTAATAGTATTATCTCATTTATTGAAAATAATAATTTAGAGAGAGAATTTATTGCTTATCCTTTGTGGGATGAATTTAAAACGATTGCTTATCTAAGAAATTGTAATGTTAGTACTGTAGTTAGTATTGAAGAGATTGGAACTCATGTTGTATATGATGTAACGATTCCTAAAACACATACATTTATTGCTAATGGATTTATCTCACATAATACCAGTCGTGTTAAACAGTATATGAAGAAAGCTAAGATTAAGACAGGTTTAGAGCCAGTTTTAATTAATGTTAACTTGGCTAGTAAAGATGCTGTTGACCTTATGGGTATGCCTGTTAAACAATCACTAACAGAGTATGTTGGTGGTGGTATTCTTAAAGGTAGTGGTCTTGAAGATGTATCTAAAGAATTACAAAGTGTAGTAGCTAATGTATCTGCTGATATTAAGTATGGTATGACTGATATCATGACTTTGAGAGCACCTGACAAGACTATTAAAGATAGGTTTGTAACTGCACTTAAAGAGGGTAGAGAGGTTATCCTATTCTTTGATGAAGTTAATAGGGTAAGTTCTAATACTGTTACATCTGCTGTATTTGAGGTTATTTCTGACTATCGTTTTGCTGGTGTTGATTTCTCTAACTATAAAGATAGAGTTAAAGTAGTTGCCGCTTGTAACATGGCTTGGGAAGGTATGGACGATGAGGCAGGTGGTTATGGTGATACTGGTACACTTGACCCAGCCTTTGCCGCTAGGTTCTCAATCTATTGGAAGAAAAACTATGATGAGAATGACGTAGCTTCATGGATTGAGTTTATGGAATCTCAAAAAGAAGATGGTTTAATCGATGGTACATTGATTGAGTTCTTCAAGGGTTTAGATACAGAGCAAGCTTTAAAAATCATGGCTAGTGTTGAGAAACGTACATTGGAAGATGCACAACCATCTACACGTAACATGTTACAGTTATCTAAAGATATTAAATCTATGCGTGGTAAAAGACAAGAAAATGGAACATTTAAAGCTAAGGCTTTCAATGGTAAAATCTTGTTTACTGATGATGTAGTAATGCAGTTTGAAGATTTAATCTTAGAAAGGCAGTCTGACTCTTTAGAAAGTCATGCTCAAAAAACAATTAAGTTCTTAGATTCATTATTATATGGTAGTGATAGTTGGGAATCTTTGTTGATTGGTGATACTGTTAAAGTTGGTGATACATCAATTTCTGCTAGTGATATTGTTGATAGCTTGGCTCAGTGTAGAGATGATTTAAAACAATTTACACTTAAACCTATGTCTGCTGATGATAGGGTTGAATGTAGTGATACTATTGATTTAGTAGAGGATTTAGCTGGTTTTGTAAGGCAATTAGATATCAATACTAGTAATAAACGTGAAGATATGTTTAAAATGTACTTAGGTGAGAGTATCTTAGGTGAGTTTACTAAGTACTTCAATAATACATTTGGTACAAATCTTGATGAGGATATCACTATTGAACAGTTAAGTGATAAAACTCTTATTATTCCATTCATGAAGATTGTACAACGTAACTTCTCTAAATATAGTGGTAATACTGAGAGCATTGTTAAGTATTGCTTAGACTTGTGTAATGATTTCATGGGGGTTCATGGTAAAACATTACCTAATGAAAACTATGCAATGTTCTTAACTGGCATTAAAGACATTTTACCTAATGCTGATAACATGGTACTTTTCTTAAAGAGGTCTGGTGAAAATCTTGAAGAGATGTATCAACTAGCTGAGGGTGTTGGTGATGATTGGATTATAGATATTACTAGTGATTTTGGTAATAAGGTATCCAGAGAAGATATTGAGAATATCAAAAAAGCTATTAAAGATAGTAAAAAATCAAAGACACCTAAGAATGTTAAATACAATGTATTATAATTAATTTGTAGAATAGAGGTGTTATATTCGATATGTTTTTGACATGGATATACACCTCTATTAGTTTATATAAAGGAATATAAATATGTTAAGTTTCAAACATGTTAATGATTTTATTTCTAGATTACCTATTGATACATTACCTGATTTTGGTGATAATGTTGTAAGTAGTGGTGATTTAGTTGAGTGTTATGCTCCTGATTTTGACTTCTCAATTTTAAATACTGCAATTCGTTCTTATAATCCTTATAGTTCTAGGATTATTGATAATGGTGTAGACTTTGTTGAGTTGAATGATACAATTTATGTTGATGGTCTTAAAGTTGATGTAAGGTATTATGTTTCTAAAGGTGCATATGGTAGTGGTACTATTGTTAAAGTAGTAACGGATGCTGTATATTCATTTGTTAAAGGTGAGTATAGGACTTTCAGTGGCTTTAACACGTATAATGCTTTCATTGAAAAGTTTATTGTTTAATTGATTTGGGGGATTATTAATGGGGTTATCTATTAATGAGAGAAATAGGAGAAAGAAAGTATTAGACTATATTAATAGTTTATCTACTGAAGATGTAGAAGAATTAAAGAGTTATAATACAATCACAGAATCTCTTAATAGTGGTAAGTATGTTAACATGCAAGCCATTCAAGATATATTAGACAATAATACTTTTGAGAAAATTGTATTTGGTAATGGTGATACTTTTGACGATAACAAAGCAGTAATTAGTTTGTTCTTTATGTCTAACAAGAATGTAAAACTTTCTGATGGTTCTAAGAATGTATTTAGGATTATAATTAAACGTGATTTATATTCTAGGTATGATGAGAAGTATTTTTATGTTGAGGGTGGTTTTGAGGAAAACCCATACAGCATTACTGATTTCAATGAATCACCTTTAAAGTACAACACAAAAGACGCAACAATGACATTTGATTTATTGGTTGATAAGTGTGATTATAATGCTATTTACGATTCGATGTTGCCTTTAGTTGAAAACAATTTAAAGCGTTTTGACTTGATGGCTTATTCTTTGTTTAAGTCAGATTCTATTAAACATTTAAGGAACTTTAATATCTCTACATTAGCTGTTGGTTTACATAAAAAGACAGGTAGATATATTTATCACTATAATCCTAGATTCATTCTTAGAGAGGCTTTAGAGGAATACGTTAATAGGGGTAATTTATATAATTCATTGCAGGATTGTTATGTGTACTTGTTAACATTCTTTATTGCTCATGAGATGGCACATTTGATTACTAACAATCAAGTTCATTTTAGTGGTGGTAACAGTGATGTAGACTTAGATGGGACATATGCTAGTGGTGGTATGGATAACGTGGTTATGGATGGTTTTATCAATGCTAAACTTAAAGTAGCGTTAGCTAGAACACCTAATTTAACACGTCATGGTTCTTCTAGTGGTGTATTCCCAGCTAATTGCATTAAAGATACAATTCATATGAGGGTACAGCACAATGTTGGATTGAAGAAATTTAAATCTGCTGATGATATGATAAATACTGTTGTTGCTACATTAAACAAGGTGTCAGGGTTAGATAAAGATGCAACAGTTAAAGTAAAGAGATGTAAAGATAGTCTAAGTGATTATTGGGGTGCTGATGTATTTTGTAATTTCTTTGTAGGTTCTGCTTTTAGAGAGTTACGCGCAAGTTCTCACATATTCCAAAGGGTTATCACTGATGTTATTAGAGTCTTGACTGATGGTAAAATCTACTGGAGTAAGTCTGGTGGGATTACTGATGAGGAAAAGGTATCTGATAAAGAGATTTTACCTAATGGTACTTTGGTAAAAGTTAAGGGTACTAATATTGTTGGCATCATTAAAGGGTATAAACCGGTTAAGAAAGATGATTATATCACTTTAGATGTTTACTCAGTTAATAAGGCTAAGATTGATAGTGTTGATGTTACAGATTTAGGCAATGGTTCTAAATTAAATTCACCTGTATATGTTGATAGTGGTAACTTCTATGCTGATTTAGATAGAAAATACATTATACCTATTGATGGTTCTTATGGTTCATGGGTAGAAGGTACGACTGAAGAAAAAACAAGCTTATCTGCTGAAGATTTAGCTGATAATTCTTCTAATAGTAATGATTCTAGTAATGACATGGGTGATATGGGTGGTGGAACACAGCCTAAGTCCGTTAAAGTCGGTGACATAGTGTGGATTTCTAAGAAGAAGAAATTTGGTATTGTTACTTCGATTGTAAATGGCTCATTCCATGTTGAAGACGTTAGAGAAGAGCCTTGTGTTGTTTTAGACGATTCAGATAATCATTTATAATGGAGGTATAAAATAGATGGCTAAAAAACAGTTAAAGAAAAGAATATTTGTACCTACAGGTAATGATTTAGGTGAATTCACTATTTTTGATTTACAGCCAGTTGATGTTACTTTTGTTGATAGCGATGATAACTCACAACAAGGTAGTAGTGGTGGTAGTAAGATGGGTGGTTCTAATAGTTCCATACCTGACCCTGTAGATAACAATCCTTTGGGTAAGAGTAATAGTGATAATTCTAATGGTTCACAGGGTTCTAGTGGTGGCAAAGATGCCAATCCTTATGCTAGTAGTAGCGAAAATAAGCCTAATGATGAATTCTCTAAACAAGATAGGGATTTAGATAATGATTTGTATGGTGAAGATTTAGATACTGATAGAGAAGAACAGAGCAACAATAATAATTCAGATGGCGAGGGTGGTTCATCTGGAGATAATGGGAGTGGCGAGAGTGGTGGTTCTTCTGGTGGTATGAAATCAGAGGATAATTCCTATGCACCACCTAATTATGATGGTTCTTCTAATATGGGCGATGATAGTAGTTCTTTAGATAGTACATCTGAAATGGAAGATGCATTAAATAAAGAGCAAGAGAATATGTCTGATACTGCTAAGGAGAGGGCAAGTGAGGTTAGTGGCGAAAGCTCTCAATCTTCTAACTCTAAAGGGGATAACTCAAATCAACAAAGTGGTGATAAATCACAAAATGGCGGACAATCTCAGTCAGGTGATAATCAATCTTCTCAATCATCAGATTCGCAAAATGGTGATAACTCACAGAGTGGTGATAATTCTCAGTCAGGTGATAGTTCTGACTCACAGGGTGGTGATGGTTCTCAATCACAAGACAGTCAAGCTGGTAGTGGTAGTAGAGGCGATAAAGCTGAAAAAGGCAATAAACCTAATGATGATTTCAAGAAAGCACATGACACTAAGGGCAATGATTTAGATGATACTGATGGTAAGGGTGTTGTTGATAAGATTGTTAGGGAAGCCGCTAAACGTATGCAAGAGGAGTTAGATAAAGACGAGACATTAGCTAACACTAACCAACAATCTTTAGACAACTATAAAGACTTTGGTGCTGGTACAATGACTACACTATTTAAAGGTAATAGTATGGTTGCTGATTGGAAAGCTAAATTAGAAAAACTTTTCAGAAAAGCATTAGGTCAACGTATTACTATGAATCCTAACATGATTAATAAACGTATCGAAGACGCACCTCCTGGTAGGGAAGATATTGAAATACAGATGGTTAAAGTTGCTGTTTTGATTGATTGCTCAGGTTCTATGGGTAGTGGTGCGTTCAAAAAGGTTATCATGCAAATGGATGCAATGATTAAGGCTGATAAACAGATGAGGAATGTATTATTCTACATCATACCTTTTGAGGCTTGGAGTGCCGCTGAGTGTGTTAAGCGTATGGTTAAGTGTAAAGGTACTAAACTTAAAGCTGAATTAATGAAGTTTAAGGCTGAAGGTGGTACAGACATTGTACCTGGTGTCCATGCAATGATGAAGAAGGTTAAAAACCCAGACTCTATTATTATCTTATCTGACTGTGTTGTTACTGCTAGTAGGACTGTATCAGACCCTACATATCAAAAATGGTTAAAGAAGTATAGAGATAGGATTATTTGGGTATTGACTAGTAAGAGAGATATTTCATATATGAGTGCTATTGACTCTTATGCTAAGAAACAAGATAGGTATGTGGTATTTAAGGGTAATGGTGATTAATTTCACTTAAACATATAAATATTTTTAGTACATATTATATATCAATATGTACAATATGAGGGAATATGCACATTTTGTATATTCCCTTTTCTTTTAATGGTCTATCATGCAGATATTTATGGTAATAATGTTTTCAAGTAATATAAATTGGTGTACATTATAGACCTTAAAAGTAGATTTTGTATTTCAATTTTATACATATTGTTAACTAGTAAGTTGCTAGTTGATAATGTTTTATTGTTACTTTGGGGGTATTAAGGTACAAGCATGAATAATAGTGAAAAGACATACTTATCAGATATTTCTGTATTTGATAGGAGTGTGTATGAGAGTAATGTACCTACGGATTCTACCTCTAATTCTGTTCTAAGGGTAATTAGAGGGCCGCTTGCTGAGTGGGATTCTCTAAATAGGAATGGTAGAAAGTATTCTGAGAAGTTATGGGATAATGTTCTTGCTAGTCCATACGTAACAGAACAGTTAATGTATAATACTCTATATGGTGAGGCTAATCACCCCGCTGATAGGATGGAAGTAGATTTTGAGAGGGTTTCTCACAGGATTGCTAAGATGTGGAAAGTACCACAATCTAATCAAATTTTTGGTGAGATACATATTCTTGATACTCCTTTTGGTAGAATCATTAATACATTATATGAGGCTGGTGGTGTTATCGGCTACTCCTCTAGGGCTGGTGGTGCATTACATCAACGTAAGGATTATATTGAGGTAGATGAAAATCAATATAATTTTATTACTTTTGATGCTGTTCCATTTCCGTCTGTTCAGTCTGCACGTCCTAATGATGTTGTAACTGAGGGTGTAGTTGAAAAACAGGCACTAGAGACAAATGTTCATAACGCTCTTTTTAAAATTATTAAAGAGTGTGATGAAAAGGACTTTAAAAATATTAAGTCCTTTATATATAGCATTGATGGTTATGACTTAACACCTGAGAGGTTATTGCTTGAAAGTGTTGAGGATATAATCGTTGCTAAACGTGATGAAGCTGTTGTAGATGACGGAGACACTATTGAGGTTATTGATGATAGTGAATCACAAATTGATACTTTACAGCGAACACTTCAATCTATTAAGGCTCAAAAACAATCTCTTGAAAAAGAGAATGAGGGTTTGAAACAAAGTTTAGATAATGCTCTAAATAAAATTTCAAATGTACTTCAAGACTCTAAAAATAAAGAGGTTGAGATACAATCTGAAGTTGAAAGCCTAAAAGACACTATTGCAAGGAAAGATGCACAGATTATTGAGTTGCAAAATGAGATTGATGAGTTACAGTCTGATTTAGATGAATTAAATTCTATTGAGGAAGCCTGTAAGGCATTGAAGTATCAAAATACTTCACTAATTCAAGAGGGTGTGGTTACATCTAATAGGGAGTTAGAGCGTAAGTTAGATGAAAGTTTACAAGCTAATAAGTCTTTAGGTGAGGATAATAAAAATCTTTCACAAGATAAAGACAAATTAGAAAATGAATTATCTGAAGCTTATGATGAGATTGCATTAGCTGTTACTGATATTAATAAGAAAGATGCATTAATTCAAGCACAGCAAGATACAATCACAGCTTTAAAAACAGATGTACAGTCATTGACTGAAGAGTTAGATGGTGTTGAGGGTGGTTATCAATCTGCTATTGATAGGAGAGATAACCAAATTGAAGAATACGAACAGAAGATTAAAGATTTAGAGGCAAAAATTAGAAAACTTTGTGGTGAGGTTGAATCACTTGATGAATCTTATAATTCCATCAAAGCTGTAAATAAATCAATCAAACATGATTTAATTTCAGTTATTGCTGGTAATTATGGGTTAACAGTAGAATCAGTTCAATCAAAGTTGCCTGTAGGTTTTAATAAATCTGATGTGTATTCTATATGTGAATCTATGAGTAATAACAATAGTATGAATACATTTAAAAATTCTATTGTAGATACTCAAATTGTTAATGAATCTTCCCGTGTTAGAAAAGAGGATATCGTAAATGCTAAATCTAGAGTAGGTGAGTTATTCTCTAATCGAAGGGGTTAGTGTTCATTACTATATAAGTTAGTATAAATTTTATTTTAAGGGAAAATAATTTAACATATGAAAACAAATATTTACGAACAATATCGTCCATTGTTGGAATCTTGGAGTGCATATACAGATGTAGTTAAAGAACATGTAGAAGGTTATTCCGATGTAGAAGCAACTCAACTTTCTTTGTTGCTTGAAAATACAAAATCTGAGTTGGAAATGACTAAAGGTCGTATGATGAATGGTACTGCTATTCATGAAGGCACTGATATTTCTATGGTTAATACATTTACATCTAATGTATTTGACATTATTACAGCAGTCATGCCTAATTTGATTAACGAGTAATTTTATTCGCAGTCCTTATTCTTAGTAATAAGAGTAAGAAATACACTTAATTGCTAGAAATCCGTAAAGCTAACTAAACTACAACGTAACTCGAAAGGGTAAGTGTGAAAGTTGCGAAAGCAGAAAAAATTAGTTAGATGACATATGGTTAAATAAAAGCTATAATATGGTATAATTATAGTCCTAAGTGTTGTAATAATTGGTAATTAGCAGTTATAATATATTTATTATGATTAAAGATATTGACTTTGTAGAGTGCCCTATATGTGGTCATATAGGACAGAGGTTGGTTAGACATATTAAAGGCAAACATGGTATGTCTTTTGACGAATTTAAAGTTAATTATCCTGATTGTGAGACAACGTGTAAGGTTGTTAGGGATAGGATAAAAAGCAAGACTAAGGAATCTGTCAACACAACTTCATGTAGAGAAAAAAGAAAAAAGTGGTATACTTCTGAAGAAGGTAAAGCAGTTCAAAGTAAGAATGGTGCTAAGGCTTGGTTAGATGAAGATTTTGTTGTGAGACATAATAAGGCTGTTTCAGAGAGTTCTAAGAGAATGTGGTCTGATTCTAGTTTTAAGTCTAAACAGTCTGAGTTAATTAGGAATTCTTTAAATACTGATAGGGTTAGAAAGCTACATCATGATAGATTGGTTAAGATGTGGGAAAATCCTGAATATCGGTTAAAGATGACAATTAATGCCGCTAATATGGTTACTGATGGTAAACTTGGTAAGAGTATTAAATCTAGTATTGGTGGTATTGAGTATGTTTTCAAAAGCACATGGGAAATGGAGTTTGCTGAGTCTTTAGATACTTTAGGCATTAGGTTTTTATATGAAGATATGAAATTCAAATATTTCTTTAATGACATTGTTAGGGTGTATGTACCTGATTTCTATTTAGTAGATTATAATGTTTTTATAGAAATAAAACCTAAGTATTTTCAGTCTGAAGAAGTTAATATCGATTATATAAAATCATTAATAAATAGATTGTAATTCAACGACTATCCTGAAGCACATGGGCATTAAAATAATATGTGTGTATAGACGTGAAATTCGTCAAAAGGAGTACGGCTCTAGTGAGTGGGTGAGAATCCCTTAAATGGAAATGGTGTACCCCTATATAGGGTGTGATATAGTCTATTCTCATATGAAAGTATGAGAGTGTTAATGGAAACGATTAACACGTAATATAAAGTGCGAATGATATTGTATCAGTTCAACCTCTTGACCGTAGGAATGGTCAAGTATTCTTCTTGAAATTCACTTATGGTAACAACAAAGGTGGTATCAAAGCTGGTACTGATATGATTTCATCTCAACGTGGTTTCACTGGTGGTGATTTCAGTGGTGAGCATGTAAGTGGTGAGTCTTTGACTATCACAAGTGGTAATGTATCTCAAAAAGTATTGCATACTCCTATTAAACCTGGTACATTCCGTTTGACTTCTACTGATAAAATCGGTTCAGAGTTGATTGATGTTCCTGATTCTACTGGTAAAAAAGGTACTATCACTGATACAGCAAGTACTGGTTTAGGTGCTGGTACTGTTGATTATGTTACTGGTGAGATTACATTGACTGGTGTAACAGTTGCTCATTTGGAAGCTGATTTTGATTATGACCAAAATAGTTTCGATGCTCCTGTAGACCAAGTTGACGTGCGTGTAGTTTCTGAGCCTGTAGTTGCTCGTCCACGTAAATTAAAATCCGTGTACATGTTCGATAAACTTTGTGCATAAAGAGTTTCATTTTATGCAATGTCGCCTTATCATAGAAATATGGTGAGTGATAACTCTACGAATTGCTGGGAGTTCCTAAAGTATAACACACTACAACGTAACTCGAAAGGGTAAGCGTGAAAGTTGCGAAAGCAGAAAAAAGTTGTTATAATACCCTATGATGAAATAAAAGATATTTTAATATATATTAAAATATTTCTAAGGGGGATAATAAGAATGGATAATCAGCAGTCAGTGGTTACATATATTGAATGTCCTTATTGTGGTAAGAAATTAAAATTTTTAAATGCAACTCATCTCAAACGTCATGGTAAAACAGTTAGTGATGTTAAATCTGAGTTTCCTAATCAATCTTTTGCATCTCAGTCTTATAGAGATAGGCAAAGAGAGGATACAAGAGATAGATGGGGAGAAGATGGTTATAGAGATAGAGTTTCTGCTACATTAAAAATTACACAGAATAGGGAGGATATAAAAGAGAAGATAGCTAATGGTAATAGAGTTAAATGGTCTGATGAAGAATATAAGAAGAGAGTTTCTAAAAAGATAAGAGATACTCAAAACAGACCAGATAAGAAATTACATATGTCTAAACTATCATCAAATGCTTTACTAGATGGTACAATAGGTAGTACTAATTACAAAGTTGACTATCTTGGTAAAGAGTTATATTTAAGAAGTTCATATGAGTTAAAGGTATTCAATTATTTGAATGATTTAGATATATCTTTCAGATATGAGGATATTAGGTATGAATATGATTTTGATGGTTTTAGGTTATATCATGTCGTAGATTTTTATATTCCAAAGTATAACTTAATTATAGAGGTTAAACCTAGTTATAAGTTTAAAGAAAGGTTTATTAAGAATCATAATGAAGAGTATAGAAAAATCATTGCAAAACGTGATGGTGGTATTGCTCTTGGGTATAACTATATTTTCATAACAGAAGATAATTTAGATAGTAAAGATTCATTCTATAAAGCTATTAGTAAATATATGTAGTCAAAGATTCAACGACTAACTCAGACATGGGTGTAGGTTATTATGAAAGATAGCCGAAGTGTAGAGTACCTAAGTTACTTTTAGTAATATGGTAAAGATATAGTCTGTTCTTATGTGAAAGCATAAGTTTTGAATTGTTAAACTTTCATTAAATACAATTCAATTTAATACAATTAGGTTGCATACGATTTGAAAATGTCATTCGGCTTAGATATGGATACAGTAATCCTTAAAGCCACTTCTGGTGAAATTGGTTACGAAATTGACAATGAGATTAACGTAGGTTATAATGCTACTATGTTGTTAGTAGCTTAGTAATACATAGTCTCCGTACATAGTGATATGTGCGAAAAATAATCTATTTAATTGCTGGAAAGTCCTAAAGCTAACTAAACTACAACGTAATCATGAAATATGGGTAAGCGTGAGAGTTGCGAAAGCAGAAAAAATTAGTTAGATAGTATAAGGTGAAATAAAAGCTATACAAAGGGTGTATAGTCCTAAGTACTGTAATAATGGATAATCAGCCGCTAAGTCCTTAATAGGGAAAAGTTCAACGACTATCCGAAAGCAACATAGTTTGTGAGTAGATAATGAAAATTATCAAAAGGAGTACGGCTCTAGTGAGTGGGTGAGAATCCCTTAAATGGAAATGGTAGATGTGTACAAAAGATGGTTTAAAATTACATATAGAATGTCCTATATGTCATAAGAAATATAAGATGATAACAAATAATCATCTAGTTAAAAAACATAATATCACATTAGAAGAGTTTAGAAATACTTATAAAGGTTATCCTACAGAGAGTGAGTATTTACAAAAGGTTAGAGTAGATGTTGGTTTAGCGATAGGTTCTAAAGAAAGTGTTAAGTCTTTTAGGAGTGCTAAAGCTAAAAAACAGCATGAAGATGGTAATCTCAATCCATCTAAAACTTTAAATTATTTGTGGGAAAATAAAAGAGATTGGATGCGTGAGAGACAGCATATTGGTAATAGTACTGAAGCTGAGTTTAAACGCAAGTCTGAAGTTTCTAGACGTTTATGGTCTTGTCCTGAATGGGTTAATTCTCGTAGGGATAGGAATGTAAGATGTGAATTAAATGGTTATGTTTTATATGTTAGAAGTTCTTATGAAAAGGTAGCTTGCCAGTTCTTAGATTCTTTGGGTGTTAAATTTGAGTATGAAACAAAAGTATTCAAATATTACTATGATGGAAGATTTAGAAATTATATTGTTGATTTATATCTTCCTCTACATGGTGTTTATTTAGAGGTAAAACCTAAAGACTTTGAGTTAGATGATAAAAATAAAGCTAAAATACAGTCTGTAATTGATAGTGGTAATATAATTACTTATGTTGATGAGGATTGGATATGTTCTATAGATGATTTTAAACATCATTTGAGTAAGTACATAAAGATATAGTCTGCTCTATGGTGAAAGTCATAGAAGGGTATAATGGAAACGATTATACTCGTAACAAAAGGTATGCAGGACTTGTTGAAAATTGCTGGTAGCCAATCTACTTGGAATAAACTTCCTGGGTATAAAGGTCAAGACGTTAAAACACATGAAGCTACATTGTTTAATGCTATCAATGATGCGTCCAATACAATTCTTGGTAACACTAAACGCTATGAAGCTACATTTATTATCTGTGGTAAAAATGCCGCTACATACATTGAATCCTTGAATACAAATATCGGTCAAGTACGTGAAATCTTCAAACGTGTATCTACAAATGGTATCGTTGGTGGTCCACACTTGGTAGGTATCTTGGATGAAAAATACAAAGTATATAAAAATCCATACTACCCTGATAATGAAATCTTGGTAGGTGCTAAAGGCGAAATGTTCATTGAGGCTGGCTATATTTACGCTCCATACTTGCCTTTATTCGCAAGTCAATTATTGGTTGATGCAGATTTCAAAGCACAACGTGGGTTCTGTACAATTTACGCCAAAAAGGCTGTAAATAAATATATGTATCATCGTTTGACTTTGGTAGATAATAAACAAGTAGCCGCTAACTAGTCGATAGTTTAAGCTATAAGTCATCAGTAAACATGACTGTATATAAATACAAAACTAAATAATATATCCATTCAAAGAGGTGTAGTTAATTCTGCACCTCTCTTCTTTTTATTGATTTTGCTATGCGAATAGTGTATAATTTAGTTATAAGGTGTTATATTTAAGAGGCGATTAGATTAAAGAGGTGATTAAATTATGTGTGAGGACAATACTAAAGATAAAAAATCTTTATGGGGTGGTAAAGGTAAGAGAACATATAATAATGGTGTTGTAGCTAAACGATATTTTGAAGGTGAGCAACCTGAGGGGTTTGTGTTAGGGATGTTACCACGTACCAATGAGCAAAAGGCTGAGAGTAATGCTAAAAGAATTAAGACTACATTAGAGAAGTATGGTGTTTCTAATGTAGCACAGTCTAAAGATGTGTATGATAAGGTGTTAGAGACAAATCTTAAAAAGTATGGGGTTAAGCATCCACAAACTCTTGAATCTCAAAAAGAAAAAGTAAAGAAAACAAATTTAGAGAGGTATGGTACTACTAATGGTAAGGTGTTAAAACCAAAAGTAGATAAGCCAAAAAAAGAGAAAAAAGTAAAATCACCTAAAATTAAGGATACTCGTAAAGGACATTACTATAATAATGGGGTTATCACTAGAAAAATTAAAGAGGGTGATGCTATACCTTATGGGTTTGTAAAAGGGATGTTGTTAAGTGATGAACTTAAACAAAAAAGGTTATCTAAGGCTAAGGAAACATTCCTCAAAAAATATGGTGTAGATAACCCTGCTAAGTCTAAAGAGGTACTTGCTAAGATGCAGAAAACCAACTTAGAAAAGTATGGGGTAGAGTATTCAGCACAAGCAGATGTTGTTAAAGAAAAAGTTAAGAAAACAAACTTAGAGAGATATGGTGTAGAGTATTCTTTTCAAGCTAATGAGGTCAAGGATAAGATTAAGGCTACTAATTTAGAGCGATATGGTGTAGACAATCCATCTAAATCAGATATTATCAAGACTAGGATTGTTGAATCTAATCGTAAGAATTTAGGTGTAGATTATCCTATGCAATCTAAGGATGTGATGGATAAATCTAGGGTTACTTCTTTTGAAAAATATGGTACTGAATATCCTAATCAGTCCGATATCGTTAAATCTAAGATTGATGCTAGTACTTTAGAGCATTATGGTGTTAATCGTGCATGTAAGTTAGATGAGTTTAAGCAAAAAGTTGTAGATACTAATAGAGAACGATATGGTGTAGATTATACTTGTTTAATCTACAGTGGTAAGTTAAGGGGTAACGATAGCAGTTATAATCGTTCTTTTGCTGAGTTACTAGACGATAATGGTATTAAGTATGAACGTGAGTTTCTATTACAAAAGTATTCATATGATTTTAAAGTAGGTGAGACTTTAATTGAGATAAATCCTACTGCAACACATAATACATATTTTAGTCCTTATGGTAAAAATAGGATTGATGCTAACTACCACAGAGATAAATCTAAATTAGCTAGAGATAGTGGTTATCATGTAATACATGTATTTGATTGGGATGATACAGATAAAGTTGTACAACTACTGAAGGATAGGGTTACTGTATATGCTCGTAAGTGTGATATTAGAGTAGTTAGTGATATAGATACAAATAACTATTTAGATATGCATCATTTACAGGGTACTTGTAGAGGACAGAAAATTCGCTTAGGTTTATATCATGATAATCAATTAGTATCATTAATGACATTTGGTAAATCACGTTTCAATAAAAACTGTGAGTACGAATTGTTACGATACTGTTCACATTACAATGTAGTAGGTGGTGCTGAGAAGTTATTTAAGTATTTTGTAGATAACTATAAACCTAACTCTATAGTATCATATTGTGATACTTCTAAATTTAGTGGTAAAGTGTATGATGTATTAGGGTTTAAATATATTAAAACTAATTCACCTAGAAAGCATTGGTATAGCTTAAAAGAAAAACGTCATATCACAGATGGTTTATTATTAAGTCAGGGATATGATAGATTATTTAAAGAGAATCATGGTAAAGGCACTTCTAATGAAGAGTTAATTCTTAGTAGAGGGTATTTACCTGTATATGATTGCGGTCAATCAACTTATATTTGGAGAAGTGATAATGTCTAGTAGGGTTAAAAAGAAATATTATCATAATGGCATTGTTAATAAAATGTATGAGGAGGGTAAACAGCCAGATGGTTTTGTACTAGGAATGTTACCACGTACAAAAGAAAAACAAGATGCTATTAATAAAAAGAGAGAAGAGACTACATTAAAGAAGTATGGTGTTTCTCATGTGTCGCATTTAAGTGATGTTAAGTCTAAAAAGAAAAAGTCTTTACTAGAGCATTATGGGGTAGATAATCCATCTAAGTCTAAGGAGATACAAAATAAGAAAAGAGATATCTTTATTAAGAAGTATGGTGTAGATAACCCTATGAAGTCTGAAGAGATTAAACAGAAGTTTAGGGATAACTATAACACTAAATATGGTGTAGATAATCCTTTTCAATTAGATGTTGTTAAAGATAAAATCAAAGATACTAATAGGGAAAATTTAGGTGTAGATTATCCAACTCAGTGTCAAGAGGTTAGAGATAAGGTACGTGATACTTTCATGGAAAGGTATGGTGTACCATATACATTTATGTTGTCTAAAGAGTGGTTAGATGCTAATGATAGTAAACCTAATCGTGATTTTGCTAGTTTATTAGATGCTAATAACATTACATATGAGCGTGAATTTAGGTGTGGTAAATATTCATATGATTTTAAAGTAGGTAATACTTTAATTGAGATAAATCCTACAGCAACACATAATACAAGATTTAGTCCTTATGGTGATAAATCTGTTAAAGATAAATATTATCACAGAGATAAATCTAATTGTGCTAAGGAAAATGGATACAATGTAATACATGTGTTTGAATGGGATAATGAAGATAAGATAATCAATCTGCTTAAAAATCGTAAAATTATTTATGCTAGAAAGTGTGACATTAGAGAAGTTGATATCATGGAGTGTAATCAGTATCTTGTGGCATATCATTTACAGGGCAAGTGTAATAATCAAACAGTTAGATTAGGTTTATATCATGATAATCAATTAGTATCATTAATGACATTTGGTGTTGCTAGGTACAATAAAAAATATGAATATGAGTTATTGAGGTATTGTGCTAGTCATAATGTAGTAGGTGGTTCTGAGAAGTTATTTAAGTATTTTGTAGATAACTATAAACCTAGTAGTATTGTATCTTATTGTGATACATCTAAATTTAGTGGTAAAGTATATGATATGTTAGGATTTAAAATAGATACTATAAATAATCCATCTTGTCATTGGTATAGTGTTAAAGAAAATAGACATATTACTGATAACTTGTTGCGTATGCAAGGGTATGATAGACTATTTAAAGAAAGTCATGGTAAAGGGACTTCTAATGAAGAATTAATTCTTAGTAGAGGGTATTTACCTGTATATGATTGCGGTCAATCAACTTATATTTGGAGAAGTGATAAAAACGTAGGATAAATTTAATGTTACCTATATATAGTAGTGGATATATTAAATTTAGAGTTTGTAAAATAACAGAGTGGGTATATTAATTTAGTTTTTGTAGATTGGTATATGTTTACTGGGGATGTATAGGGATTCTATGTGTGTATTCCTGTATATCCTTTATTTTACATTAGATGAAGAATAGGAGATATAATGGGTTTAGAGTTAAAAAATACAACTAAAAACACAATCCGTATTCCTGATTATAATTACAATGGTACTTTAGTTTTTGCTCCTGAAGAGGCAAAACCTTTAGATAGCATTGATAAAATTGGTTTCTTTAGACCATATGCTAGGGCTGGTATTATCGTTCAAAATTCTGAGGAACTTGGTTTATCTCAACGAACTTTGGACGATATCAACAAAGCTAAAGAAGATTTAAAAGGTCATGTATCTAAAGTAGCTGATAGTGTTGTAGATGGTGTTAAAAATATCTCTACTAAAACACAAGATGCTGTTAAATCAGTGTCTGATAATGCAGGTAAGATTGCTAGTGACGTTGTAGAAGATACTGTGAATGATGTTACTGAGAAAGTAGAAAAGGTAAAAAAACTCACAGCTGATTTTCTTGATACATTAACACTTAAAGAGTTAAAAGCTACAGCAAAAGAAATTGGTGTAGATGCTGATAGTGTTAATAAAAAAGCAGATGTTAAAGAAATGATTTTATCTGCTCAAAACAAAAAATAACATTTTGAAAGGTGAGTAGTCATGAGTAGGATTGATGATAATTTACTTGTAGATAGTAGTTCATTTAGCAATGACTACATGGAATCACTTTCAAAAGAGAGACGAGATATCATAGAGGATTGCATGGTGGTTTTAGGTTATCCTGTAATCACTCTATATATCACTCAACGTCAAATAGATAGGTTAATAGATTTTTCTACTAGGAGATGTGAGAGTAAAGTATCATTACCTTATTTAGCGACATTCAATGTTGCTAATGGTGTAGTTGATGTTACAGGGTATGATATGGAAGCTGTTAGGCAGATATATAATGGTGTTGGTAGTGGTGCTAGTAACAGTAATGCTGAGTTGGTTGCAAATCCTGATAGAGATGGTGGTGGATGTAACCTAAGTCTTAGTGGGTGTGATATTTGTAATCAACTGTGTCAGTATCGTGGTATGCAAGCATTAGGTAATGGTGGAGACCTTAAAGGTATTTACAACTATGTTGCCTTTTCTGGTACTATGTCAGAGATGAATATGTTGATGACAAATGATTGGTACTTAGACCCTACAGACAATAAGTTATATATTGATGGTTTCAGTGGACTTGTAACAGTAGAGTATGTTAAATCTAGTAATACTTTTGAAGATATAGCTAAGAACTCATTTTGGAGACAGTGGATTCGTGATTATACACTTGCTATGGTAAAAATCACTGAGGGACGTATACGTTCTAAGTATAAGATTAGTAGTGGTGTATTTGAGATTGAATCTGATGAGTTGATAAATGAGGGTAATACAGATAAACAGGAGCTAGAGCAACGATTGGAAGATGGTGGTTTTGGCTATTGGAATATCATGAGAGGTTAATATCTTATATAGATAGAAAGGTTAATATTAATGAGATTTACAAATTCTCCTTATGGGGATGATACTCCTACATTATTAGGTGGTGTTGGTGGTGGTCAACCAGTTAGGTGGTTGTACTCCGAATTTGGGCATTTCCTTAACGTGTGGGGAAAGAATAATAATGTTAATGTTACTTTCAATTTAAAATCTAAAGACGATATCGATAGTAAGTTAGATGCATTACGTAGTTACGTGCGTAATGGTTTATTGGCTAAAGATGACCTAAGTGAGTTGGAAGAGAGGTTACGTACATATAGTAATCTTGTTAGTGGTGGTAATGGTAGTCATACTCATTCTGCGATTGTTTCTGAGGCTCATGCTAAGGGTAAAAAGTATACTGCTTATAAAGATGGTAAGTTAGTAGAGAAAGTTGGTAGGGGTGAACGTAAACACGTTACATCTGCACAGCTTAAAGCTTTGGCTGAAGCACGTAAAAAAGCACATACTGATGAAGCATGTACTAAACGTAGAAAATCTATTCAAGCTAGGAGAGATGCTAAGACTTTAGGTTTATAATAGTATAGCATTATACATAATACACATTACTTTATGTATTGTGTACATTCTGACAAATATAATTATGTTGTTTAAATTATATATTGAGCATTTATACTTCTTATAGTACAATAATGGATATTAAGATAGATTATTAGTACAGAAGAGGTGGTGTAACTTCGTTGAATAAATGTTTTAAAGTTAGGATATATCCTAATAAAGAGCAGATTAGGGTGATTGAGGATACGTTTAATTCTACAAGGTATTTGTATAATTATATGCTTAATCTTAAAGAAAAGTTGTATAAGTTTTTTGGGATTAATTTAAGTTATAATCAATCTTCTAAGGTTCTAACTGAGTTAAAGAGGCATAAGATTTGGTTAAAGTCTGTAGATTCAACTGCTTTACAACAATGTCTTAAAGACTTAGATAATGCTTATACAAGATTCTTTAGTGGTCAAGTAAATTATCCCAAGTTTAAATCTAAGAAACGAAGTAAAAACTCTTATCGTACTAGTATGAATATTAGTCTATCTATTGAAAATCATACAATTAAGATTCCTAAAGTTGGTAGTATTAGGTTTAGAGATAAAAATGATTTTAGTAATATTACTAAAATTTATAGTGTAACAATTTCTAAAACGTCTAGTGGAAAATATTTTGCTAGTATATCTACTGATGTCTATATTCCATGTTTTGAGAGAACCAATCAAAACATAGGTATAGATTTAGGGTTAAAAGATTTTGCGATTTTCAGTGATGGTGATAGAGTAGGTAATCCTAGATATTTGGTTAATGCTCAAAAGAAGTTAGCTAAGATGCAACGCAAGTTGTCTAAGAAGGTCTTTGGTAGTCAAAACTATCAAAAGTACAAAATTAAAGTGGCTAGATTCTATGAGAAAATAAAGAATAAGAGATTAGATTTTCTACATAAATTATCACTTAGACTAGTGAGAGAATATGATATTGTTTGTTGTGAAACAGTTAAAGTTAAAAATATGATGAAAAATCATAGATTAGCAAAATCGTTTTTAGACACTTCTTTGAGTGAGTTCATAAGACAGTTAGAATATAAAGCAGAGTGGTATGGTAAGACTATTTCTAAAGTAGATACGTTTTATCCATCATCACAGTTATGTTCTAATTGTGGATATAAGAATTCTGAGGTAAAAAATCTTAGTATTCGTGATTGGACTTGCCCTAAGTGTGGTACATATCATGATAGGGATATCAATGCATCAATTAATATTCTAAATGAAGGATTAAGGGTACTAAGTTCATAGTATATATAATCATAACTGTGGGACACACAGGGATAGCCTATTAAATTTGTTTGACCAATGGCTTTAATTATTCTAATTGAAGCTAAGTTGGATGTAAATAGGAACCTCTTTTCTAAGAGGGTGTCAGACATAATATTGATAGTTAATATAGTATTTATTTTAATAAGGGGATTCCTAGATAAATGAGGCAAGTAAGAAAACTTAGCAATTTGATTGCTGACGAATTAGAAATGCAAGGTATTGAGGTTGGTTCTGCATTGTTTGAATCTACTGTATCTAGCATTGTTAAAAGCGTAAATGAAGCCTTGAAAGATGCTGACAAAAAAGACGCTGGTAATACAGACGTGTTTGAGGAAGTAGAAGAGGGTTCTTTCTATTTTGCTACTGTTGATACAACTTTGGGTGATTATGAAGTTAATCAAGATGAGATTGTAGAGTTGGTAACAAATGGTGAACCTTGTATTGTAAATATTTACGATGCTGATGGTGAGTTGCGTGAGGAAGAAGTAGAGGTTTCTGCTGAAGATTTCGTAGCGTTTGTTGATAGTGCTGATGAAGTTGTTGTTGAAGATGTAGAAGAACTTTTCGATGACGAGGAAGAAGATGTAGAGGAAGGTGCAAAAGTTTCCTTTAAAGGTGGTAAAAAGCGTAAAATCAATGCAAAAAAAGCCAAACTTCTTTTAAAATCTAAAGAAAAAGGTGAAAAGTGGAAAGTTCAAGGCGATAAATTGGTTCGTAGGACTGCCGCTGAAATTAAAGCATCTAAAAATAACATTAAAAAAGCTAAAAAAGGTAAAGCTAAAGCTAAGAAAAATCGTAAAAAAGCAATGAAAGCCAATGAGTCTGTAGTTGTTGAAGGTTTCGATATTTCTGCTAATGGTACTATCTTCCATGTAGAAGATGGTGATGTTCTTTCTTATGAAGATGGTTTCTTGACTGTGACACGTGATGGTGTTGAAGTATTCTCTAACTTAACTGTTTCTGAATCTTTCGTTTCACGTTGTGTAGCTGAGGGTGTTGTCGAAGATTGTGAAGATTGCGATGACGAGGAAGAAATTCAAGAGGCTAAAAAACGCAAAACAGTTAAAGAAGACGAAGATTCTGATGAAGACGAAGAAGAAATTCAAGAGGATTCTGACGAAGACGATGATGACAAAGATGAGGATGACGAAGATGAAGACGAAGACGAAGAGTCTGAGGATAAAGAAGTTTCTGAATCTATGTTGACATTTAAATCTGGTAAAGGTTATTGCTTAGTGTCCGAAGGTCGTGAGTTACAAATGGGTAACAGGATTCGTGCTAGGGCAATGCTTTTGAATCAAGGTTTTGAAGTTTCTTCTGAAGATTTAGATAAAGCTTCTAGTGGTCAAGTAGTTATTCTTTAATAGGTAGGATATAGATTATGGGTAAGTTGTATTTAAGTGATACATTAAAGCTTATCCTATCAGATAAAGTGAATGTACCTGATAATGAGATTGAAAAGTTGTCAGGTACATTTTATAAATTAGGTCTATCTGATAATGATGAGACATATGGAATACTTTTTATTAAGATGTCAAAATAGTAGTCATGAGTACATCATGATATATTTGGCAAAATAGTAAGTCTATAGGGAAACTTGTAGGTAGTAGTAATTTTAATTACTCAACGAAGAAACTGAATTGCTGGAAACTCCTAAAGCTAATTAAACTACAACGTGATATCATGATATATGATATGAGCGTGATAGTAGCGAAAGCAGAAAAAATTAGTTAGATGGTATAAGGTTAAATCCTAAGTATTGAGTAATGGACAATCAGCAGCCAAGCACGAAAGTGAAGGTTCAACGACTATTCCCCGTGAGGGAAGTACACTATAAGCGGTTGATAGTGGAAGTGGTTTCGCCTAAGTCGTCAAAAGCGATATGGATAAGATATAGTCTGTGCTTATATGAAAGTATAAGATGCATGTAGTGGTGCTGACTAAGTGGTAGCGTACTTAGTTGAACGAACATCTTCTCAAAAATTTCATAGTTAAAATTATATATTGAGAATTTATATCTCCTTTGGTATAATAAGTATTAAATAGTATTTATTGTTAGTATGGGAGGGGGTGTAACTTCGTTGAATAAGACATTTAAAGTTAGGATATATCCTAATAAAGAACAGATTAGATTAATAGAGCAGACTTTCAATTCTACAAGATATTTGTATAATTATATGCTTAATCTTAAAGAAAAGTTGTATAAATTCTTTGGAATTAGTTTAAGTTATAATAATTCTTCTAAAGTTATGACTGAATTAAAGAGGCATAAGACATGGTTAAAGTTGGTAGACTCAACTGCTTTACAACAAACTCTTAGAGATTTAGATAGTGCATATCAAAACTTCTTTAGTGGTAAGTCTAAATATCCTAAATTTAAGTCTAAGAAACGGAGTAAAAACTCTTATCGTACTAATAGTAGTGCAGTTAGCCTAGATACTGAGAGTCATACAATCAAGATTCCTAAAGTGGGTAGTATTAGGTTTAGGGATAAAAGTAGGTTTAGTGGTGTTACTAAAATTTACAATATCAATATTTCTAAATCTTCTAGTGGAAAGTACTTCGCTAGTATATCAGCTGAGGTTGATATTGCAACTTTTGAGAAAACCAATCAAAATTGTGGTATTGATTTGGGATTGAAAGACTTTGCAATTTTTAGTGGTGGTGATAAGGTAGATAATCCTAAATTCTTTATTCATGCTCAAATGAAGTTAGCTAAGATGCAACGTAAGTTGTCTAAAAAGATTTATGGTAGTAATAATTATCAAAAGTACAAAATTAAGGTAGCTAAATTTCATGAGAAGATAAAGAATAAGCGATTAGATTTTCTACACAAACTGACACTTAGGTTAGTAAAAGAGTATGATATTATTTGTGTTGAGACTCTTAAAGTTAAAAATATGATGAAAAATCATAAACTTTCAAAATCATTTCAAGATACTTCTTTATATGAGTTCATACGAATGTTAGAATATAAATGTTCATGGTATGGTAAAGTGATATCAAAAATAGATACTTTCTATCCGTCATCACAGTTATGTTCTAATTGTGGGTATAAAAACAAAGATGTTAAGAATCTCAATATTCGTGAGTGGGTTTGTCCTAAGTGTGGTACACATCATGATAGAGATATAAATTCTGCAATTAATATTCTAAATGAGGGATTAAGAGTTTTAAGTTTTTAGATATATAATTATAACTGTGGGACGCACAGGGATAGCCTATTAAATTTATCTGACCAATGGCTTTGATTGTTTTAATCGAAGTTAAGTTAGACGTAAATAGGAACTTTGAGACTTTGGTCAAGAGGGGATGTCAGGATTTATTCCATGGCTATTACTAAATCACAGTTACCAATGTCTATGGGGAATTTCCGTAGCATTTGGAGTAGATGTGGTGGTATTAGTTTAGATTTTGTATCTACTTTAGCTACATTCGTTAAGAGTGGTATTTTAAAAATTAAAAAGAGGAATAAATCTACTGTATTAGATATGTTGACAGTTGAGGAAGAGGAAGATACTTCTAATGTTGTTATCTTTGTAGAGGCTACTGATTTGTTTAATGAGTGTGTGTCTTTACTATCTAATCTTTTAGATGCATATCGTAACCCAGTATATGAGGGTGTGATACAGGATGAAGTTCCGTCTTTTGTTAAGAGTTATGTTAAGCGTTTATATGATGTGTTGGATGATTTACATGTATTCGTAGAGTTAGAATCATTTTCAGATGAGAGTAATTCTAGGAGAGTAAATCTTAATATTAACAATACATCTAGGTATGACATTAATGATAACGAGATTGAAAAGTTAGCTAAGTCTTTCATTAAGAATAGGGAAAGTAGAGTTGTTGATGTAGAGTGCTACAAGGATACAAATAAAACTTTATTCTTGGGAATTGACTTCAAACAAGGTACTAAGGATTTTAATTTCTCATGTGCAACTATTTTCTCATTCATTGAGGAATTAGAGTTAAATCATGTTAAATAGTAGGGGAACATATAATGAATTATATTAATCGTGGTGGTAAGTCTATACTATCTGCTATTCGTGAGGGTGCTAAACACGTAAGTGAGCAGAATGGCATAGCTAATATGAAATTGGTAGATGATGCTACAGTTAAGAGTAGTATTCAAGAAGCCTTTGGTCATATTCCTAATAGTTCTGATACAAGTCAAGTTCCTTTTACCAATTCTTATACTAAAGTTCAATCTACGATTGACCCAGTAATTAGAAATAGCACTTCTAGTGTAGGCACTAAGAGTAGTTCTAATATTTCTTTGAATACAAATGCATTTGAGGATAAATTAGTTAATAAACTACAGAAGTGTGTTGAGACTTTATCTGATACTGGTGAGTATTATAATGCCGTAGATGCATTGTTTACATTGTATACTATGGGTGCATTAACTGATGGTGTTGTTGACTCTATCACTAGACGAGATTTAAAAGAGATTAAGTCTATTGTTAGTGAATTTAAGGATTTAGTAGATTCTTTCTAAAAGTGATTGGTATGTGTTATAATACTTGTGTAATTTATTTCATAAGGAGATAACATATGAATACTATAACAAAAGAGAGTTTATTTCAGATGATTGTTAGGTCAGATGAGATACTACTTGTGGATGTGTCTAACTTTTTATATCGATATGCTTGGGCATATAAGGATATGTATGTTGATGTTAAAGGTCAAGATACTTTTGTAGGGCATATTCATGGTTTTCTTAAATTCTTAACACGTTTAGAGGGTACGTTCAATAATCCGTCAATCGTTTTATGCTTGGATGGTTCTGATATTACAAGAAGAGAGATAAATCCTAGTTATAAGGCGAATAGAGGTAATCATAGTGACGTTAAAGCTGTGATTCAGTCATCTATTAATGACATTGTTAGGATGTCTAGTTTGATAACTTCCACATATTGTTGTCATGATGTTAGTTATGAGGCTGATGATTCAATACACTCTATTATTGAGAGTGTATCTATTCTTTGTAGTAAGAATAAGGTACGTAAGAATGTTTACATTTTATCTAATGATAAAGATATGTATCAGTTAGTTAAAGATAATGATTTTGCTACTGTAAATATCATTCGTAAAATAGGTAACAATAATTCGTGGAAGGAAACATCTGATATAGTAGATGAAAGTGTTGTAAGAGATACATTTAATGGTGTTTCTCCTAGTGATTTAGTTAAATATCGTGCCATTGTTGGTGATAGTTCTGATAATCTAAGAGGGTACTATAGGTTTTTAAAAGCTAAGGCCAGTGAGATTGCTAACAACTATGATTATGATATGTGTAATAATACACTAATTCAGAAAAATGGTTCGCTAGTCAGTGACGATATAGTAGATAAATATCTTCCAATAATTCTTGATAAGTTTCACATTTTTGAAAATAATTATAAGATTATGAAAATGAAGTCATTTGACTTTGAGATATCACCTATTTCAATGAATTTATCAAGAGATGATGTTTCGTCTATATTATCACTAATAAATTTATATCGTATGGATTGGTTTTTACACTATTGTATGAGACGTAGTTTGTATAGTGATGTTGTAAGGGATTTATGTGGTGTCTAGTTTTTACATATATATTCTAGAATGTAATGATGGTACATTATATACTGGATATACTAATAATCTTGATAAGAGGTTAGATACTCATAACAGTGGTAAAGGTGCTAAATATACTAGGTCAAGATTACCTTGTAGGTTGGTTTATTCAGAGGTATACACATCTAAGCAAGAAGCAATGAGTAGAGAGTGGTATATCAAGAATAAATTATCAAGAAAAGATAAGTTACAATTAATACAGTCATATTTATGTGGTATACATGGATAGTTCTTTTAATGTTTTCAAGTTTAATGAATATCACTTTATCCGTTGTATTGTGTTGTAGTAGTGAGGTAATATGGAACATCTTATTGTGTTAGCGTTTAGTTTACCTTTTATTCTAGGTATTTTAGCTACAATTTTAGTCTATGCGTTTTACTGTGTTGTTAAGGCAATATTGCATAGGGTTACAAAATAATATAGATTTTTATGAGTACATGGTAATTCATGTACTCTTTTTTTATTATATGGTGTATAATAAAAATATATGTAATTTCGTATTTAATATGAGGTGTAAACTATGCTAGAGAACTCTAAGATTGTGTACGTTGCTCATCCGTATGGTGGGTTGTCATCTAACTATGATAAGGTGTCAGATATTATGAGGCTATTGTGTGATAAGTTTAGTGATAAGACATTTGTATCACCTATTCATGCATATGGATTTATGTATGAATCCGTAGACTATAATAAAGGTATAAACCTTTGTTTTAAGCTTTTAGATTTGTGTGATACTGTACTGTTATGTGGCGAATGGGAACATTCTAAGGGATGCAATATGGAAAAGGATTATGCTTTAGGTAAGAATAAGATTGTTGAGGTATTGTAATGATACAAGATATTCTAGAAGGTGTTAAAGACATAAAAGACTTAGCTAATAGGAATAAAGCTTTTATGGATATGGGTGATTATAAATCTGTTTCTGATGGTTATCATACTATGGGTGACTTGTATGAACATAGAACGTATCTTTTTGCCATGATTTGTAAACTCTATATTCCTACAGTGTATGTATGGAAGACTAAGAAACATGAAGATGGAACTATGTATGATGATATGTTTTTAGTTGGCATCGATTTACCTAATGGGCAGATTTCATATCATATTAAGAATAAGTATTGGGATTTGTTTGAGGAAGTTCAAGAAATTCCTAATGCAATTAATTATGATGGGTATACATCTGAAGATGTTATCATTCGTATTGGGGAGTATATTAAAAATGTCTAGGTTTGATTATACATTTAAATCTATGTGTGAGGATATTCTATCTAGTGGTATTGTTTCTGATGGTGAGACAGTTAGACCTAAATGGGAAGATGGTTCTGATGCTCATACAGTTAAGAAATTTGCTGTTGTTAATCGATATGATGTTGGTAAAGAATTCCCAGTACCAACTCAACGTCCTTTAGCTTTTAAGTCTTGCGTAGAGGAAATGTTATGGATTTGGCAACTACATTCTAATAATGTTAATGATTTAAACACTAGAATTTGGGATAGTTGGGCAGATAGTGATGGCTCTATAGGTACAGCATATGGGTATCAGATTGGTAAAGAATCTTTCTATTATATTAAGTCTAATGATATTGTTTCTGATATTCAGAAGGCATTTCCTAATATGAAATATGATAAAGATGAATGTGTTTTATATCATGATGGTTTAGGTGGTGGACATAAAATCTTTCTAGGTAGTGTCTGTGATGGTGTGTGTTTAGTAGAGATGAATCAGATAGATAAAGTAATTTACGATTTAGTACATACACCTTTCTCACGTAGGATTATTGCACATATGTATAATTTTGATGAGTTAAGCACAATGAATTTATATCCTTGTGCGTATTCTTGTACATTTAATGTTACAGTTGATTGTAGGGGTAATAAAGTATTAAATCTATTATTAAATCAACGTAGTCAAGATATTCTAGCCGCTAATGCTTGGAATGTGGCACAGTATTCAGTGTTATTACATATGGTGGCACATCATGTTGGTATGAGAGTTGGTGAGTTGGTACATGTGATTGCTGATGCTCATATCTATGATAGACATATACCTATTATTCAAGAGTTGATAGAACGTGATACATATGAAGCACCTACTTTTAGGTTAAATAAGAGTGTTAAAGATTTCTATGACTTTACTGTAGATGATGTATCACTTGTTGGTTATAAACATGGTGATGCAATTAAAAACGTACCTATTGCAGTATAGAGGTGATATTAATGAAAGATAAGAAAGCTATAAAGAAGATTATTAAGATTATTGAGGGTATTAATAACACAGATGACATATTAGATTTACCTAATACACATAGGATGAAACGTAAAGATATTGTATCAACTATAGATACAGTTATCAGTATATTAGAAGATGATACAGATACGTACACTAAAGAAGATGCTATAAATTTACTAGTCAAGATTAGGAATAATACGCTATAATATAATACACATGTATGAGAGTATGCTTGTATCATATGTGAGATAGAATAGATGATACTCTATAACATAAATTAGGGTATCATCTAATAAGCACACAGTAATAATAAACATAATAAAACAGATATAGATACTACTAATTATATTAATCATAATATTATACAAATTAATACTATAAGTAATAGAAATATAATAATGAAT